TCCGATCTATCAGCAATCGCACGTGTATTCCAATACTGATACTGTCCATCGTCACCATGTGTAAGAAATACTAAATGGTTCTTCAACCTAATCTGTCTTCCTGATGGAAGATTGACTGTGCTGTCTAGTACATACCCAATATTGTGTCGGATAATGTCATTTAAAGTAAAACCTCGTTTATGACAATAAACTAAAAATGGGTATGCTTCCGGATTGTATAGATTTTGAGATAATAGTTGGAATCCTTGTGGTAAAGGAGGGGGCGTGAGTTTTTCTTCTTCTTCCTCCTCTACCGTCTTAGGTTTCCCTACAGTATCAAGTAGTAACAATAAGTACTCTTCATCCGTTAATGAATCATCTTTTGGAATGTAGTTCTTATTCTGGAATCTGTAACCATAACCCTCTAGAATCTCTAATGCTTCTTCAAAAGAGACACCAAAGTATTCCATTACAAACGATATAGGGTTACCTTTACGACCACACTTAAAACAAATCCACAATCCATTCGTACTATCATCACTAACCTTGACATATAGTTTATAGTCATGGTTTGGTTCACAGAACGGACAGTTATATCGCAATTCGTGTTCAATGTCTTTTGGTATGCCTAGTTCATTTGTTAGAAGGTCTGAGAACATTTCCTACACTACTTTCTTCATTAGATTTAACATTGTGTAAACTTCTCCAAAGTTTGCATATAACTCTTCGGCATGTTGGGGCAATAAGCTTAATACATGTGAAGCTTTTCCCTCTCGGTCTAACTGCATGTATTCTTTAATTTCCTGATGCACTGCCTTCAATTCTTCTAAATCAGGAGCTTCTTTTTCCAAAGTGCCAACTCGAACAATCAAGTCTTTTTCTACTTGTTTTTCTTGAACTGTATACAGCATGTCTAAAATGTCCTGTACACGTTCAATACTCTTGTTTATGTCTTCCAGAGTATAATTCTCTTTGTTAGGAGTTACAATGTCATAGTTTTCAGCAAAGCTAAATAACTTCTTGTTGTCATTAGCTACTTCTTGATTATACCAAGTATCTGTAATAAAGCAAGCTGTTTTTGACTTAACACGTTTTTTTGTAGACGGAACATTGTAACGTAACGGAAGCTTTTCATTTTCCTCAATCATTACAATGTACATCTTATCTCGTGTATCACTGTACTTGTAATCATATCTTGGGCAACATGGGTACCAATCAAACAATGTGTCAAGCGGGAAGTCTAAACGTTGTGTGTAGCCTACATTTGTTGGGACGAGTACCGTTCCAAGGTTACGCCCTTTATCTACTGAATATAATTTCATGTAATTACCATCCTTACTTCTTTTCAACTAAGAAGGAGTTTCCTTCTGTTTTTTGCATAGTAACTACATTTTCGAACAATGGTTTGAGATTGTCATTATGTGTAATAACAAAGATACTGCTAATGTTTTTCTGTCTTTCTTTCAAAATCTTAATCACATTTTCACAGCCGATAGAATCTAAGCCATCAAAACATTCATCGTATAAGCCTAGGTTCACAGCAATGTTTGCTTTTGATTGTACCAAGTCTTGGATGGCAAAGGAAATAGCTAAATCAATTCTCTTCTTCTCACCCTCAGAGTTTGCTTGGTAGGTGTCTCCACCAGAACCGTTAATTACCTCTAAATCAAATTTATCTTTTAGACTTCCGTCTGCATTTTCTGTCTGTGTACTAAATCTAATTTCAATATCAGAACCGGATAAAGTAGACAAATAGTGGTTAGCTCGTTCATTTAAGAATGGTGTTACTAGGTCTAATACCTCCGAACGAATCCCTTTATTTGAGAAGACTTCTAGTGCTAAAATATGGTATTGTCTTGCTTCTTGTTCTGCTAATTCTTTTCGTTTAGTAATGTCTTCCATTTCTGCTTTAATACGAGCTTCCGCTTCCGTGTCATATTCTGGTTTCGGAATGCCCTCTAAGTGAGCTATGGCTCCTGATAGATTAGTTACATTGTTCCGTGTAAGTGCTACAGCATTTTCAGCCGTACGTAAACGATTGTTTAGTTCATTAATAGCTGACTGTATATTGCGTTGTTTTGTAACAACTTCATTAACTTCTTGCTGTACCCTTGCCTGTTTTTCCTTAGCTTTCTGTTCCAAATCAGAGTAAGCAACAATTGCTGAATCTAATTGTGTAATGAAAGCTTGTTTCTCCTGAATTTCTTGTTGCAATCGTAACATCTCTTTTTGCCGATGTTCCGCATCTAGAGGTGCACCACATAACTGACAATTTGTAGCTTGCTCAGTGTTACTCAAATCTACTTGTGCTTTGTTAATAGCTTGTTGTGTAGTAGTTTTTGCTTGGTTTAACTTAAACAGGTTAGCTTGCTGTTCTCGCAATTCCTCCGATATTGCAAAGCTATCTTCTGGAACTGCACAAGCTTCCAACTCTTTAGTTAGTTGTTCAATCTTTGGTGTTACTTCTTGTTCCATTTGAGTGAGCATGTCTTCTGCCTCGGTGTATTTTACTCTGGCTTCTTCATACTCTTGTTTCCGAGCAACAATCATTCTTTCTGTATTAGCATATTGCTCTAATGCACTAGAATAAACCTGTTTTAATGTTTCGATTTCAGCTACCTTGGTCATATGTTGTCTACCAAGTTCTTCTACTAAGGCATTAGCTTCTTTTTCTTTTTCTTTTGCTACATCCTGTGCATATCGGTATACACCAATATCAGCCAGATTTTCTAATATCTGCTTCTTACCTTTATCTGTGGCAGTAGCAAATATTTCTACGTTTCCTTGTCCATACATGATGCTATTTGCATATGTAAGGTAGTCAATCCCGAAAATGTCTAAGATTTTTTTGTCTGTATCAGCTACAGATTTTTGTGTTAAATCAGTATCTCCCTGAAATAACTTCGTTGTATTTTTAAATTTACTATGTTTACGATAACGTTCAATTCTGTATGGAATGCCGTCTTTTTCAAACTCTAAAATAACAGACATGTTCTTTTTTACCTGTCTGTTAATTACAGCATCCGCTTTTAAACCACTAGGTGTAGTGCCATATAGTGCATAAGTGACAGTTGAAAGCAACGTACTTTTACCTGAACCATTACTCTGAAACGTTTCGTTCGTGTCATTAATTCCCTCGATTAAAACAAGTCCTCGATTATCTAAGTCGATAGATACTTCTCCAATAGAGAGATAGTTCTTTGCGCTTACACGTTTAAACTTTAACATTTTTACCTCCTGTAAGTGTATGTCTGTTACTAACATAAGTATACATTACAAGCACTTACATGTCAAGGGTGTATGCCAAAAAAGCCCAGAATGTTCTGGGCTTAAAATATTGTTAAATTCCATGTTTTTCTTTAAAAGCAGTTACACCAATTTCTTCTATCTCTTTAAGTGCCTTATCTAAGAGTCTAACTTCGGTGTATTCTTTATACATTTGTTCAGCAAGTTCACTCAATTCGTATAATTCGTCTAGAGAAATAGAGTTTAAATAAGATAAAACGAATGGGTCATCTTGCATAATACCAACTTCTTTGTTTACATTGAGTATATAATCAATATGCTCTTGTCTATTACGTTCTAAGGTTGTTTTCAATTCTACACCTCCGTAGCTATACGTAAACATTCTAAAGCCTTATCCTGTAAATCAGGGTATTTCTTATCAGTAAATGCTCGTACAACTTCTTCTGGGGTAGAACCTGCTGTAATCTCAATACGTGGAGGTACATAATAGTCTTTCTGTACCTTGATACGTAGATTTGATAGGTCGTTATCTTCTTTGAGCTTTTTAACAGCTTCGGTTTCAGTAACGTTACCAACAAACTGAATAAATGCTCCGCTTAAATCTTCTGGTACTGTATCTGCTGTTACAGTCATAAATGGGGTATAGTTTGCTTTGACAAATTCCATACTCCATTCTTTACCATCTAAGGTAATATCCATAAAGCCTTTAGCTTGACCTTCATCAGCAAAAGAAGTCTGTAAGGTGTTACCTACATAAAATACATTAGATAGCCCACCTAAGAATTGTCGTTTATGATAGTGACCAAGCGTAACAATATCAAAATTATCAGGATACAAGTCAGCTACTTTGAATGCTCCACTAAGTGTATGGGAATACTGTCCAGTAGAAGAACCGTCAACACCGATATGAGCACAAAGAATATTGATTGTGTTAGGGTCTAGTTTTTTAGCTTCCTCTGCAATCCATTCCTTCATTTCGTCTACTTCTTCACCGTAGCTTACTCCATAAAGCGTGTATTCGTCCCGTACAAGCTTTTCCATTGTAGAGATGACAGTTACATTGGGTAAAGCATTAAACGCTTCTAAGGCGCTGTCAGAGGCTAGAGCATTAGTTACCTTATCGTGGTTACCACTAACCATAATGATTGGTACATCTGGATATGAACTAAATACCTCGAACATCATATTGAATATTCTGACATCAATAGAAACCCGTTTATGAAACAAGTCTCCATTAAATAAAACGTCTCCTTTAACCTCACGAGCGTAATTCATTAATTCTTCAAGAACCTTTATTTGTTCTTTTGCTCGGTCAGTCCCATAAAGAGCATCTGGCTTAGAGAAGTCCTTAAAAAAGTGCATATGAAAATCAGAAAAGTTAATAATATGTTTCATTATTTCAGACCTCCCGCTAGCTGTGCGTTTAAATTGTTAATTTTACTTTGGGCATCCTTTGGTGTAAAATTGTTTTCCTTCTTGTAGTTGTCCCTAGCTACTTCCATTGTTTGTTCTAACAAGTTCGCATGAGCCATTCGTTCTTCTTGGGTCTCATCACGAATTGTCATTGTTTCTGGAATAACTTTAAAGTACAACATTTTATCATATGCTACACCACTATTATTACGTAACTTATCTACATAAGCACGAATAAATCCACTTTGGAACTCCTCTGGTGTTTGGTTAAGTGTGAAGATTAGTTCTACCGCATTCATTTTACGTTTTGAACCTTCAATTGCCCCCGCATTCTTCACTTCTTGACCATAACTAGCACGGTTCAACTGAGATAAAGTCCAACAAACAAAATCATATTCTTGGGCAATGGAACGAATATCTTCATATAATTTACCGCCCGCATCTGACTCTCCATTACCACCACTTGAATGGGGATTCTTCATCAAATCAGGGTAGTCAATAATAACTACGTCAATTTGTTGCCCTTTACGAATCATTACGTCAGAAATCAATTGAGATAGCCCACTAGGAGTTAGCTCTTGGGGTTTGTATTTACGAATCCATAAGTTCCCCCAGTTTAATTGTTCTTTACCTGCACCGTAAGCTTGTTGAATTTGGTCATATAACTGTTCGTTTAACTCCCCATCAACTAGGATACTGTTCTTACTTTGTTGAGATAAAAGTTGCTCAAAACGAACAATCATACGGTCAATTTTTTCTTCCAGAGGAATATACAATACATTTAAACCTCGTACAACATAATTTCTAGCTTGGTTTACTGCCCAAGTAGTTTTACCACCACCTGTAGGTGCAATAACCATACCAACCTCACCACGGGCTAAACCACCATCAGAGATAGCATCAATAGCCATGAAACCTGTTGGATATTTGTTTTGTTGTAAATTACGTAGATGTTCTTTTTTCTTATCAATATCAGCAAAGAAATCTAAAAGTTCTGCTCCATGTCCGCCTGTGTCAATTGTCATGATTCCACGCAAAGACTCCATAAGGCTCTGAATGTTTTGGTCAGAACCTAATGCGCCATCATTCGTTACAGCTTCCATGATAGCTTCACGTGTTAAAGTCTTACGTACATAGTTCTGAACACTTTCACTAATTGCTTCCGAATCTGTTTCTGCTTCCTCTAATTTATAAAGGTCACTTACTAAGTTAAAAGCAACTTGCTGTGCTTCTAAACTTTTATTTTGCTTCAACATTTTGTCTTCCACAAGAGTTAACAACGTTTGTTCCTCTAGTGGAGCATCATGTGTACGATAATAAAGATTTAAGGTGGATACAATCATGTCGTATCCATCCTCTTTAAAATCTTCAATTGGTAATCGACTAAAAACATCCTTTGCGAACAAAGGTTCACTAATGGCTTTATAAATGGTTTGTTTGTGAATTTGACTCATTCTGCTTTTCTCCCTACCCCTCGTCAGTCACAACCATACTCATCATGGTTGCATCTTTGTCTTGAATATATTGGTCTTTGGCTAACTCATCTGAATCAATCAATTTATCATAGATACGTTCAATATCTAACATACCAAAAGTATCTAACGGAACTTTTTCTTCACCGAATTTTTGTAAGGCACTTCCTAGCTTACCTGCCGGAACTCCTAGACCCTTACAATCTGCGATTAATCGCATTGTACTAAAGAAAGTATCATTAGCATTGTAAGAGAAATCAATTGTTCGACCACGTTCCGTGAAACTATTGTATTCATCATCGTTAACATCTGTAACCTTGTACATGTTACCAATATAAGTGTAATACATCTCTTTGTCAAGACCTTTTAGGGTCGCAACTGAATTAACAGCGCTAATTTGTAATGGGAAAGCTAAAGCATAGATAGTACTGCTCAATGAGTTCTTACGTGAATATAACAATACTTGCTCTTTTAAGAAATCTCTGATTAATTGTTGGTCTTCGTCTACTAACTCACTTTCTGATAAAGCATTTAAAGTAGTGTTGTAATAACCTAACAAGGTTGCTTGTTTCACTGATTGTTGTGCACCACTAGCTAATTCATCTAATAAGTAGTTGAACGTATCTCTTGTTGTTCTATCTAATTCGTACGCAGTACGTAGAGCTACAATAATCTCATATTTAGCCCCTTTATACGGAACAGAACTACTACTCATACCGAATAAGTTAAAGCTATTACGCATTTTACGATAAAACATTACATTGTCAGAATAAGCTTTACGAGCTTCTTCACACAGTAAAGTGTTTACATAAGGAATAGCCCCTACACGAGCTTTACCAATGTCGGCTAAATGCTCTGCACGCTCAAATTGAACAGTTAGATAAGATAATGGGTTAATATTATTTTCATTACAGTATCTAGCTACTTCAACAAATTTGTTGTACTGTGGGGTTCCTACAAAACGAGCAGGTAACACGTTGTATGATTTAGCTTTGTTCATACTACGTAAACCTTCCTCTGATTTTTTCACATCAATATCTTTAAAGAACTCGTGTCTATTCTTTGGGAAAATAACTGCATAAGCATTGTACATTTGTGCAATTAAATACCCTTGGAAATACAAACGAGGTTCTTCGAAATTATCAAAAAAGTCTCTATCCAAGAAGGTACGTTCAAGTAAGTCGTTTAAGCGTTCTTCAAAGCTTTTTTGCTTTTGTTCTAAAATGCGAGCTTCTGCAATCTCTAATTTTGTACGGTACCGTCTTTTAGGTTTCGGAGTTGGTGCTTTTGGAAAGACACGTTCACGAATCTCCTTAGCTTCCTTTGTCTCCGAAGTAATCGGGTTATCAGTTGGTTCAAAATTTAAAATATCAGTATTAAACACGACAACAGTTCCTCCATTTCTACCACGTTTTGCTTCTGTACTAACAAGACCCAACTCTTCAAGTTGTCCTAGATACCGAGTAACAGTACGTGTGTCACGTCCCATCTCCTCAGCTACAGTTGTTTTACGTATAGGGGTAGCAAATGTTTCTCCCCATTGCTGTGCTTTTTTAGCTAATCTTTCAACGAACTCAACAATTCCGTTGCCTAGACTATATTGTGCTCGAATTTCATTTGTTAAGCATTGACTTGTCATCTTGTACCTCCTCGTTTATTTCGTTGGAAGAGGGATGTCAACAATCTCAAATTGTTCTTTCTCATAGATTTTTCTTCTCTCTTCCGAATGTTTCTTCAAGTGTTTATTTGTCAAGTCGTAAAAATCAAAAACAGATACCTTGTTTTCACCTGTCTTTTTCTTACGTAAGCCACGACCTACCCGTTGCAAGGTTTGACGTAAGGACTTACCACCTGCACCTAATATTAAGGTATCAATACCGGAGATGTCAACCCCCTCATCAATAATTGTTGAGGAAATCATCACCTTCAAATGTCCGTCACGCATTTCTTGTAACTTTTCATCACGTAAGTCATTATCAAGCTCCCCGTGAATGAAGTAATGTGGTACACCTTCTGCATCTAATAACTCACTAATCGTTTCCCCGTGTTCAATACGATTAATAATTACCAGTACACCACTGCCACTCTCATACATTTTCTTTGTAAGTTTAGCAATCAAAGAATTTCTGTATACATTGTCCACTATCCCCATCTTGTAAGCATCCATGTAATTGGAGTTTTCGATGTCTGTAGGGGCAATAATTGGGAAAATGGTAATTTTGGGTTTTGCAGAGTGACCTAAACTGATTAAGGTGTCATTCGAAACCTTGGTAGTAATGGAACCAAAAATAGCTTGCATTCTTTGCCATAACACATGGTTTTTCATGTCGATAGAACCCGTTAAAGCCATACGATACTGAGCATTAGAACAGGCAGTTAGTGCTTGGTACCAAGTATCAGAACTAGTATGGTGTGCCTCATCTACAATCATAACAGCAACAGATTCTAAAAACTCTTTTGCTTCATTGTATTTCTTCAAGACCTTACCGTTCTTTTTCTCGACTACCTTTTCATACTCAGCTTGATAGCTACGCATTTTCATTACTACCTGTTTGTTAGTTCCACAACTGTAGTAAGCCTCTTCCAATTCATGTTTCAACTGTAAGTCAGCTTTTGTTTTCACTTGGAAGTTACGGATGTAACCTTCAAGTAGTCCTTTTTGATTAAATCCTGTAAGGAACTTAGGAGCAATCTCTTTAGCTAACTTTTTGTACATACGCTCTTTCGGTGTAAGTTTAAGTTTAGCTTCTGGGTCTGCTGAAATAGCAGAGGTAATTGTTGGAATCATCACAAATGTAACTTGTTGAATATCCTTTTTACCTGCTCCAAAGGCACCTACTTTAATGCCTAATCGTTTTTCAATACGGTCGATAGATTGAGTGAAGATAGAGGAGCTGTTTGTAAAGAATGCAATCCTTTCTCCCGATTCTAAAGCAGGTAGGATTTGCTGTATTAAACCAGAAGCAATCTCTGTTTTACCACCATTAGTAGCAACATTGATAATACCTGTTTGCTTCTCAATAATACTTTTTACAGAATCATATTGATAGTCACGTAGAGTAATTATTTCTCCATTGTCACCATTCAATTTAATTTCTGAGTCCATTTCTTCAACTTCCATGAATTTGTCAGGTCTGTCATCAATAATCTCAAATTGAAACATGTAACCTCTACTACCCATAGCAGTTTGTAGTCTTCCTAGGATTTCCTCTACTTTAGGTACTAGACCTGTAGGAAATGTATCGTTGTCTTTATTATAAAAATCAATAATACCATCCCAGTAACCTGATTTATATGCAGGACTAAATTGATAGCCATCTGCTTTTACTCCAAGTTCTTCGTGCATTACTCTATGTATAGTGCTACGAAGACTACCTTCGTTTTCATCAAATCTAATCTGAGTGTGCATTACATCTATTACTAGTCTCATAAGTCCTCCTAATAATGTCTCACACCTTACAATACTATTGTACCAGTACTGTAAGTGTATGTCAATGTCCTATTTTCCATTTTTGGTTCCCTTATATATAAATATATAATATATAAATACTTATAACTTAGATAAATAGTTAAATATATAATATTAAATATATAAGGAGGTCAAAAAATTAAAATAGGACATTTTATCCTTTTAACTTGTTTTTTAATTCTCTAATTTCTTCTAATTCCTTAGTCAATTCTTGTTTTAAATTATTAACCTCTTGTATGTCTCTGTTCAATTTCTCTTTATCTTTAGCAAGAGCTTTCATCTGGTTAGAATGGATTTTCTCAGAAACTGTAGGTCTAAAAATTAAAGCTCCTGATGATTTTTGTCTAAATGATTCTGGCATATCAATAAGTCTCCTTTACATAAAAAATAACCCCTATATGCCTAGTATAGCATATAGAGGCTATTCAACTTGGTTGACTATTTATTACGTATACCAGTCAAAGCTTCTTCATCAGTCCAACCCTTATAATGTCTGTTACGTACAGTTGCATAGTTCAACCCTAGTTCTTTACACCATTGTTTGACAGGTTTAGTCTCCCCTTTATAGGTCATAAGTAATACAGAAGTGCCTATTTTTGAAGAAAGGGCTTCTTCAAGGGAAAAACCTTTGTTCAATCTTGAAGCAATGGTTTGCTCATTTATACCTGTCAACCTACTTAACTCAGCTCGAGTATACTCTTTTCCTTGCCACTCATAAGTAACTGTATTTCGTCTATTTCGAATCTGGGTTTTAGCATCTACCCATCGACAGTTATCTGGTGAGTAACCTTTGTCATTGTCAATTCTATCAATAGACAAGTCATCGGAAAATCCGTTAGTCATAGCCCAATCATGGAAAGCTTCAAAGTTTTCACGCCATTCAGAACATATGGTTATACCTCTTCCACCGTAATCTTTATAACTCGCATGGTTCTTGTTGTAACACCGTTGTTTCATCGAAGCCCATGCCCGGAATAATTTTGTGGGTTTTCCGTTCACTTTAGACAATCCATGCTTAGTGGCTACTTTTTTGAGTACATCCGTGGAGTAACAACCACAACTCTTTGTGCGACCCCCTGTTAACTCTGAACCCCTGACAAGGCTTGTCTTCCCACAGGAACATTTACACTCCCAAAGGATACTACCATTAGTTGCTCGTTCACCTGAATCTTTAATGACGGTCAACCTACCAAAAGTCTTACCCACTAAAGATTTCTCATTTGCACATTGTTTACACATCACAGATGAGCCTGTAGTAAGAGTACCGCTCGGAATAGATTGAACTGTTCTTCCACAAGAGCATTCACAAATCCAGTATGCTCTACCTTTCTTAGAAGTATCTCGTTCTTTTACGTGCCATTTACCAAATGTAGTACCTGCTAATTGTAATGCTTTAACCATTAAAAAACCTCCTACTATTTCGTATACAATAAGTATACCACAGTAAGAGGCATAGAAATGTTACATTACAGTTACATCTTCTATTTGTCGGTCATATTCGTCATTAAGCGTCTCACCCTCGGGCGAAGGAATGAGTTCTGGGTTGACATGTCAAGACGGAACTTAATGGATTTAAATGTTCCACCCGTATTAATCTTCTCAACGTAGTCTACACGAACGAAATCTTGCGTACGTTGTGTTGTTGTAGGCTGAGTAGTGAATGTCTTCCATGTTTTACCTTCGTCAGTACTGTATTTTGCAACAACAGTGGTTCCGGCAGGAGTAAACTGTTCGTAAGACATCTTAACAGTGTTGTATGGAGCCTCGGATAAATCAATTGTACGAGATACGTAGCTACCCTTCAAGGCAGTTAAGAAACCGGCAAACATAATATCGTCTAATGCAAGCATTGGAGAAATATATTGGTTTGCTTTAAACGTTGCACGAAGTTTAACCTCACGAGCAATCTGGTTAACATCTAAGTCTACATAGTTCGCAATTGGAACCCAAGGTTTGTCGTTGACGGTTGTTCCGGAAGGTTCATTGTTAAGAACAATCTTCATGTCCCATTTACATCCTGTATTCGCAGGAGTTAAATATGTGGACATAAGAACCACACGGTCTACGTTAATGTTTTTCATTACGTCAAACTCTAGAACAGCTTCTTCATTGAACTTAGCTGTGTACACAGTAAATTTCAAGTCAGACATTTGGTGAATAGACCATGCACTCGCATTAGATGAACTGTAAAGCACACCTTCTAAGTAAGGGTTAGAGTTCACACTTTGCGTTGGGTCATCAATTCTGTTTTGTCCCATTGTAGCAATCCACATTGTGTATTTATCAGAGTCAGTAATGAATACTAAACAGTATTCTTGACCTGCTTTACACATCAATGGGTCATCAAATGTAATCTTAGTTGCTACACTAGCATCGTCAGACACTTTGATTTCAGAAGGTTTTAATACACGTTCTGCATAAACCGTTTTGTTTGGTTGACCACCTTCTGAGATACCACGTACTTGACAGATAATGTTTGTACTGCTATCCTTAGAAGCGAAGAACACATCGAAGCTTGTAGCAATACGGTTGGTATTGAAGCTGAATGATTGTGCCAACGGGTCAACTAGGTTAATTGTTACGTGAGTACGGATGATGATGTCCTCAGTAGTTTTCATTGTTCCTTGTGCAGTGAACGTTGTACTTGCTAAGTTCGTATCATTTCGAATAGATACTTCACGAGTACCACAGCGTACACCCGCAGGAATCTTGAATACACCTTTGAACGTACCATCAGCATTTGCCATACCAGTACCCTCTTGTGAACCTTTACGGTAACCAGAAGATGGTGTTACAGGGACACGTAGTCCATCAAATGACACAACTAAGTTGTTTGCATTTGGCTCTAAGTTCTCAGCGTAGATTTCAACGTCAATTTGTCTCATGAACTCAATCATAGACTCTTTTGTTTGTTGTCCACCACTAGACAGTGTAGTGCCAGACAATCCAGACTTACGGTAGTCGTCTTTTAGGTCGCTCCAATTCATACCGTTGTCTAGGTCTACGTTAGATACAAGGTTCATTTCATCATTTGTCCAAGAAGCTCCACCGTGTCTCCACCATTGACGAATAGTCATTGTAGATGTTTCTTCTTTGGTGATAGTGATACGTTCTTCTTCAATCCAGTTATCTGCACTAGGATTTAGTGTTAGAACACCTTGCTTATTGAACGTATTGTATGGGTTAACATTCATTGCTTCTGTAGCAAATGGTTGTCTAATTCCGACTTCTTCGGTAAATGGTGCAGTTACTAACCGTCCCCATACATGTGCTTCACTAGAACCTTCGATAATGGATGGTACAGTTTTATTAATCTCTGCATAAGGCAGTGTGATTTCTGCTGTATCAAAGTCAAAGGCAATTGTAGCATCTGGATGACTTGTATCGTATTTATCAAGAGAGATAAACGCATCTGAGAATACCCCACGTAAATAGATTGGGTTTTCTCCTGCCATCGCAGGTTGGTCAAGATAGAATACCGCTTGGTTGTATTCCATATTGTCTACACGTACAGATAATTTTTGTAGCTCTTCCATCGTTAACCGAGTGATTGTCCATTGCTTAGCTTCTGCCGTGCTTGAATCTGGGTAAACAAGCACTGTACCAATATTCAGTGTCAATGGGTCAATATGGTTAGGAGAATCTACTAAACGCATTGCGTTAGGCTGTCCTTTATGAACAGTAAAGTTTCCGTTATGGTCTAACACAATTAAGTCTTTACGAGCTAAGAAGTATTTGTAATCTACGTTAACTAATGATTCGTCTACTGGTTTAGAACCTGTCATTTCGTTAAAGTCAATATACCATTCACGGTTATCTCCTTCACCTTTAACAATTACTTTATAATCAGTGTTTTCAATCATTGTTTTGTTGTAAACGTATTGTACAAAGTAGGTACCTCCGGCAGGTGGTTCTTGCCCTGTAGGTGCCCATGAGATAGCTTGACCATTAACTAATTGGAAATCTTCTCCCTGTCTATATTCGTGCGCTCCGGAACCTTCCGTCCATACACGAACAACTTTTGTTACCGAAGTATTTTTAAGGTAATCAGTACCTCCACCAACAACTCCACGAGACACTTGTTCTTTTGCAACTTCCACTTGGGCTGTTACACGGTCTACGCTAGATACAGGTGCGTTACCTAGTTTGTTTAAACGAGTTTCGTTACTGTAGTAGAAACCTTCGTTATTGATTGTTTCTAAATCACGAGATTTATCAATATCAATACGAGTAGTTGTAGGTTTGTCTACTTTAAAACCTAGTACATATGCACGTCCAGAGTCAATAACTAATTGGATTTTGTTATTAGGGTCTGTTGGGTGTACTTCTGTATACATATCAAATCCACGTACACGATAAGAACCGGATTCATCATAAGTACGTTCTGCTAATACTTTATTGATTTTGTCCATTTCTGGTGTATCTGGGTTAATATATAATTGACCGTTCTCAAAACGATAAATGTTTGAAGCTTCATCATCGTTTACTCCTAGTACAACTGTTTCCTCTAGACGGTCTGCACCTTCTGAGAAATGGCTAGGAACGCCACTTGTTTGGTCTAACAAGGTTGGGTCATCTTCTGCGGTAATTACCTTTTGAACAAGTTTAACACCAATATACTCAGTACCTGTACCGGTAATCTCAATACTTTGCTCGTTAAAGTTACGCATTTTACCACCAAGGAATACTTTACCTTTTTTAACAGTAAGCGTAGTTCCTTGAAGAATATACTCCATACCTGTTTGGATGTCCCCATCACTGAACACGGACTCTGCTACATTGGATAACGCATAATCTTGCATTGCTTGTAGTTCATTAAGTTCTGCTTGTTGAAGAGGTTTATCCGGTTTGAATAGCACTCGTGTTCTATTCTTGTTAGGGTCAAAGCGGTCAAGGTAGGGCGCTTTCTTTAAATCATCATTTGTAATTTCTTTTGCCAATGCTTGTCATCCTCTCTTACGCTTTTAATGTTTTGCCGTTTTCCATTGTAACGATAAATTTTTCTCGGATTGTTACATCGGCAGTTCTGTTTTGTTGTTGTCTGTTTTCAAAGAATTGTAAAATACCTGCATTTGTTACTTCTGTAGGTAGTAACGCATCTTTATCTACACCTGTTTTTGGTACTAGGTCAGTGTGAAGTCCTACTTGTCTAAATGTACCTAAAGGTAATTCGTCACCTACGATTTCAGATTCGATATATACCATCCATGCTTTTTCTTTATAAGCATCCTCATCTGGTATTAAAGTAAATTTACGAGTACCGTAGCTAATCACTGGGTACTTGTTCTCGTCATCTGCAACGTATTCACGACATAGAGATGCTTTACTTACTTTTTTGTAACCAACAACTTCTTGTAATGTTGAAGTATTAGGGTCTGTAGCAGGTGGGGCATCTTCATTTGTCCAAGGTGAGGTTTTACCGATAACTAAGTACATGCTATCTTTTTTATTTTTAAGTTGTAATGAAGCATACACTCGGGAATTATTAGTTGCAATAGCCACTTTATAACCTCTTTTCTTCTATGGTTTCATTAGATAATATAGCATTCAATTAAAAAATAGGGCACAGCATCGTGCCCTATTTATATTATAGCATATTATTCTGCTATTCCTATTTAGATACTAGACCATGTATACGCATTAGGGTCTTTTGGTGATTCTTCGGATGTAGTTAAAACTGTACCACGATAAGCATAGGAATCAATGTTAGGAGTTCTAGTGTCACCTTTTTCGATTTTTAACCAGTCAATTTGAACATCGCCTTTAGTTGATGATGGATATTGAAAAATACGTAAATCGCTAGGATTACTTGACGAAACATTATTTGGTGTAAATGTTAGAGACCATACGTTTGTCAATCCCTCAACTGGTTTTAGGTTTCCATAGTAAGTAGTTCCTTCCCCACTGTTATAAACCATAAATGTTTGACTAGCGGGTTTTGTTGCTTTTATGGTGATTGTATAAGTTTCTCCTACAATAAAAGGTTCTATCATTCTAGCAATATATGCGAGATATTCACTGGTTTTGATTGGGAACTGAATATCTTTATTAGCAATATTCTCACCCAAAGGAACTTTACCCAACCAGTAAGGGTCATCAAGTAAGTTAGGTTGATATGCTGTAGCCGTCGAACCTTTTTCAATCTTAATGCTATTTCTAATTCTCATAGAAGCGGAAACATCTGGATGGACATACACCCTAAACTTCCAGTCGGTAAGATTATCTGTATAGGTGTTTGTAGTAAAAGTACTTGTTAAATCAACCCATTCATCCATCTTCGGTATATTATTCATATAAATAACACTATAATAAACTTGCCCACTTGTATTAGTTGCTTCGATAGCAATATTACATTTTTTTTAAATCCTCAACAGAGGTGCCTGACTTAAGATAAAATTCTAAAGAAGTAGTATATTGTGAGTCTGAGCGCAATGCTGGTATATTATAAATCTTTGCAGTACCAAAACGTCCAGCAGTATCTTTTACTAACTCTAGGTAATCATCTACTGCGGTCACCTTCATAGCACCCTCAGCCGTCCAACTATCATTGGTTACATTGCTTAGCAAGTTAGGATTTCCACTATAATCATAATCACCGAAGTCGGTGCTGTTTGAGTATAGGGTATGTCTAGCTTTTACAGACACACTGCAAGTAGCACTAATGGTTTTGTCTTCACCATACACGGTTAATGTGGTTTCCCCAATAGCTACTCCTGTAATATTACCAGAAGTATCTACAGTAGCAATCTTAGGGTCTGCTATTTCCCATTCTAAACTTTTGTTAGTTGCATTGGCAGGAACAGGAGTAGCAGTAACTTTCGCTGTTTCACCAATAGCAACTTCAACACTATCACTAGAAAGGGTAATACCAGTTAACGGAATTTCACTTAAACATTCTACAGTACTTTGTAGCCCTAAACTATATCCGTCACCTAAACGATAGTTGAACAATACATTTAACATGTCTAGTTCAACTGTTACATCTTTATCAGTTTCGTTATCAAACACATAACGAACAAATAATAGTTTGTAATCATTTAGATAGTCTGTGATACGGTTTGCTACTAAGTTGAATGTACGCATACGTAGGTCTAAGCTATCCGTGTTTAGTTTGTGCCATGCACTCGTAGAAAAATCGTATAGTTCAACTGAAAAATTAATTGGTGAACTTGGACTTACTAAAGCCTTAAGTGCTGTGGAGATGTTAAAGTTTTCAAACACAGTATTTAATGCTTGGTCTTCTCCTAGGTCAGTAATAAGTTTTTCAAATTCTATAGCATAATTTTCTTCGATAAATGTCTTAATATCAAACACCATATAGGCTTTTTTACCTAAAACAGGAGATAAACTTCCCCATGTATAATCTTTAGGGTTTTTAGAAGATGTACCTGAAACAAGAGTACCTGTGTAGGCATACTGTTCGATAGGTGGTGTAGCAATAGCACCTTTTTCAAGTTTCACCCATTCAATTGAAGCTGTACCCCTTGTTGCACTAGGTGCTTGGTAGATACTTAACTGTTTTTGAACCCGTCCGGTGTCTATATCATTTTGGGAGACCATAAATGTACTGCGCCAAACATTCGGTAACCCCTCCACAGGAGTTAAAAGAGGTTTACTAAGCGTGGAAGTATTTTTAGTATCAATATACGGTTTCCAACTCTGTGTATTTAATTTCTTACCCTTTAATGTTAAGGTATACACCGTGTTAGCTTGCCAATTTTCTTTTATGGTGCCATCATACACTAAGTAGGAATTTTGTGTGTTAATTGGGAAAGATACGTTTGGGTCTCCTAAATTATCATTTAAAGGAACATTAGATAATTGGAATGGCTCTACTAATAAATTAGGTTGGTAAGGAGTATTAATTTCTCCACGCTCAATTTTCATATTTCGCATTTTAAGTGTACCAGTAGGGTTAACATCACTAGCAATTGTTTGCCAACTAAAGTACAATACTTTAGGTACTCTCCCTTGATAGTTCATAGTAGATGTTCCTTTTACTGTTATCCAAGTATCTCTAGGAGCATCCGCAGGGAGTCTTGTTGTTTGCAGTACAGTATAGCCTCCATCAAGATACGCATAGTTAGCAAATATCTGGTCAACATTTCCGGTATAATCAGAACCAACATACATTTCACAAGAAATTGTATAAGTTACCTTATCTTCTAAGTATACACTGTTTTTACCATCGGTATTATATTTACTTAATCTAGCTGTCCCATCCATCAAAACAGTGTACTCCCCGTTATTATAGGTAAGAGTTCCACCTGTTCCTAATTTGAACGTATCTGCATCGGTTACAGCTACATTAGGGTTTCCGCTATAATCATAGTCACCAAAATCTATACTATTTGAGTATAACGTATGGACATTCCTTGTTGCAGGTACTTGAATAGAAGCTGTTCTTCCATCCTTTTCTTTTGTCTGATTATACATGTCAGCACCTGACTCTCCTAGAGCTGTTTTTAAGTCACTCATAGAGTCAGTAGGTTTTGGTGTGTAATCAAGCAATGTTGTACTTGCTAAGTGAATGTAACCTCTTCCGTGGTCAAATGCTCCTGCAAGTACATCTTCACCGTTTAACATAGAGTTATTCGTATGGAAGATATTGTTCTCTACAACTTGTGTACGTTGGTCAGACAGGTTAATATTACCTCGTAGGTCATAATATAAACCATTAAGGAACTCTAATTCTGTCTTATTCGTCACGTCTAGATATACATATGGACTTTCTACAGTTGTTTTATTCTTATTTAAACTTGTGTCTAATCTTAGATAGAATAAAACTCCCGCAGGTTTGAAAGCCTTAATAATCTCTACAATTTCAGGAGGAAACGGTCTATCAATTGAAATATCAATAATTGCAAAACGATAGTAGTAACCCATTAAATGGTCGTCACCGTTTAATTTTGATTTATTTGTATAGAAAATGTTTCTCCAAGGTTCGTAGATTTGGATGACTGCATCATTGTCGTTAAGGAAATCCAATAACGCATCAATGATAGCAGGAATTGTACCACGCTTAAGAAGTAGTTCCCGTATGATACGTGCACGATAATATTCATCGTCCCAACCGTCCTTACGGTACACCCCGAACCAATCTCCCCAAGTGTCTAGGTACGTATCTGTAGCAGACTCTAAGGAGGATTGTATTTTACTAGCAATGGTTTCTTGCTCTGCCTGTGTTAATTCGTAATTTAACGCATTCAACACAGCGAAGTTCGTATCGTCATACTTCTCCGGACGTTTACTTCTTCGCAAGAGTGGGTGTATATTTCTGAAAAAATTACTCACAATGTTACCTCCTAGATTAATTCTATCGTTACGTCTCCTGCACGAATAATCTCCTCGTCTCTAATATCCAAGTTACCACTCAGATTATTAATTTCACAGTCATAGATTAAGTTGTCATCAATATTCATGATAGCTTGAAGTAAATCAGCTTTTACCAATGTTTCTGATACTGTACGACTGTTTAGGTAGTTTCTAATAGTTAATTCGATTCGTTCTTCTAATGCAGTGTTAATTCTGTTTTTATTACTAATTGTGATTGTTACGTCAATCGGTACTGTTAATTTGACTACAGGGAACACGTCTAATTTAATTCCCGCAGGACGATAATCTTCAATAGCTGTTTTAATCTTAGCTAATGTTTCGTCTTTCAAATCTCCGTTTAAGTCATGAGCGTAAATACGTACATAACCAACTTCCTCTTTGATATACACACCAGATACTTCTTCGACTTGTCGTGTACCATAATCTAATGCTTTGATTGTAGCTCTACCACGAGATTCTACGAAAGCATGGAAACGTTTCTTTACAGATTCGATACTTTCTTCGTCAGTACCTGTAAGTATGTCATATTCATTATACACTTTTTTCAGGTTAGAGATGTTGTTAATAACCCGATTTATTCTTCCTTTGGCAATGTTACCTTGGGAACCAACTGTTGTACAGTAAACCTCTACTTTAGCAGTAACAACTCCGGCAGGAATCACATAGTCTTGCATGGTTTGAAATGTCAAGTTACTAGGTGCACCAGACAAGCTAGAGTCAAAGGTCGTACCTGTCGGCACATAAACAGGGGTTTGCGTTACGGTATGAAATTCTAGGGTAACCATACCATAAGCCCGTTTAGCTTCACGTTTTCTAAAATCAAAAGCATTGAGTACCCCCTGTTCGATACCCCATAAAATATTTTCTCTTCCTAAGATGTAGTATTGTTCAAGTTCCATTGATACAGCTTCGTAAATGGAACGGATTGTAGACCCTACAGAGAAGTCGTTTAACTCATGAGTATTAATCATGGTTACGTCAATTAGCCTACCTAAAATTTCTGAAATCTTCTTTAGTCTCACAGGGATACTCCTTTCTATTCTATAACAATTGCGCCCACACTATCATTTTGCACCACAAACTCAAATTGGTCTTTTGTTGATTGTATGGTTGCTCGGTAGTTTCCTACATAGTGGTCTTCTTCGATATAATGACTAACTAATACACATTCAGCTACCCGAGTGTCTTTTAATACAGTTTCACATACTTCTAAGCTAATCAATTTCATTTGTTCAATAGTTGTTTTACCAAAAAGTAGGTGTAGGTTGCTACCATATTCTGGATGTAGCATTAAAGACCCCTTAGCGGTCATTAGACGAGAGATAGTTGCTTGCCTTATATTATCTGCTCCACTAGCCGTCTTAAGGTCTCCGTGCCCGTTATGGGTCAATGAGAACACCTCATCACTTGTTCCATGATTTTCATAGTATTCTGTTTCACTTGTCATGTCTAAATCACGACCTAGAGATAAGCTTAATAGAAAATCCATATCTCTTTGATTTAAATTACTTACATCCATATCTAGTAGGTTAGCTTCGACAGGAATTACTAAGGTATCTCCCGGTGTTGCTAAATGTTCAATGTTAGCCATTTTCTCTTGCATAGTGTCTACTATGTATGGATAAACCAAGGAGTTATACTCAGCAATTTTTATCCAGTCGTTTACTGAACCTGTTTCCATTTGAGCGATAGATTGCATGGTTTCTCCATAAACGATTGTATGTTTTTTATATCGTGCCATTTACTGGTAACCCTCCTTGAATTAATGGAATCTGTTCTTGAATATAACCAAGGGCAATATCCATAGAGTGTAAATCCATTACAATATCAGTATAGTCTTTTTTCTCTCCTAAGTAGTCCACAAGATATTTTACGTTCTCCCGTGTTTGTTTCACATCTGATTCATTAATCATTTTGAACATTTCAGGTTTTTCTTCAATTGCATAAATCAAAGCAAAAGATTCAAGTACTACGATTTGAGCTAACTGGTAAATGTCAGGAGCTGTTAATCGTAGTCCACTCTTCAAGAACTTATAGGTTAGTGAATCCTTGGATAACTCTTTGTTTGTTTCACTAATGTTATTGTCTTTCACAATATCCAATAAGGTGCTAGATATTTTATTCACTCTTGTGTGTGGTGTGTAAAATCTTGAAATAAAGTTAGGTTGGTCGTCTATGACATTACTAACGACATCTCCTTGCACGTTTACATTTAAGTAACGAAAGAATCTAAGCAAGTCCGCAGATTGATATACAGTTGCCATTACTGACCACCTCCGTAACCAATTAATCTTTTTAGTTCAACTAAACCGTAGTTATAGGCACCTGATGTACCACTAGGGTTTACTGCTATATTTGGCAACACAGAATTTTTATACTGTTCATGTAGTATTTGTGCAGGAGTTTGAATTATGCCACTTCTTGTTTCTTTATCCTTGTCCCCTACACTTGGATTTTTGTTCCCAATTTCTGGGTTTACTTGGTCACGTTCAGCAGGCTCTCCCGCTTTTCTTAATACAACTAAGCTTAATGTATAAGTAAATAGTAATGGCTGTTCCGCAGAACGTTCTATAGTGAGACCTTCTGGGGCTAAATGAACCACAAAATATTGGTCATCAGTAAAATTATAGAACTTCATTTCTACTTTCGGTCGGTTACCATTACCGCCTTGATTTGCATAATCATCTATCAAATTAGATAGTTCTCTTAATCTATCAGCACCGTTCATTCCTCTAGAGTCTTTTCTAAATCCAGTTGTACCGGAGAATTGAATGGTTTCAATATCTTTACCAAAGTCCTCAGTGATAATGTTAGACTTTGTTTTAAAGATTGTTACACGGTGTGGTTTGCTGTATTTATATTGAGTTGGGTTAACTTGAAATCTATACCAACCTGTGTTTGGGTCGTCTCCGACTTGAATAGCAATTCTTTTTAATGTTCCACCCATTCCATCTGATTGTCCCACACTTATCACGTCCTTTCGTCCATTAATATAGTACAATTAACTAAGAAAAAAGAGGACAGCCTAAGCCACCCTCTTCCTCTCCCCGAGCATTATAGGAAGAACCCAATAGCTAGTCCTGCGACTAAACCAATGGAAACCCCTAGTGTTAGAAAGACTACTCGGGTACTTGTTCTTTTTTTGTCATTTCATCTACAATTCTTTGTACATCTTCTCGAATCATAGCAGGAACTTTGTCCATCGTCCATGTTTTAGGGTCTTTCATGACATACGTTGCATAGAGCGTTGCTAAGTGTGGATACATGTTATCACCTCCCTAAAATTAATTCATAATCATGCTCGATAGCATGTTAATCGCATCCATTAAAGCCAGTTCGTTAAACTCTATTTTTTGCTTTAGTTCTTTGTTTTCCTTTTGCAAAGATTCAATTAATGCTTCTGTGTCTTCTACCCATCCATCTTTAACAAAATCATATTTTGGGTTCTTTAAACTTTCAGGAATAGGTGTAACAACACAGTCTGGTGGTACTGGTATCCCATTCGGTATTTCATATATTTCATACCAATTGCCCTTTTCATTTTTCACCGATAAAATTTTATATACAGTATACATTTTTTCCTCCTAAATAGGGTAGTTATCATTTGTTAAATACACTAGTGTACCTCTGTAAGTGTCTCCCTTAGCATTTCCTGAACCAATGGAGGGTACTATATTAAAACCAGAATTATTTACATATATGCCTACAGTATTGCCTCGGTAAGACTGTGAACTTAGTGTAGTTGCTCCTCCATTAGACGGCGTAAATCCTGCCGGAGGTTTAGCTAAAACTTTCCAACCTTCGTCCTTTAGTAGACTAAATCCTACGCTAGCCACTATTAATTGCCCCCACCGGGAGTAGTTTATAAAGGCGGATGCAAAATTTGCAGTGCTCGCAATTTTTTGTTCATAATAGTATAGACTAGACGTAGTTTGATAGCCACTACTATTAACTTTAAATAGAGGTCGTGAATCTTGATTAATATACAAACTACTATCACGCATGTACATGTAGTCATAATCATCTAGGTTATTAGAATTTATCGGTTTACCGCTCTTAATAAAATGTAACCCTTCTCCATGGTTATCCATTACATCATTAGAGAAAAATATCCCGTTTAACCCAGATATATCACTATTGTTCATCTGAATACCTGTTTTACCTGAATCGTGGTATCTTTCAGGTTCAATTTCAACTACACCATTAAGGTTACGACTTTCTCCTGTACCTGTTAAGTTACCAAAACCTACAGATTCACGAACAGCATCAATAAACATGATAGGTTTTCCAGCAGGAATATTTGCTTCCCTAGAAAAACTACCAAATTTATCCTTAATAGTTAGACGGAAATTCCAACTATATTCGTTAGGTATCTGAACAACAGTGGTAGGAACAGTAACTTTATTACCATCAGTACTAAAAGTAACAGGTGTTTCCGAACCCCATGTACTTGTACCTGAACGTTTAGTTGCGTAGGTTACTGACGTAATTGCATTTTTGTTTACACCACCGATAGTAACAGGTGCCCAACTACTTGAAACTGTTAACTCCGTGTCTACTTCAAAGTTATTTCTGCGAGCAATCGTGTAAGCAACATCCAGATTTGTATACGGGTATACTTGAACTGTTTTTGTCCAAGATGTACTAAATCCTCGACCGTCTAAAACAGTAACAACTAATGAGGAAGCAGTACCCTCATTTGGAGCACCAATATCAATGTTAAAACCAGAAGCATTATAGCTAGCGGTTTTTGTAGCCCCACCTAATGAAGCTTGCACGGTTTTAATTGTTGAGAATCCTTGACCTGTGGCAAAGTTAGCCGGAATAGTCACACGGATATTAGACTTACTTTGTAATGCTACTCGGTTACTTCCGGTAACGTTAGTAGCTTCGGCACTTAAGTCAGTATAAGTCGGTGTTCCGTTGATTACAGGTAGATAATCTTCTTTAGGAATGGTACAATCAATATGCTGTCCAGTCCAAGGAGTTCGATATTGTACACCATTGTAGTAACTTGTTACTCGTACTTGCCCCCATGTTCCTGCATCATCTGGAGACTCTTTCAAGATAGAATTCACGTTTGCTTGGGTTAATGTAAGTGTCATAGAGTTTGCGTGTACATTTGTTGCTACTGGTATAGATACCCCTCGATAGTTAAAAACACCTGTATATTTAAAGTTACCGTCAGATTGGAAGTTACTTAGACTAACAGTAATCTTTTCTCCTGCTTTTATTTTTAACTTACCCCCAGAAGCCTGTGCGTTCATTGGAGGTTTTATTCGGAAGGTTCGTTGTTGGCTCGGCACTGACTCGCTTAACCCATTCGTCCAGAGCTTCACCTTACCTACCCATTCGGTACTTGTACCCATCCTCTTGAACATTTCTGTGAAGTTTGCTACACTAAATGTGAATGTACCACTTGTACCTACGTTCTCAATACTGTTTAAATACACCCAATGGGAGTCATTATCTAATGTAGGGTTTGTTCTATTGGCTACCCAAACAGTTAAATTATGTGTAAAACTAGAACTTTGTCGGGTAATACTTACCCCTAGTTTATTAGGAATATTTAAATCTGGCACAGGGTTTAACGAACTTTTACGTGGAATCTTATTTAATGAAACCGAGAATGACGGTATCGAGATTGTTCCGTAGTAAACACCTGAATAGGTTACGTTTACGAAATAACTAGCAGATATAGAAAAAGACTTGCTACCATCTGCGTTATGGTTTACACGCCAAACTTTGGCTAGCAATAGTTTTTTCTGATAAGCATTCAATTGTGATGTTGCATTTTCGGTTTGCTTAACCCCATTAGCTGTTACCTGTGCTTGTCCAACAGCAGGAGCATATAAAGCACCATAGGAATCCATAGATTGCAAGTATAACCAAATACTTACATCAGAGTAGTTGCCCGCAACATTCTGGGAGGCTCTCCATTCTAACACAAGCCTATGCCGTGCAAAAGCTGTGTATGTACTACCGCTTAAAGCCATTTATTTTCTCACCTCTTGTTTTGTTTCTCATAATATAATTATAGCACAACACAACAAAAGAGAGCCTTACAGATAAGGCTCCCTCTTTCTATTGTGTACGAGATGCTATGGCAGAATGTGCAACCTCTCCGGAAGCAACAAACGCCCAACCAATTGTATTGGTTTCTTTAGAGTTCATCGCAAACACGGAAATAGGTTCCATTGTAATACGCTTCTCTGCTTGTAACATCTTAACCTCTGTTACCTGACCATTTAGGGTAAAGATACGTTCCATCTCTCCGTTAACCCTTGCGTAACCTGAAAACTCTTGCGGAGTAATCATTGTATAACCATCTGTCTGATTGTTTTTAACAGTAATACCATTAATATCAATCTTAACGTTCGTGTTATAGATTTCACTTGGGTATGGTTGCCATTTCAACGCAATGTTACCAATATTGTACATAACCCCTGAAATGATTACAGTTGCCTGTGCACCATTTGTAACAAATAATTCAATGACAGTATTCGGAGACTCTGGTTCAAATACAAGTTTATACAAGTGATAGTCACTTGGGATTTCTTGTGTAGCATCTGTTACCCCAACAGTATACTTCAACACACCTTCTTCGTAGATATGTGCCCCGCATTGGAAATCAGTGACATCTCCAAAAGTAGCTACGTTCATGTAGAAGGATAAAGCATACTGCAAACCTTGTTTTGCTTCTGGTAATTCGATTGTCTGAGCTAGTGTTGCATTTTGAACTCGGTTTATCATAAATCCGGAACCAAATCCTAATTTAGACAACTGTTCATTCTGAGTAGTATCTATACCAGAAGAGGCTTGCCAGAAGTCTGTCCCAGAGAATCCTAGAGAGTTTTTCAACATATTAACCCCACCGGCTTGTTGAACAGAGAAAGTGAAGCTATCTTTCAATTGTTCTAGCTCTGTGTTAGTTACATATGGTGAGAAGTCAATTCCTGCAATCCCTTCTTTTAACAGACGTTCATACTCAGCTTGCATAGCATCTAAGTCATCGTAAGAAGCAAGGTTATTTAAGTCTTCTGTATTTGCTTTGGAGTCAAAAATACCGGTAAAGTCCTCAGAACCTAGTACAGTACTAATGATTGCATCAGAAGAAATCTTTTGCTCTGCTTGTGCTACCCAGTCAGCAAGACTAGAACCATCTTCACCCCAAGGTAAATCTTTTACTTCTTCTGGGGTTAAGGCAACCCATCCAGTTTCTCCACCAACCCAACGTTTTGGTTGGTTCGGAGTTTTAGAAGAGTCTACCCAGACTAAACCAACAGCCGGATTTGTTGGTGCTGTTGGGGAGTAAACCCATGCACCTTCTTTACCGTTTATAGCTGTTTCAATGTCTTCTGGGGCTTTCATCCACGTTTGTGGTTTGTTCCCCTCTACCATCATAGGAGAAGACATATAGAAAGCAGAGTTAGGTTCTTCCCCACCAGTCTTACGACCAATAATTACTGACTTAGGCTTGTCTGCCTGTGTCTGTGTCCAAGTTACCCAGTATTTAGTCCATTCTGTACTTAAAACAAATACAGTACGACCGTCACTAGAACTAAGTTTGCCACCTTGACTGTTTACACTACTTGTCGTAGTATTTGGGTTGTAGAAGTAACAAGACATTTTAGTTCCTTCTAGGTCTGCCTTTGCATAAAACGATAGTGTATACTGGGTTCCTGTTGGAATAATTGAGGTCGTCATTTGGTACATATCTGAATATCCGGTACCTGTAGTGTAATCGTTCTTCATTACTGCATTTCCAAATAGCTTTTCATCTGTAATGGTAACGTTAGCATTACCCGGATATTTACCTTTGGAAAAGTCCTGTGTTCCGATTAAAAGGTTACGAGTACCGACAGCTATATTATCTGCGGTATCTTGTGCATTATCAGCCAATTCTTTAGCTTTAGATGCAATAGCGTTTAACAGGTCTGTACGAGCCGTGTAATACGCCTTAAACGTATCCCGCATAGTTTGTCCAACAATCGCAGAGTTCGTTGTTGTGCTTGCTAAGATGGGTTTTAAATACGTATCTAGAGCAGTATACGCAGTACCGTAAGCTACTTTACTTACTCCGAATTTATCTGCCTGAGCATCATTCTTAGGTTTTTCAGCAACAATGATTTCCCACTCTTTTTTCAAATCTAGTTTCTCGTTAGGAGTAACTAGATTATCATTAGATAAATCAGCAATTGACTGGTTAGCTTTATCTGCATCTGCTTGGGCTTTATCCACATTTTCTTGTGTTTCTCTAACGTCATCGTTTAGCTTATACGTATCTGTATAATCACGTAGACGTAAACCGTTTAGCCAAGATTTTTCACCTGTTGTATCACGGTTCAACAAGAATCCAAGTTGGATAGAACCTGTTTCTACTGGGATAAGCGTTGTATTAGCAAACTCAGAAGAGCCACTAATCAAATGGCTGTACTTGGTGTACGTAGTAGGTACTTGTATATTTACGTGACCATTCAAATATAGATATGTGGAACCGTCAGAAGTTGGGCTAAGTGTATGCCCTACTGGGAAAATCCCATCTGAACTATTTGGGTTTGCAACTGCCCATGGCTTGTTTAACGTAATCTTGTTAGCTATGGTGTCAACTGCACCAATATCATATGTCTTCATCTGCATTAGCTGACTATACGTTCCATCGGGATAAGTATAGCCGAACGAGTTTTTATAACCCCACATGATAATACTACGTTGGTAGTCTTGCGGTGCCTGTCCGTTCCATAGACTAGCATCTTCTACAAAAACCTCTGTATCTCCGACTTTAAGTGGTTTTGCTAGTTTTGTAAATTTAACAGGGGTAACAGAGTTGTAGTTTCGTCCCCCGAGAGAAGGAAATGTGATACGTTTCCCGTCTACGTCATACGGGGCAATCATTGCGTAACTTCTACCAACACCTTTTAATGTGTGCATGTAGTAATCAAAGTTATAAACTTTCTTATTGTCAATAACAATGTGTTCACTGAATAATAGTGATTTGTTTCCTTCTTCTTGACGGAAGGAACCTTTACCTACAATCCTATCAGCACCATCAAAGATACCACCAATGTTCGTATTGTTCCCCAATTCACCAAAACCATTTGTGATTAAGTTATCAGAACGAGCACCAATATAATCTTTAATATCGTCCGCAACATTGTTGATGTCTTCTTGAATGTCAATATCTGATTTCTTCCAAGGGGTAGAGCGAATACCAACTTCAAGTTGTGTATTACCAAAATGAACTTCATCAATAATATCTCCACTGATGCGTATGAATACCCCTTGTGTTTGGTCTGTCACTTTTCTTTGAGCTACTACACGAGTTACTCCTTGACTTGCTGTAACCATATCACTTAGTGAAAATTGCCAAGAGCCGTTCTCTAAAGTAAAGATAGTAATATATGCTTTACCAGTACCAACAACTTTTAAGTTTGCAGAAGCAGTCAACCATTGACCTGTTTTAACTTCTTTCATCCGATAATTTGCTAAACCAACACCGGATATGTTAGCTGATGAGGAGCCAATTTCATACTGAACTTTCTTTTCTGTTGTTTTTGGCTTTAAACATACCATGTCATCTACAAATTCTGCACTCCCCATAGAAGGGACAGCATAGTAACCAACGTTCTTAATCATTAAACGAGGGTACATATGGTCTCCGGAAGAGAATCCAATGTAGTTGTATCCACCGATGTTGTTTAAATCATCGTCTACTTTGTCTGCTGTGTCCTTAGCTTGGTCAGCTACTTGTTTAGCTAGTTCAGCTACACGGTTAAGCAATGTTGTTCTACGGTCGTAGTACGTATTAAATGTACTGCGCATAGTAGAACCAACAATTACAGAAGTTGTTGTCATATCTGCTAATAATGGGTCTAAATATGTTTTTAGAGCATTGTACGCTGTTGTATATTGCGTAGCAGAAACGCCAAATTTAGTTGCTTGGTCTAAATTAATTGGATATTCCGTTTTAATTTCTTCCCATTGTAGTAAAATTTGTTGTTTCTCATTTGCTGTTAACATATTGTCATTAGACATATCAGCAATTGCACTGTTTGCATTTTCTGCTTCATTCTTAGCTTTTTCTGCTTCTTGTTGTGCTTGTTTAGCTTGTTCCTCTACCTGTTTAATGTACTCTTCTAAAGCAGTCTGGTCACCTTTAATATCATCCCATGACGGGCTGTAATCAGTTGGCTTCGTACCTACTTCAAATTTCATTTTAACAGTGTCAGCTTTTTTATAGCTTAAACGAGCATATACTGCGTTTTCTGGTGCAACATAAGTTTTATGGAAATCACCAGAATCAGCTACAGCTTGACCAGAGATAAACGTTTTGCTTGTGTCATACCATGCAATGATAATACTGTTTGTCCCTGTGTTTCCATATAAAGAAGCTACATAAGGCATTTTAGCTGTTACCTTGATATAGTTAGATACTACAGATTTATCTACGGCTGTTCCTACAGTACCATTATTTTCATTCAATAGTCCTGCTGTTTGCGTTTTGATTACAAATAAGTTAGAACCACCAATAGACATGTTATCAATTGCATTATCAATAGCATCTTTTACTTCACTAGCAGTTACTTTCTGACTAATTAGGTCTGCTTGTACTTTCAATTGAGCTGTGTTTGTTTTAACATTATTTTCAACAGTTTCCACTCGGGAAGCCATTAACGTAATAGCTTCGGATGTTTGTGTGATTTTTGTTTCTGCTACAGTAATACGGTTACCATAATCAGTCAATTCATCACGAGCAATATCTGTGATTTCTTTTAATAAAGTAATCTTTACAGCATAGTAATCAGAAAATACTGCACGTAGTTGTTCCCCGTTAACTACGCTTGTTTCATCCATATTCGCAAACAAAGGAGTGACAAATGTTTCTAAAGCTTTATACTTAGCAGTATAGTTATCTGTATTTACTTTGTACTTTGTTGCTTGGGCAATTGTTGTAGGATACTCCTTAACAATAACATCCCATTCTTTTTTCAATTGGTACTTTTCAGAAGCAGTCAGCTTACCGTCACTAGCAATATCTGCAATCAATTGTTTTGCATTGTTTGCATCAATTTGTGCCTGTGCAGAATCAGCTAAAGCTTGTGTAGCATCTACAGAAGCCTGAGAAGCTTTCTTCATTGCCTCTTCTAAACCATCTTTTAACCCTTTAGTGATTGCATTTAGTAAATTGATTCGTTCTGTGTAATATGCACTAAATGTTTTACGCATAATAGAACCATCTACTACACTAGTAGCTTCCATGTCTTCCAATAAAGGAGTAACAAATGTTTCTAAAGCTTTATACTTAGCAGTATAAGTTGTACTATCTACTTCGTATAGTTCAGCTTGTGCTAAATAAGTTGGATACTCATTCTTGATGATGTCCCACTCTTTTAGTAAGTCTAGCTTCTCACTAGGAGCCAAGCGATTATCACTAGCCATATCAGAAATAACTTGATTTGCTCTATCTGCATCTTCTTGGGCTTTTTTAATAGCATCCGTCATGTCTACAATAGAGCTATCAATCATGTCTTGTACTTCTGTTGCACTTACTTTAGATTCTACTTTTCCGGCTACAATTGTAATCTCTGTTTCTAGATTTACAATCTTACCATCTTGTAGTTCTGATTTCTCAGTTAAAATTTGTAAGGACTCATTTGTCTTATTAATTTCAAAAGTAACATTAGCTAATTTTTCATAAATATCATCAAGATTGATATTTTCTGTGATTAGTTTACCTTGGGAGTAGATACCATCTTCACGAACTTCTAAGTCCATGTCCCCATTACGTAAGTAAACGATACCTTCTTCATTAATACCTAGTTCACCAATTTCAAAACCATCGTTTAGACGTACAGTATCCCCTTGTCTACGTAAACGGATTTTACCCTCCGGTGTCATCTCAAACATTGTCCGCCAGTCTTGTTCCGTATCCATCATAGATGTACGGTATGTTCCATCTGGGTTAATGTGAATCATGAAATTATGTGTATCGGGTTTATTATCATCGTCAAGAATACCTTGGTGCTTGAACAACACATTAGGTGCTCGACCTTTCATCGGTTCAATTAGTTCTCCATCGTTATAGTAAGATGTTCCTAAGTCTTCATAACGAGAACCGTAACTAGCATCTGTCATTGGAGAGTTTTGCATGTCTTTTGTATCGAATGCAATAAATGATTTACCAGAGAATGTAACTACTCGGTTACCATCCCCATCAATACTATCGTAAGTTAAAGATGGGTACAAACTAAATTTTTGATACATTTGTCCCGCTAAAGCCATATCTGTAGGGTCTGCATTAGCAAAACGTGTACGGGATAATTGTTTATTTACATCGTTGTTATTGTATACACTAATAACAATCGGCATGTCTTTATCAGAGTTAATAAAACCTACTAGGACAACAGTACCAACGGCAATAGGGTTTACTTGACCATATGGTTGTCCTGCAAGGTTTCGTCCACCAAATTCCATTGGTAAACGAGCAGAAAATCTACCTTCATTGGCATAGGAGTTTTGGAAAACTTCTTTATGCTGTAATGCTAGTAAATCAACTGTATTGTATTTATAATTAACTTGGATAACTTGGGCTAGTAACAAAGTATTAATTTGTTGTCCTTCTTTGTATAATCTTTTATGTTCGGAACCTAACCCTGCCTGAAATCTACGTCCTCCTGCCAAGTTGATACCATCCTTTCTCTTGTATGTGTCTCTACTTAATATTATAGCACACATACTAGTTTTGTTTTTTACAACAAAAAACCTCGCTATTAACGAGGTTAATTGTATCTTTTTACATCTCCATCGAATGTATCCCACCAGTATCCACTTGTCATATCTGACACAATAATACCTGCTGTAGGACTTTCATTCATATTACCTGAACCATTACATGCAACCATTTTTCCTTCACCACAGTAAATTCCAATATGTTCACAGTTACGGAACCAGATAATGTCTCCTGCCTTCATCTTATCAAAAATAGCAGAGTTCTTTTGACCACGGGTAGCTATTGTTTCAAGTTTCGTATCCGCAATAATACTCCATGTAGTCATCCCAGTTGCTCCACCATTCAATTCTACACCTGCATGTTTAAAACACCACCATACAAATGACGAACAGTCTGTAGCAATAGGTGAGCTTTCAAATGGGTCTCTACCTGTACGTCCGCCTCCCCAGTCGTATGCAGACCTAAAGGAAGATTCTGTTTTAGAATGAGAACGCCCCCAGTTTACAGCTTTCATTGCTACTGTACCACCCGGAATATTAGATGGGTTAACTCCACTTGAACCACCACTAGAACCAGAACTACTATTGTTCTCATTATTTTTCTTTTCTTGCTCTTCTAGTAAAGCCTCTAAGGTCTTTTCACCCAACATACCTCCTGAGAAGTCTTCTGACTTGTCCCAAAGGTGTGTGAATCGGTCTTTACCTCCGTTTTTAAGACCACGAGTTACCCCTAGGGTTGTCGTATATCCTTGCGTGTAAGAAAAAGTATGCTCTACAGATTCAATATAGTATTCCCACAATTCGTTGTTCTGTTCGTCTATAACGAATAGTCGTCCGCCTAAACGATATTCTGGACTACCCTTAACTACAATATCTCCACTATAGAAGTTAGGATTTTCGCAGTACCAGTTAGCTAAACGTTTCGTAAATTCTTTTACGTATTTTGTATCAGAACCAGATACCGTTGTACTATCACTAGGATTGTTTTTCATGATTTCGTCATATTGAGTTTTACGCAAGCTTTTATTAGCCACAAACTCACTAGCAATAGATGTTGCTTGGTTATCTGTTAATTTGAACTCATTCATAAGTTCATTCTTGATTGTGGTAGTCTCATTGTTTTCTGCTTCATCCTTGTAATCTTCCAAGAACTTCACAAGTTTTTTATACGTAGGCTTTTCCTTACCATTTCCCTTGCTAGCATTCTTTTCATTAATACCAGTTATATCTGTGAACTGTTCTTTTGTCAAGCTCTGTGTTGTAATATACTGGTCAATGATTTTGTCTGCCATTGTTCCTGTAATACGTCTATCTACTTGAAGTATTTTAGCTCGAACATTACCACGTTTCACTCTTAAGATGTCTAATGGGTAACCACGTAGATAGTTCATTACTGTACCGTAAGTCGTGTCGAATGCACTAGATTCATTCGTATCTTTTTTTCTAGTTGTACGTCTTTCTGTAGTGGTATCTTCGTTCGTTTCTGTATCCCCGTCAGTATTTGTATCCGCACTATCTGCATTATCACTGTTATCTACAATTGCACCCTGCAAGTACTTGTTATCAACCTCTAGTTTTTTGTATCCATACTTATTAACTAAAGCAGGGAATACCTGTGGTTTAGAACCAAGCATCATAGAGTCTGTACCATAAAGGTTATTTATAGAAATATTAAAGATAGAGTAAGCTTCTGTATCATTTGTTGCTACTGACTCGGAAATAACTTCTTTAGATGTTACAGTATACGTAGTTAAATTCTCCCAATCTGCTTTATCAAACGGGGTTCTACGCATAATCATTCGACATTTGTTTCCCGGTGTAGCATCAAAGAACAGTTCATTGAATGGTTTAGCTGTAATGTCGTCTAACAATTGTTTTAGGGAACCCTCATAGTTAATATATGGGGTATTATCTATCAACCGCTCTGCTTCTGTCCAACTGTCTAATTCCCATTCTAAAAAGCGCTCTAAGCCTTCTCCGTTAAAGTCAAATTTCATATACTGTAAGAAACGGTTCATCATTCCTTCTGCTAGCTGACTGGCACTTCTACCTGTCATCTTAACCCCCTCTTGGGCATCATCAGGTAACCAACCAATATCAGTTAATACAACACTAACTTCTTGAATAACACCTAGGTCAAATTGCATTAAAGCCTTAGCAAATGATTGACCTGTAATACGATACATCTTAGAGTTCTCCCCATAGTCTCCTTCAAGTCGTACTTCTGAGATTAACCCAACTAATAAAACTGGGTTAACAGGTAGGTCACTGGTTATATCAGGGTAAAGCCGTAATACAACTGCATCATTGGCTTTTAAAATTCTATCCCAGTATACATCTCCGGCTAGAACAAAAGAAAAGACAGCACTGTCATCTTCCATTGAATTTTTTGTTGTTAAACTGATAACGGATTCTATCATAAAGTTATTAGAAACTTCCGAATCATTATCTTTGTTTACTACAGAAGTATTAGATTCACCTGTTTGTGCATCATACGTAATATGATATTCGTCTTTTTCTGTATAAAACGCTAGGTTAAATCTAGGATAACGTAATTCTACCGCCATAGTTTACCTCCTTCAATAAATAAAGGGGGAACGAGTCCCCCTAGTTTTCTTAAACTCGTTTCATTTCTTTTGTAAAGAAACTCATTGCATCATCGGCTGATTGCAGAATCTTACTTGCTGTTTTATTACCAATTTCATTAGCAATACTTTCAGAAGTTCCGCCACCTTGTACGGTTACGCTAACTTTAACGTCATTTGTATTGTTTAATGTTGGTGCTTGTGCTGAACTACCTCCACCGGATAAGTTAATTCCACCTATACGGGAAGACCATTCGTCCCCAGAACCATTACCAAACAAACGGAATTTCTGTGCAGTTTTACGAGAAGCTTCTGCCAGTAATCTAGGAGCTGTAGGTTGATGTGGGTTAATAACATATTCATCTTGTCCCGGCACCTCACCAAGTAAAGCATGTTCCGGAGAAGTGATATGTCCACCCATTGCATGGGTCTTACTACCCGTTGGACCCCAACCCGTACTACCATTTTGGTAACGATTATTCCATGAGTTTAAGTCTTTTTGCCAGTTACTATTGTTAAAGAACGCCAGTAATTGGTCGTAACCACTCATGATGTCATCGTGTCCATTTACTTTATAAGCATCGAACGTAGATTGGATGTATTGTAAAAGTCCTTTGGCACCACCAGAACCGTTAAAGTTGTTCTCATCAATGATTTGTTGAACAGCTTTTTCATCTCCACTAGACTCTGCTTGAATCAATTTAAGCAATGTGTCTACATCTTGGTCTGTAACGTCTACCCCAAGTTGTTTAGAAGCTTGACGAATGGCTTTTTCCCAGTCTCCGCCAAAATCCTTACTTGCAGGGTCGTCACCGATACCGCCACTATCACTAGAACTGTTAGCACCCTTAGAGTTACCAAAGATACCATTTTGATTTCTAGCTTGATTTAGGATTCGTTGTGCTCTATCAAGTAATTTTGAGTAGATAGATAAATTAGTTGCTTCCTCAGCATTATTCTCAGCACGTGTTTTTTCAGAAAGGACACGTTTATTCGTCATGTCTCGTTCTTCTTGTTTACCAGACTTGTTCTCTTGTCCTTTAAGCGTTTCTTGTCCACCTGCGGAAGTACCTGTATCTACTTCGTCTGCATAGGCTTCCTCTCCACCAAAGAACTTACGAACACCGTCTACTAAACCACCACCGGCTTTATTACCGATTAAGCTACCTCCAAGGGCACCCAATGCACCCCCGATAACAGTACCAACACCCGGTAGAATAGCTGTACCTGCTAAAGCACCTAATTTAGCTCCGGCAAATCCACCTGCCAGTCCTCCGGCATTCTCACCAACAGATTTTACCTTGTCATCGGAGCTTGCAATATCAATTGCTGAACCGACTAAGGCAATAGGTAACGCTACTTTACCTGCTACTTTACCAAATTTACTTGCTACAGAACCTGCTTTCGTAGCCCCTGCAATAGTTTCAGCTCCGGCAATATTAGCACCTGCTAAGTCTTTAGCTGTAGTACCTGCACTCTTAAGACCTGCTGACCATCCACCAGTAGCCTTACCTGACTTAAAGGCTTGTCCTACACCTTTAAAGAATGAGCCACCTGCACTGGTTGCTCCGGCTGTTGTAGCAGTTGTAGCTCCGGCAGAGAATGTCCCTCTCGTCAAGTTCTTAACAAAGCTAGAGAGACCACCCATAGTTCCCGAAGTAATCAAGGCAGTTGCTAAGGCACCCATACCTGCACCTAAAGCATACATAGCCGGAGGGATTCCTCCTAATTTAGAATTAATTCCTCGTAGAGCATCACCATAGTCGTTGATACCGGAAGCTTGTTTCTCAGTTACTGCTTCGGAACGATTAGCCATACCCTCTTTCGAGTTAGTATAATCTTCTGCATTCTTCTTGTATTTATCTTTACCAGTAGATTCGCTTTCATTCATAATCTTATTGATATTTTCTTCATTTAGATTACCGTTACCGTAAGCCTTCATGATACCATCTACTTGGTCATTAGTTGCATTTGTACCAAATAGTTCGTGCATAGCACTTTTAAGGACATATTTCTGACCTTTTTCATCATTAGGAACAGCTTTTTGTACACTACCAATAATCTTTTGCAGATTTTCAGGGGTAGCTCCCTCTTCTTGTTTACCTGCTAAGTCATACATACCACTTAAACCTTGGTATTGACTACCCTTACCTAGTAGTAAAGAAGCCTTGTTGTTCCAAACACTACCTTGAATACCCGCTGATAAACTAGTCATTAACTCGGCACCCTGTTCACCTTGGACGGCACGAGAACCAGTTTTGTTCAACAGTGTAAGCATAGCCATTTGTTGTTTAAGTTCCTCATTACTACCGTTACGTCCACTAAATGATTGGTCACTTAATGTTTTCAAAGCATTTAACTGCTCTTTTTCACGACCTACCATACCAGATTTTTGGATAGCTCCTAAGAAACCTTCCTGAATCGCTTTAATTTGGTCTTTACCGCTCACAGCGCCTCTACGCATTTGGTCGTTCATAAACCCGCTTAAGGTTTCAGAATCAACAGGAACTGCACGTGAACCTTCCGCTAAAGCTCTAGTATTAGCTGTTAGGTCTTCTTTATTGGTAAACCCGATATTACTTAACGCATCTTCTTGGAATTGAAGCATATCAGCTCCTTTATACCCAAGTTGCTTTTCAATACCCATCATTTGAGCTTCTTTACGAATAGCACGGAAGTCTCCGTTACCTGTACGTTGTCCTAAAGAGATGGTTGAATCACGCATACCTGCATTCGCAGTAGCTCCCTTAGCGTATAAGCCACCTATTGCCGCCACAGCAGAGCCTAAACCTGCAATGGCTATAGATGGGGCACGAGAAGCTATAACGCCCGCAGTGGAGTTCCTATCCGCCTCTACTTTAACGTTACTATTGTTTAACTGTTCCGTTTTTGACTTTAAGTTCTCAATAGTATCATTCAAAGTCTGATTAAATTTCTTACGAGCTTCAATCTCTTGTTCGATACCTTTGATTTCTTCTAAGATAGATGTCTCTCTATTCTTACGAACCTGTCTATCTAAGTTTGTATCAGAACGAACTTGTGATAGCTCCTCTTGTCTTCTACGGTATTGGTCTCTTAGTTGAGCTTGTCGTTCTTTATTTTCTCGTTGAGTATCTGAGTATAGCCCAACACCACCTAAATCCTTCTTCATGCTTTCAGATTGATTGTAGGTCATTCTACCTGTAGAGGTAGCTTGGTGTGCTCTATGATTTACACGAGAGTTTACTCGATTTAATTCTTGTTGAGCTTTCTTGATTGCTTGTAAAGCTTTTTCCTGCTCGGTCAATTCTTCTCTGTAAGCTCTTTGTTCTTTCAAAGCTGTTTTATTCGTAAAGTTCGGGTTAGCTTTCATGCTTGCTAACTTTTGGAACTCGTTTTGTGTTTTTTGGAACTCACTTTGTAACTGTTCTAGGTTTGCACGTGCACGTTTAAAATCTGTCATGCTACCTGTAGCTTCTGCCATAGAACTTTGTTTTTCGAAGTTCTTATCTAGTTCCTTTTTCATTCGAATTAAACGTTGCATATCGGCTACTGCTTCGTCTATTTCTCTTTGAGTTGTATGGAAAAACTTCTGGGTACCTTTTGCACTCTTAGAGTCAATTTTATCCATCAACTTATTAACTTCTTCTAATTTTGCAATGGCATCCCCAGTCATTGCATCAACGTAAAACCGATAGTTATTAGCCATTTCCACACTTCCTTTACAAAGAAAAGGTAGGGTAAAACCCTACCCTCCTATATTACAAAATCATCGTCTACTGATGTTGGTTCAATATCTTTTTCTCCATTGAACAGAGCAATTGCATCTTGAATATCATCTTGCTTAAGCTGAGATTTAAATTCTAGATTCTTACGCTCCTCCTCTAATTCAATCGGGGTTTTGTCTCCCCACTTATTACCACCATGTTTCTCAATACGTTTAGCTTCTTCAATAGCTTTCTGTACATTGTTAGCAATAAGTTCATTGATTGTGTCTTCCTCAATCGTTGTACCACCTTCGGCACGGATTGCATCGACTTCCTGACTAGCTTCCCAACGAGCTTTAAGTTTAGCCATGTCCTCTTCTGTAGTGATTTCATTAAGCTTACGAGCAATCTCAGCTTCATCATGACCTTCACGTACAGGGTTAAACTCTTCATGAGGTACATCATACCAAGAAGCATCCAAGTCTTCGTATTCACCTTCAAGAGCAAGACCTTTAGCTCTGCGTTGTTCTTCTTCAACATCTCTTTCCATGTTATACAAAATCCATTCTACTTGCTCATGAGTTAGATTTTGCCATGCAGGGTCACTAGGTAATACATTAAATTTTTTCATAATAGCCCACATGTTTCGGCTATATGTATTTCTGACGAGGGTTTTTATACCCCCTAAACTTTCGAGATTAGTAGCGAAAGGAGTTTAACCACTCCGCAAAATCCTTCCCGATAATGTTTAAGACGTAGATGTTATAGATGTCTTCATCTTTTTCTAGCTCTTTAGGTACTTCTACACCACAAACACGGATAGTAGCTAGTGTATGGTAGCATTGGAAAATAAAGTTACTTACTGCCATACCCATACCTTCTAAGTAAGCCTCACGCATTGCTTGAATTTTACCTTGTTGTACCACGTTTGGTGCTTTAATTTTAATATCAAATTCCATACCAAACTCTTTTAAATCATAATGTTTTGAGAATACATTGTTAACTCCCGGAATAATTCGGTTAAGTTCTTTATGCTCTGCTTCTGCATTATGATATTTTAACAAATTAATTTCTTCGTCTGTTAGATTTTCCCCACGGTTAATCTTTTCGATAAGCTGTTCACGAGTCATGTTAAGCTGAGGGAAATCAACCTTGTTTTCTTTTTCAGTCATTACTTATTCCTCCTATGTCTTTCATAAGTTAATATAGCATTCTATACTTATTATAGCACACTAGTTAGTTGCCTCTATGAGAGCAAAAAAAATAGACCTAGCACTCCTGCTAGGTCATGTGTAAGATAAAGATAAGAAAGATTAAGTTCGAAAATGTATACCAACTACAATACATATTATATAGATACATGTATAATTTGTCAATACCAAAACTAAAAAAAATAAACCCCGATGAATGGGGTTTATTTATATACATCTTAATTATTTTACCTTTGCACTTGTAAGGTAAGTGAACTGGGTTGACTCACTAGTGATTTCGTTAGCTGTGAATGATTCACTGTAAGATACAGCAGAGCATCCACGGTAAGCAACAACGATTTCTTTAGTCAAGTTATCCATCATTACGATGTCTATAATGTCACGTTGAAGAATATCTTCACCTAGAGCAGTAATACCTAAGCTTGCTAAGTCTTCTTTCTTCATACGCATACGTTCAAGGTTGATTGTACCTTCATATTTCAAGTATACGTGTTCTTGTGGCATGATACTACCAATTTCGTATACACCTTGTGTACCATATTGACGTTCACCAGATGCAGATTGTGCACGTCCGATAATTTTGTTACCAATCATCAAGTAAACTGTGTTACCTGTGTGGACTGTTTGATTTCCAACGCTAGCCATCTATGTTTCACTCCTATTTTAGATTATTTTTAGTAAGGTATAGGGGGCTAAAAGCCCCCGACCTGTTATGCTGTCAAGATTTGTTGTTTGTACACTAGTTGTACAGTAATCTTGTTCAAGCTACGGATTGGCATTACAGTCATGCTGATAGATGCTACATCCCCTTCAAGAACAACTTGTACTTCTTCTGGTGTGTAATCTTGGATTTCACGAGCACGTTTTTTCTTATCTAGGAATGATTGGATGAAGTTTTTAATCAAGCTTGCGCTTGTATCTACAACTTTAGTTCCAATGAAGTTGTTATCTAATTCAATCTTCAATTCGGATACTAAGAAGTCGTTTGCTTCACCTACAGACATTTCGTTCTTAACTGGGTCTGTTTTATCGTTGTAAGTTGTAACGTCTTGCACGATACGGAATGCAGTTAAGGTACGGTTACGTACATACTCAACAGCGATAACACCACTTTCGTTAAGCATGTCTAATTGACCACTTTCGTAGATACGGTCTACAGTTGTTACGTTGAAGTGTTTGAACGTAATTGCTTCACCGATTTCAAGCCCACTTGCAATACCTGCAATTTGTGAAGCCATCATGTAGCCCGGTAATTTAAGCAAACGTCCATCATCCATCTTACGAGTACCAGAGAATCCTACTACAGAAGCTCGTGGGTCACGTAAGTTTGTAGCACGTGCGATACTTTCTTCAACTGTTTCATTCGTTCCACCACCAACAACGATACGCATAGGGTCTCCATTGTCTGTACGGTCTTTAACGAATGCTAAAGCTTCTGAATGAACAGCTTGTTTGTCTGTCAATGGTACTAAGTAGTAACCACCTTCATTAGCTAATAGAGGGAATTTGTCAGCCCAAGATTCTGGGATTGTTCCATCTGTACCACCAGAAAGGTTAGTTAATGCAAAGTCTTGAATTGGAGTTGCACGGTCAATTTCTACTGTTACGTAGTCGTTATATTCCAATTGTTTAGCAATGTCTCCGCCTAGAGCTTCAACATATTTCTCACCTGTTTTAACATCAGCTTTTTCTACTTTATCAAATGTTTCAGTAGGGACGTTTTTGTCTCCGATAGGGAATAGTTTAGCTTCCCAGTCAGGTAAACTGTTGATTGCACTTACTAATACGTTTGTATCAGAGTAAACACCTTGTCCTAAGCTATATTCCATTACAGGAGTTTGGTCTTCAACCTTAGCACCTGCACTTAGAATAAGTTTATTTGCCTTCTTAGTAATGCTATCTTCTGTAATAGTGAAGGAAGCTTGTGCTTGTTCTCCTTTATACTTAATAGAGAAGATTTTACCTAAGTTATCGAATACTTTGTTGTATCCGTCTTTTGCAAATGCAATTGTCAGACGTTTAGTATTTGTTAAACTATTGTCTTCCAAAGCAACTTGCATTTCGTTTGCATCTAAACCATAAATAGTAGATGCGATGGTTAAACCACCTTTTTTGATTGTTGCATTAGTAGCATTTTCTACACGCAATGCTAAAATGTCACCTGCGGATGCAGTGTTCACATCAGAAGCGTTCCATGCTAATTCAATAGCATCCAATAGTTCACCACTACGTAATGTAGCTTTAGCTTGTTGGTAGTTACGGAAACGATAAACTGTATTTGGTTTACCACCTTTAGCAGAACCTACTAACATTAATGTTTTTTCAGAACTGTTAGATGCACCACCGATACCAGAAGTATCTACAGTAATTTCAGTATGTGGACGGGACACTTTTTTTCTTGGGAATTGTTCTACAGCCATTTATTATTTAACTTCCTTTCCTATATACTTTTCCAAAAACGGAACAAAGTCGGCATCATCGTGCTGATACTCTCTCCCTGCCATGAATGCTTTGAAGCCTGCTACTTGATACTTACTTAATCCGTAAAGTACTTGTGCATAGCCCAAAAATGTATCTACATGAACGTACCCTTTAGGCTTTGGAACCTTTTTAGGTTGTTCCTTTGGACTCTCTTGTTTAGTCTTTGTTGTTTCTTTTGCCATTAGGCTTTCATCCTCCTTTTGGTAATAATTTCTCGTATTTGTCGGTTTAAGTCAAAACTAATAGAATTAGTTACTTTATACCCGATTGTACAAGGTCTACCAAATACTACTGTCTCACCTGATTCAATTACAGGTTGCATGTCTCCAAAGTGTAACGTCTGTAGCATGTATCCTGTTTTCTCATCTAAGCTGTCACGCATCGTAATAAGAATTAATCTTGCGATAGCATCTAGACAGCGGGCAGTGTCCATATTTGTACTAATTCCGACAATGTTTACGGTATCGGAGGATTGGTACCCTTTGTAAACACCTGCTACATCCTCATCAGACTCTTTCACAGTATAAACAATATTAAAAGATTTACCTTCTAAGTGTTCATTACCGGAATAATCAAATACAGGCTTGTTGTTTTCGATTCTGAAATGGTCGCTTTCTGAAAAACTAATATCTGGGCTATTCAAAAAATCAGCTACAGGCTTTGTTGTGTTCATAATTAAATCTTTTCCATTACGGACAAGTTGAACAGCTTCATTAACTATATCACCTTCTCGGTAAGTATAGCCTCCCTGTACACCACCCATTGACTTATTCTCCTCATCACTCCCACCTAGTGTAATCACATAACGAGCATTAAAGTTCTGCTTCTCCTGTGGGAAAGAATACGACATTTCGATTTCTTTCTTTGGAGCCTTACCGTCAATTGAACAATAAGTATTTTTAAATGTCTCTAAAGCTTGGGAATCTATCTCCTTCAAAGCTTCGTCTATAATATAGCACTCTTCTAAGATAATTCTCAGTCTTTCTTCAAATTCTTTATACAAGTAAGTGTCTAAACTTGGTATCATCTTTTACCCTCCTAAATTCTTCAATTTCCACTTCATTAACCTGTCGATATTAGCTAACATTGTTTTACTCATATCGTCCGAGTTCACTTTACTACGGTTGATTATCCAACTGTTAGCCGGAGAATTGGCATTTACTGTACGGAATGTCACATATGTATTCCGTGTACCTTCTCCCCACTCTCTTGGTATAATTGTAACATTTTTGGACTTAGGGCTATAGTTGATACTTTGTACAGCGGGACTTTGTTTTCTTCTATCATAAAGATAGTCCATCTTAACTGTTACAGGACGACCATTTGTAGGAAAAGACCTTAAATCGTCATACAATCTTCTAGACATCTTTCTTGTCTTAATTTGAATAGGAATATATAAGTACCATTCACCTTTTTTATTATACTTCTTCTTACTAGAACGAGCGAAGAACGGTTTTAAATCAATTACACCGCTCTTAGCCATTCTTGATTCTGTTACCTGTAAATAATTAGGCATTCTTTGGACATCAGCACCTGCACGTAATGCTTGGTCTTGTGCATCAGATAGAATCTCATCTACCATTGCTCGTGTCAGATTACCTAACATTTCTTTAGGACTGGTGAACAGTGCAGGTCGTTGTCCTTTCTTAGCCATTTAGTTTACCTCCAAAGAATCCTCCCGCACTTGAACCTGTACGTTTAGGGTCGACCATCTTAAATTCTGTTACTTCTTTTTCCTTCTCTAGTGCCTCTAGACGAGACTTCGTATCTACTTCTAATACAAAAGGCTCACTATCAACAAAGATGTCCTCACGCTTCAATAGGAGCTTTCTAGGAAGGTTCTCAAACAGCGGTTCTTTTACACCAAATTTCGTGTACTGGTAACGACTTTCTTTGAGTAAATCAATAACCAGATAACGTAATGTTACTGCCATGTTGATAGAGATGTTCGTGTTTAACAAATGTTGTTTAGGATAAAAAGTATTCGTGCTATAGTCCATCGTAAAGTCTTTACCCTCCACAAGGACTTGCCCTTTGTCACCATACACATCCTCTAACCGTTTAACATCATAGCTTAAAAACATACCTGTCTCTAATCTACGACTATTTACATTAAAAATGAAACTTTGGTATATTTCCACATCTGGGACAGTAATTCTGTCTCGGAAAGTAATTTTAGAGTCAATTGGAGTTGTACCAATAGCTGTACCAGAATCGAACAACCCTAAATCTTGATTTGATACACCTTTTTCTTGACTTTGGATAATCATTATATCCTTAACAGCAGGTTGATATGCAATACCTCTACCCCTACAAATAGGGCAATTAGAGTCAGGAGCAAGAGTCATCGGATTTCGGCATGTACAAAGCCAAGCTCGTTCCCACAGAATGTTTATACCACGGTTCATTACAAAGGTATCCATACCTTTTGTTTCAAACTCTAGTCTACTTACATTCATGTATTGCTTAGGGTTACCTGTAGAACCTGAACTGCTGAAACGTGTTGGTTCATTAGCCATGAGTCATCCCTCCTTAAATAATTCCTAGGTTCATTCCGAAGTAGGAAGCTAAGTCACGTTCTAGTCTATCAATATCTTCGTCAATCTGTTTAATGTCGGCAGATGCACCACCATACATAGCAGATTGTGTTGTTTGTATACTTTCAGTTACACCGTCAATTGACAAGGATTTTCCTGCAATACCGGCACCAATAATCAAACGTCCCCATTGTTGGAAGATTTCCTTAATAGCATATTTGATTACTAATTGCTCTAAATCAGCAGGGCACTCCCACTCAGCGTTGTATCCACGATTCTTACGAGGTAACATACCCGCTACGTAGTCAATATGAATCATTTGTGGAGCATCTACTTGACCAGATGAAGGTGGCATACCTGCTAATTGTGGGTAGCCAGAGAATGCAAAATCATAGGCAAATTGTGTACCTGTTTGCATCATTGCTGTTGGGTACATTTGGATATGCCCCGCTAGGGTATATACTTTCCACCAGTTTGCAGGGTAACGGTAGATTCCTCGTCCGTTAATTTCTAATTGTAGCTTTTCAGCTTGAATTAGTGGTCGTTTAAATACATGCGTGTATAAGTAAGAGTTAAAGTCAGATTGGTGGAAATCGTGATGTTCCCCTTGAATTAAACGAGGTAAAATCGCAATATCCAGTTTCTTTTCAGCTTTAGCAATTGCTGTATCAATTACATGTTCATAAAATGTATCTCCTAATGGTTCACCTGTTTCAGGGTTAACTACAGCTACCCCAAACATGTAAGCCTTTAACGTGTCGGGAGTCCAACCGTAATCAGCAGGAGTAATCTTATCTAGGTCTGCAATGTCAATATGTTTTGGGTTACCATGTGCATATGGTTGGTATACATCTTGGTTTCCACCATCACCATAACCGTAATCTGGGTACATATGATGACCTCCTACTCTTTATCTTTTTTGGCTGTTTTAGCTTTAGCAGGTGCTTTTTTAGCTTTTGGTTTTTCTTCTTTTACTTCTTTTTCCTCTTTAGGTTTTTCTTTCTTATCAGGAATGTGTGTCAAGTAAGGCACCTTTTCAGCTAAAGCTTTTTGATGTTCCTCTGGCAAGTTATGACTTTCTCCTAAATGGTTAAATTCAGCTTCTCCAAAAGATGTTGCCACTTTTTTATTTTGTAATACTGTAGATTTTAACATTTGTATTCCTCCATTTAATTCGTTATAATAAAAATAGGGAACAGTTAGACCGTTCCCTATTCCGTTTTCTATTCAATTTTTCTTAGTTAAACTAAGATTAGCGTTCGTTAATTACGTTTCCAGATGGAATATATTTAACGTTCTTGATTCGTGCCCATTTCTTAGGTGCACGAAGAGCTAAAGCACCATACCATAGAACTGCGAATGTTACAGAAGCGTTCATTTGAGCTAATGGTAAACGCATCATTGGTAGTAATTCGAACAAGTGAACTACAGATGGAGTCAATTCACCTACGAATACGTCAGCAGTTTCAGGGATTTGTTGGTTCAAATCGTAGAAAGTGATTACGTTGTTTTCTGCTTTACTTGCAGGTACACGTGCGATTTGGTAGAACAATCCTGTTTGATGTCCTTTACGGTAGATAGCTACGTATTGAGGACGAGCTTGGTACATGCTGTTGATAGTGATTGCTAGTTTAACACCGTCAGTAGCGTTAGCAATTGTAGCAGTAGCCACGTCAGATGGAGCAGATTCTGCATCGTCAGATACTACAACTACTTTGTACTCAGCAGGAGTAGCAATGTCTTCTGGACGGAATGTACCTTTCTTGTCAGTTTCTACAGTTGCTTGAACAGTAGCTTTTTGTGGAGCATTAGGACTAACCATTTGGTATTCATCCAAGATTTGTTCTAATTCCATTACTGTTGAACCATGTAATTTAATGAAACCACGTGCAGAGTTAAACCCTTGAACGTTGAATCCCATTGTTACATTTTGACCGTTGTCACGGATAACTTGAACTTGTTTGTCAAGTTGTTGGTTCACGAAGTCAGCTTGTACACCGATTGGCATGTAAGCATCAGTTGGAGTACCATAACCTTTACCGATTAATACGGAAGCTTGGTTAAGTAATGCTTCTGTTAAGCTTTCACCTTTAGCATCAATAACGTTATGTTTGTCAATTAATTTAACTAAACCGTCAAATTCTAGACCGGAGTCACGTTCTGGGTTTTCAGATAAGTCAGCATCTCCGTAGAAAGAAGCCCATTCGATTGTTTTAGCAACAACAGAGATAGCATCGTCTGTTAAGATTTGCATTGGGTCTTCAATGTTGTTAACTAAACCAGTTGCGATACTCATGTTCTTAGTATCAGAAACGTATTTCATGTTAACAGTTTTTTGACGTAAGCTTGGGTCAGAAATTGGAGCTACACCGATTTCACGAACGAAACGTGTATGTCCTACTTTACCGTGTGCTAGGTATACGTCATATTTAGCTACTGTAGATGTAGCAGGGCGTTTTGTGATGTCACGATAGAATGACAAATCTCCTTCTGCCCATGTAAGCATAGTAATTTGGTCATCTAGAAATTCTCGTCTTAAAGCCGCCGCATCAGTTTGCGTGTCAGGAGTAATACCATAACCAGTTGTAAATCCTTTGATTACTTGTTCCTGAACGGGATTTAATTTAGCTTCTTGTTTTTTGTTTTCTGGCATTATATATAAATCACCTTTCATTTTTATTCCTCTCAAAGATGAGACCTGACCCTGTGGAGGTTCAGGGGGGAAATGTCAGGTCTCTCATTGGTTCTGACTATAATATAGCAGTACACCTTAAAAAAATTTACCTTTTAGTAAATTTATTTGTATTTGTCAATGAATGCTTGTGCACGAGCTAATTCGTCTTGGGATTTAATACGTCCCCATAATTGACGAATTTCTTCTAACTCACCACGAGGGGCTTGTCCGTTACTTGCAACACGAGTATACGTGCTCATTAAGTCATCACGGATTCCACGAACACTGTCAAACAATTGTTCTTCATCAGATTTAGCCGGAGCTTCTTCTTGTTCGGCACCTTCTACTACTACTTCAACAACATCTTCTTGTTCAGAAGTCACATCTGCTTCTACATCTACAGATTTAGAAACAAATCCTACTGCTTTACCTTCTACTGATACTCCATCAACTTTATCTACAAGAATAGATTTGTTAACATCTTCTGTATTCATTGTGATAGCTTGTGTGTGAGCTTCACGTAAGCTTACGATTTCAGATTTTAATTCTGTAATAGTATCAGTTAAAGATTTTTGAGTTTCAAAAAGGTTTGCCATATTTTTGAATACAGCTTCGAATCCACCGACAATATCTTGGGAAGAAATAACAGATTTTTCAACGTTTTCTACGTCTTCGGACTCATCAGATTTTTTAACATCTTCTTTGTCTTCATCTTTTTCATCTTTATCTTCTTTGTCAGCTTTTTTATCTTTCTTATCCTTTTTATCCGCTTTGTCGTCCTCGTCATCAGAAGATTTTTTTTCCTCATCTTCTTTATCGGATTCTTTATCAGATTTTTCTACTTTTTCCACTTCTGGTTCAGTAGCTTCTTCTGCGACTTCGGATTCTGTTTCTGGTTTTTCATCTGATTCAGTAGGTTCGGATTCTGGTTCAACATCCTCTTTAACTTCCTCAGCTTCAACAGGCTGTTCTTCCGGCTTGTCATTTTCTACACCTTCTTCAACAGCTTCTGGTGTTTCAATTTGTTCTTCCTGTACAGGCTCTACATTTTCATCTTCAATAGATTTAGATACTTCCTGTACATTCACTTTTGAATCGAAATCTTCGATAATGTCATTAATTGTTTTAGACACTATTTTAGCTCCTTTCTACTTTCAATGAAGTTGTTAGCTTCCTGTAAGGAAACCCCTCTAGTTAATTGTAACATAAATGCACTTAACTCTGGTTCAGAGGTTTCTTGGTCAAAACTCTTAGCAACTTCACGTAATATAAACTCTTTATCTTCGGGTTTTTTACCATACAACTTAGCTACTGTCTTCACTGCATATGTTAGATTTGTGATGTCTTCTTTAAACATCTCTCTACGTAATGCTCCTGCATCTGTCTGTGTCTCAGGAGTAATTCCATACCCTGTTGTCCAAGACTTAACAAGTGTTTCCCACGTAGCTTGTGGGTTAGCAGGATGTGTAGTTAATGCTACGTTTCTGATAGCTACACCCTCAATAATACGATTGTCTCTTGCATTTCGACTTGTAACTGCCCCTTCAATTGAGAAACCTAACTGACGTGAGATTCCTGATTTTTGAATGGTATTAGCTAACTGCCACATTGATTGAGCATACTTGCTTTCTTTCATAAGTTTAGCTTCCACGAACAAACCTTTATTAAGGTCTACATAACAGTTGTCAGTTGGTACACCAATAATGTATTCTGCATCTTGTTTATGTTCGTAGTTTACCCACCCTTTAGTAACAAAGTAAGAAATGTCAATTCCCTGTGGTAAAATAATGTCTCCTTGCAAGTCAAGGTCAGGCGTTGTAGCATAACCCTGTACGTACCATTCACCATCGTTTGCCTGTTCAGATTTCTCTACGGAACCTGCTACGTCAATGGGAACGAAAATATTATACTTCTCTTGCATCTTTGTTCATTCACCACCTAAACTTACATCTGTTTTTAATATAGCAGAACTACCACTAAACAGTTGGACAATTGTAAATAGAGGGGGTAACACCCTCTATTTATTTTTGCCAGTCGTTAGGTTTGTCACCTTTCATACCTTGTTTAGCAGAATTGGTGTTAGTTATGCCCTTACCTTTAATTTGTCCATCTTTACCAACAGATGACTCTCCTTTGCCATTTACGCTAGCTGAGGTGCCATCTAAGCCCTGTTGTTTGTCTTGGAAGCTAATTCCATTAGAATCATCTGCTTCGCCACCAGAAAGCTCTAAGAGCCTATTAAGCTTATCCTGTTGTTTTTGATAATTAAATTGTTCTTGTTGCATTAACTGACCGATGGATTGAATTAGAACACCGTCTAAGATTACGTCTCCACCTTTAATTGGTTCCAACCCTTTTTCAGCACGTGCTTCATTAACTGTTTTAAACACTTTAACTTCTGCTTCAAGAATCTTAATCTTGTCTAATTGAGCACTTAGGTCTCCACCTCTAAATTGGAATTGATACTTGTCTCCAAACTCAGCAATAATGAAAGTATTTACAGTGTCTTCAATAAAGCGTAGTAATGGTTGTAACCCTTTATTTTGGGAAGCTTGCATTTTCTCTTTTGAGTTACCCTCGTTTAAAGAACCACCTTTAGAACCAGTTGCTCCCCCATTATTCGGGAAGTTAATTTCAGCAGGGTCAATCCCATACAACGCAGAAATTACATTGATTAAATAGTTCAACCATTTTTCAAACTGCATATCATTAGCAGATGGTGTCATATTAACGAACTTAACGTCTTCTGCGGATACTACTGGGATTTGCCATGAACCATTAATACCTGATAAGGAACTTCTCCATTCTCTACGGAAAATATCTAATGCTTGCTGACTTTGTTGTTGTCCTGCTTTAACATGTAAGATACCACGTGTTGTTCCTCCGTGAGAGAAGAATCGGTCATTAAACGTCTCGGTGTTTTCATGTGCAATAAACTGCTTCAAGGCAATTTCTAGTTCTGGATAACCGTACTGACCTACTTCAATATCAGCACGTGGGTTACGAACAGCAAAAGCCATTTCACGTTCATTAAATTTGGCTACGATTCGATTGTCTAATACTTGTACAAATCGTTCTCCCTTTTCAATAATCTTTCCTTTACCGTTAGTAGCTAAGAAGATTGTTGTGGGGTCTACGGTATCAAATTTGATAAAATTGCCATCTTTATCGAATACCTTCTCAAAGTTAACTTGGTCATACATATAAGTTGCACGTACCATCTTCTTACAAAAAGCAGTAAAATTATCCCTATTTTGGTCTTTGAATACTGCGGTATTTTCTAAAAAGTTTTCAATTCTTTTAATATTTGCAATGTCATGTGTGGATGGCTCTTGTTCAATATCTTTCAGCCGAACCTCGTAACCTACACCTGTCTCAGAGTTTCTTGCAGGTTTACAATACATAGATACCTGATTTGACCGTGTATTAATAATTGAATTAAGAATGATATTATTACCAAACTTCTTCAACATTTTGTGTAAATCCTGAGAATTTCTAATAGAAGGTTTTGTCTTAAATCCGGGGTTTACTGACATGTCACCAATTATAGGTTGCATGTATGCTACTGGTTTACCATTCATACCTTTCTCTACCGTTTCTGTTAACGGCTGTGCTTGAATTTCTTTAAGCAAGGTTTGGTAGACTTCTTCGCTTTTAACGATGTCAGTATCTTCTTCTACACCCAACACTTTATCTAACCATTTTGGCAACTTGATTACACCTACCTCATATATAAATTTTTATTCTTTGTTTACCGTTGAAGCTACAACCTTCCGGAAGTGTTAGTTCGACTTTGTGCATATCACTATAAAAGAAACCTTTCTGACTGTCATTGACTACTTCATAGTCCTCTACAGCAACGTTCCCTTCTCTATCAACTAATAAAACCTGTTTGTTATCTAAGATTCGTAGTATGCGGTAATTTTTATTGTCTATAGCAGTATGAACTTGTACATTGTTTCCACCGTTTTCATAGTAGAGGTGAATAATTAGAATCCAGTCTCCTACAAAACCGTTTTGTTTAGCTAACTGTTTTACTGCTTGCCATGTATCGTCCTGTAAGTATGCCACGTATTCTTACCTCCCAAGCATTTGTACTAGTTTAAGTATACCACAGGTAGCCCTGTAACAATTTTTCATTACTGTCTACTAATTTAATATAGCACAAAAAAGAGGGCTATTTAGCCCTCTTAAGTCATGTTACTTAAATGTACCCCATGCTTCCTTACCTACAGGTCGTACAGGGATGTAACGTCCATCTGTTGCATAAATCCAGATGTATCCCTCAGCAGATTTCCAACCAAGGTATCTTACAGATTGTCCCGGATACAATGGTGTAGCTGTTTGAGAAGATAAGCTTGGTTTATTCTTACGAGTAGTAATAGGAGCATTACCATTAATAAACGTAGCTTCTTCCTTCGTAAATCCGGCAGGTAGTTTAGGTTTGCTTCCCCCAACTCTATCTGAACCATATCCACCTTCAATGTCTTGGGAAAGAACCCATCCAAGTACTGTTCCTTTATTTACAATCAAGTATTCTTGATTAGAGTAAGAATAGGAAATTGGTCGTTGTTGTTTAACTTCAAATGTACCGCCTTTGACAAAACTTGCCATTTTTGCACCTTTACTTGATGGAGACCAGTTGGTAGCGTGTTTAAGTACTTTTACTTTCTTAGTGTTTGGTTTTGGAGGAGTGCTTCCACCGTTTAAACGATACACATACCAACCCATGCTATATGGACAAGTAGTTGCTTCGTTATCTACGTAAACACCGTTAGCCGTTGCTGATTTCCATGTACAGTGAATAATCTGTGTACTACTAATGAAGATAACCACGTGACCTGCGGAACCACCACTTGCACCTTTTTTACCAAAGATAACAACGTCTCCACGTTTAGCTGACCATTCCTTATTTTGTGCAATCAGTTTAAAACCATTTTTTTCTAGCCAACTGTGCATACTATCTGTGTTAAGTACCCAACCTGCATCACTAGCCCCTGCCTTACGTAAAGAATCATAGACAGTACCAGAGCAATCCCCTGTGCCATCTGCACCTGTTCGGGAGTAGTTCATTGAGTAAGTAATACCTCGTGCTTTTAGAGCGTACATGTTCGCAATTGCGGTTTCCATGTTAATGTTACTCATAGCTATCACTTCCTGTTTGTTTTTAAGTTACAGTTATAATATAGCATAAGAAAAAGACCCCCTAAAAAGAGAGTCTTTTTTTAATCTGTTAGTATTTATTATTTTAGTACCAACCGTTAGCTAACCAGAAAGCTTGTGCATTTTCCCATGAACCATAACGTCCTGCAACATAAGCATCTGCTACACGTTCTTGGTTTTCTGGTGAGTAGTCACCGTTTAAGTATGAAGCATCTAATTGGTAACGTCCAATGTAACGTCCGTTAGTTGCTGAGTAAGAACCGCTAGATTCTTTTTGTGCAATCCATTCTTTTGCTGAGTTAGATGTAACGGCAGGAGCTTGTTCTACTGGTTCTTGAACAACTGGTGCCTGTTCAACTACAGGTGTTTCTTCTACTACAGGCGCTTGTTCTACAACTGGTGCTTCTTGCACTGGTTGAGCTACAGGAGCTTGAACTTCACCGTTTAATGGTAATAATAGTTTGTCCCCAACATAAATCAAGTTAGCATCTGAAACTTTGTCTGAGTTTGCTTGGTGAATTAAGTTAAAATCAATTCCGTAACGATTACCAATAGTTGATAATGTATCCCCGGATTCTACTTGCCAGTAAGTTTGTCCATTTTCTTGGATTTCGTCTGCGTGAGCTTTAGCCCCCAATCCTAATGATAGTCCTAGTCCTAAAAGTCCTAATGTTGCAATTGTCGTTTTCTTCAAGTTGTCGTTCTCCTTTGGGTTGTTTTAGTTTTATGTGTTGCTTACAGGAACTAATATAGCAAATTAGTGTTACAAAGTTAGTCCTATAGTATTACAGTTCCTTTACATTATATTACAGTAATAAAAAAGACCCACCAGAAGGTAGGTCAATATAATGTTACAATTTGTGAGTTCCACCAAGTTGTAACTGGTCGGAAATCCCGTTGTTCCCCGCAGGGTCAGAGCAGTAACGACTTAAAATATAGATGTCTTTACCACGTGCAGGGGATTTAGCATCCAGTGCATGAGCAAAAGCAAATCTACAATTAGTTCGTTGTGCAATTGTACCGTCATACAATTTTTGAATATCTGGGGAAGCTTTGAATGAAGATTTTGTAACGTCAAAACGCACAATTTCTTTATTCGTTTTCTTATCCATGATGAACAAGAAGTGTTTGTCAGAGTTTCTACGTTTGGAAGATAAATGCCATCCATGTAAAGTAACCTGACCTTTGTCACCTCTAATTACGTCTAGGCAACCACGGTTAACTAGTGCAGGTGCTTTAAAGACTTTATCTGTTACGAAAAGTTCTTCTTTGTTATCGTTGTTGTAACGTAACAAGAAGTAATAGTCTTTGCCCATAAGACTTTGTGGAGTTGCACCATCAACGTTAAAACCAACATCTGCTCCGTTAGGGTTAGATGGATATACTTTCTTAACGTCTTCACGAACTACACGTTTACCTTGGAAACGAGCAATTTCTTTATTCGTTTTCTTGTCCATAAAGTACAACCAAATAGATTGTCCTTTTGTAGACTTGCTAGGGATGAACCATCCTTGCACATTAAATGCACCAGAGTTTACGTTCACAACATCGAAGAATGCTTGACGAGTGGCTGTAGCTGTACTGCTGTTTCCACCTGCCATAAACTGTTTTGCTTGACGTACTACTTCGTCTACGTTCATTCCTCCGGGACATGCTGTTGCAGTCACTTCGTTATGTCCTAAGACATGTTGTCGGTCACATGGAATCCCATAACGTTTACAAATGTCTGCCACTAATCTAGCACAATTTGTAACTGTACGAGGGTCTATTGACCAGTTAGGAGCACCGCTTGAATTTACATTTTCAATACCGATTGAACGTTGGTTAGGGTTAGAAATCTTAGGAATATCTGCGCCACCAGTTCCTCCGGCATGGAATGCTGAGTACTGTTCACCGACACATCCAATAATCTCTGTTGGTGTACATTCATAGTGAGCAGATGTACCTGCGCTACCACCTAATAACCATGTGTTCATAGCAACATCTTTATTTGTTGTTGCGTTGTGATGTAGAATAATTCGGTCAATAGCAATACCGTTACGACTACCTGCGTTCATCAAATTAGGGTTAACACTTGTAATCAAACTACTAAATACTTCTCCTGCCATCTTGCAACCTCCTATAAAAAAGTCACAAAAAAAGAAGCTCTCTTTTCCTGTGCAGTGTTAATATAGCACAAGTAAAAAAAGCTTCTTTTTAATCAGGAAATATTAGTTTTGTTCTAAGAATTGCTCAATTTCATCAATTTTTGTATCTCCTGTGTAATAGAAAATACATTCCAAGATAGTGGAAGAACGTCCATCTGTAAGGGTTACTTTTTCTCCTGCTTCAATTGCCACATCTAACCCAAAAGATTTATCAGCTCTAATTAAACCGATATTTTTAATAAATTTTAGTACCTCTTTGTCACCATCTGTTACTAAAACATTAGGAATTGGAATCATAACTGACTGAGGTTCTGGTACATGTAGATTGCTTGCAATCAAGGACTCTCTTTTTCCTTGAAGTGCACGCAATTCTTTGATTAATGCTTGGTTTAATGTTACTTTGGTTGTAGGGTTTGCCATTTAGAAATACCTCATGCTTTCTTTAATTTGTTTAACGAGTTCTTGTAGTTCGTGTTTTTCTGCGACTTCATCCACTAATTCGTTAATGACAGCCTCAGCAAGACGTGCAGATTTAACCACGTTGTCTTTTTGGATTGCTAGTTCTTGTTGCTCTTTCTTCTGCTTTTCCATTTCAGCAGTTTTTTCTTCAATCAGCTCTTCTTTACGCTCCATGTATGCTTTAGGTGCGAATACAATGTTTACACGTACTTCTTGTGCTTGAAGGATAGAACTGCATCCGGACAAGTTAGGGTCTACAATGGCATCCCCTAATGGTAATACCTCTCCGTTTTGTAAAGCTTCGACAAAGAGTTTATTGATTTTAATATCGTCTAACCCACGGTCAATAGCTAATCGGAATAAATACTCATATTCGACAGGGTATTCCTCTCTAAAAACTTGGAACCCTAAAAAATAACCTGACATGAAATCATCGGGTTGTGGGTCTTGACGAAGAAATTGATAATTTGAATATAAATCCTTTACAATCTCTGTCAGTTTCTCAATGAACAATTTGTAGTCGGCATCGCTTGCTTTTTCGACTAACAAGTCAGAGAGTGTTTGTTCGTTAATAATTACGTTTTCTTTCTCTGGCAACTCCTGTACATCCCCTTTCAATATGTTTGTTAACTTCTTCGTTAGCTCAGTTGCTCTTTCAGTTAGCACAACTTGTGCCTTTTTTCTCAAATCAAAAATTGTCTTGACTGTTTGAGCTACAAAAAGATTATAGCATATAAACACGGTTGTTGAGAAGGCTAAAATTAAAAATAACTCAAAAGTTGAAATCATGGCTCCCCAAGCGCTTCCAGTAGGGAACTCTTGGAAATTATATAACAACTACCACTTTTTTTAAGTCCGTATTCTTTAAATAATTCTAGTGCTAACGGGTCATCAGTAGCATCAATCTTAGCACCTAAGCCAAGTTTACGAGCACGTAACAATAGTTGTGTAAATGCTACATAAGCCACTCCACTTGTAAGGTCGTCTGATTGGTAGAAAGCTAAATATAAATAGCTACCCTCTTTACGATAACCTGCCACACCACCAAGTTCTCCGGTTTCTCCTTGAAGAACTAAGTATGAAGAACAATCAGTTGAAAATGTCCCATTTAAATTACCTGCCTCAGTTTTAAGTTTAGCAATTTGTTTTGGGTCTATACCATTATGGTCATCTCCAATAATTGTTTTGCTTAAATCTCTAGCATTTCTTGGCTCAACATTTTCCTCTGTTTGAGTGTCCTTATCTAATGGGTTTTTATCATTATCTTCTCCGGAACTGTCTTCGTAGATAGTAGTCGTCATCATTTTACCATTTCTCATTACTCGTCTTTTAACTGGCTTCAACTTTGATAAATCTTTTTGACCACCTTTAATTAAATAGTCATTTAGTGAATCACAACTATCAGCATAGCAGTATAGGTCATAAAAGGAGTTAAAACCATAAGCCTTCACAATATGTGAATAGTCTTTTGATAAGTTTTCATTTTCTGATATAACGTACCCATAGTTTAACTTCTTACCTAGCATACCTTCTAAAAAGGATTTACTGACTGTAGCTTCTACAGGTTTAAATTCTGGAACAGAGCTAAGAAGATTATCAACAAGAGCTTGGTATTCTTGATTGTCATTCATGTAAACGTCTCCTTTATTGTTATGACAAGAAAAATAACTAGTGCTATTATTGACAATTAGTATAATAGCATATTATTTTTTGTCAATCAATAGCTAATTTAATAAAAATGTCCTATTTTAAATTTTTGTCTCCCTTATATAATATATTATACTATATATACTTAATAACTAGATATAGGTATATAGATATATAGTATTAATATATAAGGACGTAGAAAAATTAAAATAGGACATTTTGCTTTTTTAAGTAAACTGAGTAAAAATATCAGGAGGTGTAGGGTTCAATTGAGTAGAAATCCAATCAGAGTTAAACCCGTAGTCATCTGCCCCTGTAAATACATTCATCAAATGTTCATAACCTAACATGGAATAAACACTAGCTTGTGAATAGTGGTCGTCACCTTTACGTCCGATGGTTTGTCGGAATCCTGTAGGAGATTTTTCATCCTCTTCATCACGAATTACTACATTTCCCCAGTGTTCAATGTAAAGCATTAGTTCACTATCCATTTCGTGGTAGAAACCGATAACTCCATCTTTCATGTTTGAGATGTATCGTTTATTCTGCATTAGCTTATCAGCAGATACCTTGTTACCTTGAACATTCCAACTCGGTACTAAGTTACCTGTAGATTTAGGTGTAGATGGGTATACACAACCAAATACACGGTCTTTACCATAAATCTGAATCAGTTTAGCAACTTTATCACCAGAGTCACCAACATCGGCAACGATAATATCAGGTTCATATGGTGCTAATTGTAATCGAATTGACTGAATATCTGTATCAATTGCATCAGGGTTTAATGGGTTAGCTTTACCTACAGAGAACAATTTAATTAAATCCACTTGACCATTCGTCCTAACGCCATGAATGGACACCCAGTGTCTGTTTCCCCAGTCAATACCTACAGAGATAAACTTGTAGTCTCCACGGTCTCTAGGGGACTCTGGGAGGTCTTCACGTCTATTACGTTCTACGTCACCGGCATTAACAGTAAGTTTTTGGTCAGCATAAGGGTAACCCAACGTATAGTTATAGAACGCTTGTTTTGATAGTGATGTTAGCTCTTTTGTTTTTAATTGGTCAGCAGATACCCAAACAGCATTCATTTGAGAAATCATGTATCCTCGAATACCTAGACCATTTTTAGTACGGTCTGGATATTTAGGAACCCATATACCATTGTACCAACGGTCTAATGGCTCTCCACATTTTTGACAAACGAATTGGAAAGAGCCATCTACAACTGTTTTAGCAATTGGGTCTACCCCTTTAGGGTTTACACAAAGGATGTTCCCTCTACGTTCCACTGGTGCCTCTGGTACATAGTCTTCATAATTCATTTGGTTATAATGATTACACTTATCACATTTGTGTAGATACCAGTATTGGTCAGACTGTTCAAACAAAGCATGGATACCTACATCAGGAGCTGATGGAGTAGACCAACGAGTAACAATCTTATATGGAGAAGATGACATAGATTCCAATGCAGAAGCTTCTGCTAATGCAGGAACACGGTCGTACTCATCCATAGATAGGTAATCAATATCGACCCCTTCTACAGCTCCCGGTTTAGAACTTGAACGGAAGTATAGAAAGCTATTACGAATCTTCTTAGCCTTTAATGAGTCTACTTCTGGGTCAATAATCGTACTGTAGTAACCACGTTGCAATACGGGGTCAAGACGTGTTTGTACGAATTTAGTCATTTGTTCGTTTGTTGGGAAGGTATACAAACACTTAACTGCATCATAACTATGTGTATCTGCAAAGTGTAGCATGGTTCCTACACCCATTTCTGAAAGCCCTAATTGCCGTGATTTAATAACTGCCTTTGTTCGATGTTGGTCATTAATAATTTTTACTTGCCAAGGTCTATGTGCTTGGGCTTTTTGTTGGTCACGTCCGGAAATCATAAATGTAATCGGATGATTACGAACGGAGTGATTTCTTAGTAAATATGTGGACGGAGTTAACATGTCTGTGATGTAGGCAAGCTGTGCAGTTGTTATTTTGTCCGTCCCATACATTTCTTTTGCCATTTTAGCAATATGTTGTGCTTTATTTGTCATTAAAATGTTGCTTCGTTTTCTTTATTCATTTGGATTTCCTTATCCAATAGCATCTTATCAATTTCTTCATCCGATAATTTAGCTAATTCCTCCAACGAAACAACTTCCTCCTCCTCTCCGTCTATGGTAGCCTTTTCAGTGCTTACCTTGTCTGCAATAATATCTTTTTGCGTAGCACTAAGAGCAGGTAATTGACCAGTTCCCTCTTGCATTCCTGCATTGATATTATTAATCTGCATGTAGATTTGGAATAGACGGGTTAAATCCCCAACGTCATCTATATCTATTGAACCTGCCATAACTTTAGCCATGAACTGGTTAATTAACGTGAGAGAAGCGTTATTAAATGTGTCACGTAATCGTTGTTCGGATGTACGTTCCATTTTCTTTTGTTCAGCATTTTCTTTAATACGGTCTGCCATACTCATGTGGCTATTCCTCCCCCTTTTTTACTTGTATACGCATAGCAAGACCGTATGTCTTCGCACATGTTCAATCGTACTAAATCTGACATCTTACAGCTTACATGTGCTGTAGTAACTATTGCAGAACCATTAGTAAGAACAAGTCTAGACAACGGTCTTCCACATACTGCACACATCCGTGTAGCACTTGCTATGCGTTTATCCCCTTTTCGTATATTTGTCGTCTTTTGAGCTTTGCTAAAAATATACTGCCTTTTTTGCTTTATTTCTTCTCTTGTAAGGGACATATCCTCCACCCCTTATTAATTATTTTTTGATTAACGCTTTTATCTCTTTTAAATCACGCAGTGCTTCATGAAGCTGTTGCTGTAGATTATCTTTCTTTTTCCTCTTCTCATAAGAATCAAAGACAATACTAGCTATCCAAGCCCACAAAGAACCTCCTACAAGCATTGTTGTTGTAAAGTGTTGTTCTAAGCCTAGCATATCTGCAATCAGCTTGCTTGCACAAATCATGATGATAACAGAGATGGTGATAAAAATTGATTTGTATAATAATTTTTTCCGTACCTTCACTTTTTCTCACTCTTCCGTTTATATTTTTTAGCCTACATATTTAATCTAGCACACCTGATTATAAAGGCTTTGGTGTACTATATTAAAGATAGCTCTAGGAAAGAAGAGAGGCGATAGAATGTACCGACTAGCATTTATTGCTATGTTATTGCTACAGTTGTTCGTTTACTCAGCATCCTACTATGTCACCCGAGCTATACAGTACAAAAAACTGCAAGCAGATTTAAGTCCTTTGGCATCGTATAAGTATCTTTTGATATTATACGGACTTAGTGTTGGTAGCGTGGTTATGCTCTTCATTGGGCTGTATACTCCAATTATTTACCTTGTCGGATGTATTCTGGGCATAGGCGGTTACATGTGGTTTTCTAACTGACCGGGAGATTGAGCTATACAACCGAGAGGGGGAGCACAAATGAACGATTACCAAGTAGGTGACCTAGTATTAAGACTGCAACGATTGGAAGACAAGCTCCAACATGGAGAACTAACTGAGAAGGGCATTAAACAGGACAACACAGAACTGAATAATGCAGTTAGTGAATTGAAGGACATCGTTAACAGTCTTGATAAAAGGTTAGCTGTTCATGAAGAGAAATATTCACATCTTACGTACCAGATTACAAAACTGGAAGAAACCATTGATGCTCTCGAAGGTGTAAACGACAAAGAGTTTGACCATAAAAGAGACATCGTGGAAAACATCTTCATGATTGTTCTCGGTGCGGTTGTGACTTACGTGTTCAGCATTTTTAAACCATAGAATGTGTTATACTTATACTGTAATTATAGCATATTCTGAAAGGAGAAATTATAAGTGAACTATCCAACACACGAAAAGGTCGCAGAAATTACAGTAGGTACTGACAAGGTTTACCTATTTCCACGCTATATGGGCGGAACTGTAGTTGATGCACTAACACAAGCTAATGGCTCTGTCAGAGGTAAAGAATTAACTTTCTTGCCTGTTCATACAGGTACTGATAGAACAACAGGTATTCGATACTTAAATCTACGTCAAGCTACTTTTATTGATTACAAGATGGTAGAGGTACCTACTACAATTACTGACTTGTATTTAGCTCCTAAAGATGAAACTGAGGAAGCTAAAGAAGCTAGAGAGTACACAATCAAGGAATACTTTGAAACACGGTAAGAGGGAATTTTGCTCTCTTTCTTTTTATCTAAAAGTGAATTGTCAGAAAAATGTCCTATTTTAATTTTTTGCAAGTCTTATATATATTAATAATATATAGTCTAATATTTATATAATTTAGATATATAGATTTAATATATAGTATTAAGTATATAAGGAGGTCAAAAATTTAAAATAGGACATTAATTTGAATATTCTGATAATTTAACTATTTATAATCTTTTTTGAACTTTTTTGCATTTAGTTGTTGTCAGGATGATAAAAATGTTGTATACTTTAGTTAGTGATTGACATACCTCAATTACTTCCTCTTTCTTTAAGTCTTTAACTATTGAGTAAGTTGCTGAATCAGTAGTTAAGAAAAAAGTTGTTAAGTTTGTAAAAAAAAGTTGCTAGTTCTATCAGCTTTTGTGTTATAATGTTGATAGAACTAAAATTCACCTATGATGAAACGGTATCATGACTGGCTGTTAACCAGTTCTTGTAGGTTCAAGTCCTGCTAGGTGAGTTGCTAGTCAAGATTACTTGGTTAGCAAATTCGTGTTTGTTAATAGCATGAGAACCTCCCTCTTCCCCAAATTTAGGAAGGTTCCACCTTTTTGTCAGGTCGTCTAACAGGTAGGACACGACCCTTTGAAGGTTGCGATACAGGTTCGAACCCTGTCCTGACAGTTGTACAGTTACGGCTGTACAAACTATGTTTCTATGTTATAATGGTTGTAGGCTTTTAGAGACATCTCTCTTACCCCTGTTTAATTACAGGGGTTCCCTTTTTGCTTTTGGAAGGTTACTCAAATGGTTAAGAGGGCTGATTGCTAATCAGTTAGGTCGGAGAAATCCGGTGTAAGGGTTCGAACCCCTTACCTTCCATCAAAAAAATCAAAAAAAACTTACAAAAAGGTGTTTACAACTTTGTAATGTTATGCTATATTAGTATTACACCACAAGTTAGTGGTTAAAAATTGAAAACTTAATAGATTTTGAACCTAGTGCAGAAAGTTTGAACAGCTTGCTAGGATAACGTGGCGTGAGTCTGGATGTAACCGAAGGTGCGATAGTGCTTTGGGTTGCAGGTAGGTCTTATGGTAACATAGGAGTAACTATTAGTAAAAGCTAATATCAGTTAAGCGTTATGTGGAGTATACATGGATTGTAAGGTACAAGACTCTTGGGGGATACAATAGACGTTCCTGTGGAAAAGAATCCAAGTTAGGTGGAAGTGTGAGAAGCTTGGCAGACCTTGGAAAACTCAAAAGACTCCCTTTGACGAGAACTGTAGAAATACAGGTTTAACAAGAGACCTTGGTACAATTAGCTTAAGTCAGCGTTGGATGAAAATATTACAGAAGACATATGGGTTATATGTAAAATAATACTTTTAATGCTGAATGTTTAGGTGAACGTTGTTAGCCACCGTGCTAGACCATACATTAAAGGCAGAGAGAAGCTATTGGGTAGCTCCCGATGGTTCAGCCTCTCTGAGTATGTGACTGAATGCAGTGAGTGTATATGAAGCAGGAAGAAAAGCCCTTAATCTATTAAGTTTTGAGTTTTTAACCAGACTTGTATTACTGCGGAGATGCCGAACGGTTTAGGCACTTGGCTCATAACCAAGCTTTAGTGGGTTCGACTCCCACCTACCGCAATAGGAACCGCAGAGTGGTAAATTGGTATTCCACTCGTACAATTTATTGTCTTGAACAATAATGTATAACCAAAAAACTCACGTAGACGTACGAATCCCCTAGGTGGCGGTGGTTGGGGAAACATTGGGCTATTGGAGCAGTCAGGAGTGCTCGTCTCCCTGTCACGGAGAAGGTCATGGGTTCAAGTCCCATATAGCTCGTTTATGGCGCATTGGTCAAGCGGTCAAGACACCGGTCTTTCGAACCGGAATCGAGAGTTCGACTCTCTCATGCGCTATTATTCATTATTATTTTCTCTTTTATTTATTCTGTTTATATCTTAAAACTATCATTATTGGAAAGGGGGCATATGGACATGCCTAAGAAATTTATTACTCTCTCAGTCACATTTATTAAACGATTATGGCACTCAACACTAGTATCATATGCCTCCCTTTCTGGGACTATATGACTTACTAAGGTTTATTTCGTGGTATTATTACACGGACTATTAGCTCAGTAGGTCAGAGCCGTCAGCTCATAACTGACAGGTCATCGGTTCAATTCCGGTATAGTCCATTTTTAGGGAGAAATATTTCTCCCTATTATTTTTATAAAAAGTGTTGACTTTCTGTACAACACATGATACTATAAGTTTACAAGGTAAGCAGTAAGGGCTTGTAAGGTTCGAATCCTTAATTACCTATTCCACTTTTAATAGTGGCATGTTTTAATCTCTCATTATCTTACATTTTTCGGAGGGTTGCTAGTCCCTCCCCTCCGAATCTTGCGCTGTTGGTGTAGTGGCTATCATTTCCGGCTCCAACCCGGAAGACGGGGGTTCGAATCCTTCACGGCGTGTATTCTTGGACAGCGGTGATAGTTATAGTGTACTATCCTTCACAGGAACGAATTACTGGTATGTAGCACTCTACTGGTAATTGTTGAAGAATGTGACGTGTTTACAAGAGTAAAGTCATCTAAGGCAGTGTTGCCGAGTCTAGGTTCTGATAGCGCAGGTGTAAAGCAGACTAGTGCCCTGTTTTCACTTATCAGTTTATGTGAGTCCCGATGCAGATAAAAACCTAGAGGGATGCCAATGCGGGAGTAGCCAAGTGGGTTAAGGCTAGGGATTGCAAACCCCTGAACGTGAGTTCGAATCTCACCTTCTGCTTATGACATAAATCTGACTTGTCATCAGATTTTTAGTACCTGTACTCATTTTTTGAGTATCCACACTTCAAAGGCATAGGACTTATCTTAGTAACCACGTGGGGGATAAGTCCAAATTGACACGGAGAGGTAGCTCAGTAGGTTAGAGCACTAGATTGAAACCCTAGGGGTCGGTGGTTCAATTCCACCCCTCTCCATTAGCAAATGCTAATAAAACACGAATAAGGGGAATATTTATGAAAGTAATCAACTATGGTAGTAACTATGAAATTTATGCAAACGACCTTAAAACTTATGATAAGTTGCCTGCGCAAACTTATAAAGTTCGATTCAATCCAATGTCTGGGTTCTCACTAGTAGTAACAGACGATTTTGAATTGAAAGAACCTAAAGTTTACGGTGACCGTTTAGCTAAAATTGAAAAAGTGCTACACACATTTAAAACAATTAATCGTAGCTTAGGAATCATTTTAAGTGGAGACAAAGGGATTGGTAAATCACTATTTACTCAAATCTTATCTCAACGAGCTATTGAAGAGGATATGCCTGTTATCTTAATTACAGAAGCTTATCCGGGGATTGCAGAATTTATTGACAGTATTGACCAAGAGTCTCTTATCCTGTTCGATGAATTTGAAAAAGTATTCAATGACCGTGACGGTCGTGAACCACAAGAAAAACTATTGAGCTTATTCGATGGTTTATCACAACGTAAACGTATCTACGCTCTTACTGTTAATAGCTTAAGTTGTGTAAATGACTTTATGCTTAACCGTCCGGGACGTTTCCATTATCATTTACGTTTCGAATATCCTGATGCAGATGAAATTCGCACTTACTTGCAAGATAAGTTAGACGAAGCTTACTATGGTGAAATTGACAGTGTTGTTAAGTTTAGCCGTAGAATTAAGTTAAACTATGACTGCTTACGAGCAATTGCATTGGAATTAAGCTTTGGTATCCCATTTGGTGAAGCTATTGCTGACTTAAACATCCTTAATATTGAAAATCAATATTACACAGTAACTATTCAATTTGAAGGTGGGTTACAACCTGTTGTAATCAACTCTCGAAGCTTAGATTTATTCGGTGACAGAGTTTCGTTCGGTAGTCGTACAAAAGAAGATAGCATTTACTTTGATGTATCCTTCAACAGTAAAGACTTAACAGTTGGTAAAGACGAAACAATCGGTATTTCCGGTAAGAACGTTAACGTTGATGTGTACCTTGATGATGAAGACGATGAAAAGTACAACGACTTAACTATCAAGAGCATTATGTTTAAACAAGCTCAAACAAATACCTACGGGTATGGTAACTTAGTATAATAATTCCCCTCTATTGAGGGGTTACGCTGATTTAGTATAACGGCTATTACTCCGGCTTTGTAACCCGGGAATGGGAGTTCGATTCTCTCAATCAGCATTGTGAGCGGAAACTCACAAATTAATGTTTTGAATGATTGACTGGTTATCTGGTTAGTTAGTGCGAACATTGCATACAATTATCTATATAGAATTTTATCAATAAGCTAGTTTTGTGTCTAGTGGTCTATGTGAGCTTCATAACCTCATGGCGGTTCGATTCCGTAAGGCTTAACTAGCTATTGGTAATCTTATATCCTTAGCTCAGTTGGTGGTAGCACCTGACTCTTAATCAGGGGGTCACAGGTTCGAATCCTGTAGGGGATATTCTCGAAGAGTTGGTGTATGGCTTTGGTAACACGCCTCTTAGGAGGAGCAGGCAGTTCAAATCTGTCAGTCGAGACCCTTAGTTTTTCTATTAGTAACGGTTTTTCGAGAGGGTTATCTTGAAAAACACAACTGTCTTCATAGCTCAATCGGCTAGAGCACCCGACTTTTAATCGGGGGGTTCGGGGTTCAAATCCCTGTGGGGACATCGGTTAGTACATTGCGGTGCCACGGACAACCTGTAGGAGGGCACTTACAGGGGACGGGACGAAGGTGCCCATAGTCAGTCTGCGTAATTGCTAGCCTAGAGCGACAGTTCGTTCAATTGGATAGGATGCTAGACTACGAATCTAGTGATAGAGGTTCGATTCCTTTACTGTCGGTTAACATACGGAAGTGACGTGATGGCAATACGTAGCGGATACCGTGGGAGATAATGAGTGCACTAAAACTCCTATATCGCAGGTTCGAATCCTGTCTTCCATATAAAATATGGTTTGTCTATACTGGGTTCGACTCCCGGGGCGTGAGAAGTCCAGACCTCAATATCTGGCTTTGTTCATGCCGAGGTGATTGTAATACCGAAAGAAATCCTCTGGTAGGGTTCCATATTTCACCGTCTTAGTTCAGTGGGAGAACGCCACCCTTACAAGGTGGATGTCACAGGTTCAAATCCTGTAGACGGTATCGTGTATATAGGATGCAGTAAAAATTTGATTCATGATATATAATTTTTATTGCTAACTATCTCTAGTCACTCTAGTAGGGGCACCGAATGGGGAGATTAGTAGAGAGGCGGGGCACCCCGAGAACAGGTGAAAGTCCTGACACATGGGTCACACCAGTGTAGCTCAGTTGGTTAGAGCATCGTCTTGATAAGGCGGGTGTCAGAGGTTCAAATCCTCTCACTGGTATTTGCCTTGATTGGAAAACTATGACCTGTCGTTAGTTTACGTCTTACACTTTGGTGAAGAAACGTTTTTCGGGAGGTAGCTTTTATTAATAAGGAGTGGTTCCTGTGAAGAAAGTATTGTCTAAATTGTAAGTATCTATTAAGGAGGACTTACAATGAGTAGAAGTTACAGAAAAACCTATTACCGTTATGTTTGTATGAAGGACTCAACTGTTCGAGACATAAAAAGAATGGTTAACAGAAATTACAGGCATAAATTAAATCAAGGTCGTTTTGATGACGAAGTAACATTGACACATCATAAACGAGTAGAAGAAACTTGTTGGACATATGATATGAAAAAATTTTATGCCCACGAGGAAGATTACAAGGATAATAATTTTTATCAGAAATTGAGAAGAAAGTAGGTAATATCTTGAAAGCAGATTATGTAGTTGCAGGAGACTGGGAAGGCATCTATCTTGATGATAAGCTTCAAGTAGAAGGACACAGTATACAAACAGCAGAAGCAATGAAACTTACCATTGAAAATGAAGTAACGGAGTTAACTGTTTACGAGATTGACCAAGAGTACATGGAAGAGCTAGGTTCTCTACCCGAAAGTTTCTCTCAATTAGATTCATCAAAACTTTTTTAAATAAATTTCTATGTAAGTGTTGACTTTCCTTACAAGATGCTGTATAGTAATTCTTGTAAGGAACACATGATGGTGACTGTAGCCTAATGGTAAGGCAGTGTTCTGTGGAAACATGAATCTCAGTTCGATTCTGAGCAGTCACATAAGGTTACACTTTTCCTTACTAGATTAACTTGACCGAAAATTTTGAGGAAATACTCTTTTAGCCTCTTTTTCGTTAAAACATATCTTAACCCATTCATAAGAAAAATGTTGATATATAAAGTGGTATTTTTCCAGAAGTGAGAAATCATAAATAATCTAGTTTAAAAAGTGATTATGCGGGTATGGCGGAATTGGTATACGCTGTGGACTTAAAATCCATTGTCCTTTGTGACATGCAGGTTCGACTCCTGTTACCTGTATAACCTTTCTGGTTTTTATAACACAGATAAAAAGCCTGCAAGCTATATGCTAGCAGAACAGTAGGTGGGTAGGGCTGTTATTATGCGAGAGTGTTGGAATTGGTAGACATGTGGCACTTAGAATGCCATGCCTGTGATGGGCGTGAGGGTTCGAATCCCTCCTCTTGTATTAGGTCAACGGAAATTGACCTTTACGTTTTACATGGTTAAGTAGTTTACGTAATGAAGACTGTCCTGTTAGATTTAAGTAAAGTACTTAGGTTAAAGACCGGAACAACTTACCCTTATAGTCCGGTGGTGGAGACGTTACATTTTCCGTAACTCATTTTCATTTTTTAATTGTATACTTTTGATTAGACCCTGCCGGAAGGGTAGGGTTAGTCAAAAGAAATTCTTATGTTGGGGTAGTTTTGGTTTCGACTGGCGTAAGAAGTATATGAATAGCGGGCAGAGTGATGACTTAATCATCGCAGTAAATATAACTGCTAAAAACGAAGAATTATTAGCTGTAGCCTAGTTTTAGACTAGCTACACACTTACCCCTCTAGACTAGGGTCGGTTCTACCTAGAGGACTCATTAACCGACAACGCTGAGGTAAAAGTGGATAACTCAGGAGAGGCTTTACCACTCAGTTAAGGTAATTTCAGTTATTAGTTGTAACCTTAACTTAGATTAAAACTAGTAACTACGCCCGTAGAATTTTGTATGGTTCTACGTTAGGACACGGGTTCGAGTCCCGTCTACTCCATAGTCACTGTGGCGGAATAGGTAAACGCTAATTAACACAGTATAGCACAGGGGAAGATTCAGGCTAGTCTAGAACAAGTCGGGTAAACAACTGTAAGGCTAGATTCCTATAAATCCATTAGAAAATTGAAGCTGTATGTCCCTATCTCGAAGGTGCCGACTAACTAATGGAAGTGTGCATGTAAGGTGCAAATCCTTACCAGTGACATAATTGTGGCTGATTTCTACGGATTCAGAGCGGAGCATCCCCGCAGGTTGGGCATACTACAGTCCCCCCATGATGCTTCATGGGTTATACATAGTTAGGAGGTAACATGATGTATTTAAAATTCATTGGTTTAAACGGAAGTTTAGGTTTAGTGAAGGACAAGATATACTTTGTTACCTCCGAGATAAATGAGCATTATATTATTTTGAGAATACATGATGTTCACGGTAAGACAGTAATGTGTCCATACGAAGCATTAGAAAAAGTGTTAGAAAATTGGCAGGTCTGTTAGTATGCAGATAGTAGGGTGTGCATGAAGCCTAGGGAACAACATGCACAAAAGATTAGGTATTGTGTACTTGACACAAACCCGCCTGCTCCCAAGACGGAAGGTTACTCAAACGGTAAAGAGGCTTGGTTGGAAACCAAGTAGATGTGTAACAGCATGTGTGGGTTCGAATCCCATGCCTTCCATTTGAAATATAAACTACTAAAGCTGTTTAAAGAGTTCGGTTTAAGTAGTTCCGGTTGGCTAGTCAACTAACAGTACTAGTCAATCAATTTCTTTTTCGGGGAGTATCATAACTGGTATTCAGCGTGATTTGAAATCATGTAGACGTGTAAAAGCGTTTGGGGGTTCGAGTCCCTCCTCCTCGGTTCATTAAAGATAATGGAGGCTAATTATGAGTTTTCGTAAAGGTAAACACAAGGAGCCTTCTAAGTGGCAAAGATTTATTCAATCAATCATGGAAGTAGAAGGTGAAAACATGGAGGACACATTGTTTGAAAAAGCTTTTGATTCTTGGAAAGCAGGAGATAAAAGTGAAGAAGTACAACGAGTTTTATTAGATTCTGGTTTAGAGCAGTATAAAACTGGTGGTAAGTATAATGTGGATGCTGTTAGAGAAATCTGTGAGAAAGCCCATAAAGGTGAGACTGTTTACAGGAAAGACAAGCATATCTTACAAGATTTCTATGAATGTTTAGAATGGGAAAACTTCCATACTGAAATTGAAGCAATTGAATTGTTTACAGGAGTATCCTATATATAGCCATATTTATAACTTAGGAGGGTAATTGTTATGAGATACACAGTTGAAAAAGGTGACACAATGTATTCTATTGCTAGAAAATATTATGGTAAGCCTTGGTTATGGAGACTAATTAGGTTACATGGTCAGAATAGAAGTATTAAAGACCCTAATAAACTTAGAATTGGTCAAACAATTTATCTTCCGTTTAAGTAAGTATATCTCCGTAGGCTAATTGGATAAACCACAGGATTTCTAATCCCGCATTCTGAGTTCGAATCTCAGCGGAGGTGTTTTATACGGGGCATTAGCTCAGTTGGGAGAGCGCTACCCTTGCAAGGTAGATGTCAGCGGTTCAAGTCCGCTATGCTCCATAGCTGTACTCTGCGCAAGGTGCAGTGAATTTAGTTACCTAGCTAGAAATTAAATAGGTATGCGTAGCTTAAGTGGATAAAGTGACCTATGAAGTAGATAGGGGTTCAAATCCCCTCGCATATCATTAGGATTGGTCATCCTTGTTCAGGGTTGCAAACCTGTAACAGAATACGAGGTGAATTAACACCATATTGGGCGTTACCCTAGATTCCTGTCAAATCTATTGGTACGGTAACTAGACTAGGTGTGTGTAATCGGAAGATGACAGGTACACAAGCCTATCCAATAGGACAGTGGTATACGGGTTCGAATCCCGTCCTGCGGGTTACCCCTGCGGGTGGCTGAATGGTTAAAGCACACTGTCCCGAATGGATAAATTAAAAAAACTTACAAATAGTTGTTGACATCATGTAAGTTTGTGTTATAATATATGTATAAGTTAACGGGAAATAGCGCAGTTGGTAGCGCACACGTTTTGGGAGCGTGGGGTCGTAGGTTCAAGTCCTGCTTTCCCGATTAGTACCTTCGGTAATTGTGAGTCCTAGCTCAACTCTAGGCAAGGTATTATAGAGTTAATAGGAGAATGACAAGACAGGAATGATACTTCGCTGTCGGGTACCCGCCTATTAACATCATGTGGATTTAGTATAAGGGTAGTATTTTTGGCTTCCAACCAAAAGGTGCGGGTTCGAATCCTGCAATCCATATATTCGTATCACCCTGCGCCTCTTAATATGCGTACCAAGGGTGGTCTATCGGGTTGTATGTAGGCACTGTGTATATAAGACTAGTCACGTGTGAGGCAATACTAGTTGAAGTTACACAATGTACCCCATTAATACACTATGAGAGCTACCTCACTAAAAGTTATTGTACATTGTATTGATATATACATACTTATACGGGGAGTTATACCGTAAGTAGTAGCGGGGCTGACTGTAAATCAGTTGCGAAAGCTCGGGTGGTGCAACTCCATCACTCCCCATTAAAATAAAATGACCGGAGGTCACATAACATGTCTAAATTTTACGGAATTATTTCAACAACTTCTACTCGTACAGAAGAGTACGAACAAAAGTTAAAAAACGGAAAGACAGTTAAGAAAACTCGTGAAATTACTGTACCAAAAGAAGTTACAGTACAGTCTTCTCAACCAGACCGTTTAGGTGCTCGTAAAGAGCTAGAAGCTTTTGCACGTAAATGCAAAGGTACTGTTAAATATATTGGAGCTTTTAAATAAGTTTCAATATATTTAAATTAATACTTGACAGTTTAAATAGTTTATGCTATTATAAAGACAAGATAAAAAGGTTTTGACATATGTCATAGTTCCAACCTAACAGGTAGCCGGAACATAAAGAACGCCACAGCAAACTTTTAAAACTAATACATCTGAAAAATGTGAGTTGTTGGTTCGAATCCAACTGCCACCATTGGTGGTATAGCTTAATTGGCGAAGCTTAAAGTTAATGCGTTCTTGTTACATAAATAAAACGGTTTTGGCTTAGGTCATAGCTTCACCCTTAATGGGCGCCGAAGCATAAAGAAGCATACAGCAAACCCTTACTTAGGTTCAACTCCTATATTCTCAACCCAAATTCTGAGGATGCCGATTGGTGGCATAATTGCTTCTTGATACATAAATAAAACGGTTTTAGCATAGCTATAGTTCCATCCTTAATGGGTGCCGGAACATAAAGAATCTAACAGCGATTTTTATTGCCTATGGAGCCGTGGGTCGCAGGTTCGAGTCCTGCCGGGAGGATGATTCCTCCTGTAGCTCAGTTGGTTAGAGCAACGTATAAAATAGATTCTTGTTACATATTAAAAAGGTTTTGGTATTTTGCCATAGCTCTGACCTCTTAGGTTGCCAGAGCATAAAGAACCCTACAGCAATCAACTAACAAATTAAAACTATTGAATTTAATTAAGCCTGTGGTTCTTGATACTACATACAAACTCATTCTTAATCGGATGAGTTTTTTATTTACAAAAAGTGTTGACTTACATAATATTACATGTTATAGTGGTGTTAGATAAAAAAACTATCATACAAAGGAGAGATGTCAGATGTCATTTTTAGACAACCTAAAAGAAGAAACAACTGTTGGCTCTACAGAAAATGGAGCTAAAACTTATACATCAACTTTAAACGCTAACTTAGACTTCTTTGCACAAGCAGGGGCTATGCGTGGACGTTTAGGGGATGTACGAAACATGTTTGGTAAAGCTTACGATGAAAACCCAGAGTTAGCATTACGCAATTTGGTACACTTACGTAATATCCGTTTAGGTGGATTGGGTGAACGTTCCGCTTACCTAGAAGCAATCAAATACTTAGTGGATGGTCGTAACCAAAACAAGCAAGTAATCGTTACTTTAATGGAGTACATGGCATATGTTGGTCGTTGGACAGACTTATTTGAAACTATGGAGTACGCACACAAACGTAGTATTCACTTTGTGGATACAGAAGGTGCACGTATCATCGGTAACCAACTAACATCTGATATTAAAAACATGTCAGAAGGTAAGCCTGTATCATTACTAGGTAAATGGTTAGCTAATGTAAGTTCTCCAAATAGCAAGAAACGTAATCAAGGTGCTCGTATTGCTAACTATTTAGGTTTTGAAGGTAAAGCAGGTCTAACTCGTTATCGTAAAATGATTGCTAAATTACGTGATTATTTAAATGTAATTGAAGTTCGGTTAGCAAGCAAGGAATACCATAAGATTGATTTGAACCAAGTATCCTCTAAAGCATTATTCAAATACCGTAAAGCTTTGCAATTACACATGCCAGACGAATATGAAGATTTACTTTCTAAAGTAGAATCTGGGGAAGTAAAAATGAATGCAAAGAACATGTTACCTCATGAAGTAATTCGGGCTTATGGTAGCAGAAGTTACTACAGAACATTAGACCGTTCATTGGAAGCAACATGGAAATCTATGGACGATGTGTTGAAAGATATTGAAGATAATGCAATTGTAGTTGCGGATACTTCTGGTTCTATGACATGGGGTGGTACAGAAAATGTTACCCCTTGGGAAGTTGCAGAAGGCTTAGCTATCTACACTGCGGAACGCTTAAGTGGCGCATTCAAAGGTCATTTCATCGTATTTTCTGAACAACCTCGTTTAGTAAATTTACCATTGTCAGGTACACTTATGGATAAGATGAAGGCTTATGATAAATGTTCATACAATGCTAGAAACACAAATTTACAAAAAGTATTCGACTTGATTTTATCTACTGCGGTGAAAAACCACACACCACAAAATGAATTACCTTCAAAAATCGTTATTATTTCCGATATGGAATTTGACCAAGGTGTGGCAGGTTACACTAACTATGAACAAGCAAAACTTAAGTTCGAACAGGCAGGTTACGAGTTACCATCTGTAGTATTCTGGAATGTAAACTCTCGTCATGATAATACACCTGTACGTTTTGACGAAAAAGGAACAGCTTTAGTATCTGGGTTCTCCACAAACATCTTAACACAAGTGTTAGGCGGAGAAATTACTTCCCCAGAAGAAATGATGTTGTCTGTGTTAAATAAACCAGAATACGACTTTGTAAAAGAAGCACTTAAATAATCTACTTGCCCTAGGTTTTCCTAGGGCTGTAGTTATATATAGAATGGAGGGGAGAATCGTGGAAAGCAAGCCAAAACCCTTGGTGCTGAAACGTGTTCGTGAAGAAAAGCATGAATCCTTGCGTTCTGTAGCTAAAAAACTAGGTGTACACTGGTCAACCGTATCCTATTGGGAGCATGGAATCAAAAAACCCCGAGCAAATAATCAAGCTAAATTAGCTCGGATTTTTGATATGCCTGCGGACAAGCTATTAGAACCTGATGACAAAAACTGATTGCCAAATATTTTTTGGCAATTTTTTGTAAGATAGGTGTTGACTTTTATAATATGTAATGATATACTTTGAGTATAGTAAAGAAAGGGAGAGATGGTCATGAGACTAACAACTACAGAAGTAAAAGAAAAAGAATTAGAGCGCAACTTTAAGGAATACAAACGTGTTCAGGAGTTGCTTGATTCTTTAAACGAGCAAAGAGATGAACTTAGAAAAGAAATTCTTGAACAAATGATTCAACTTAAGAAAACAAAAGTTGAATCTCAATACGGAACATTCAAACTTATTAGCGCCTATGAACGCATTGGTGTAGACCGAAATACCTTGGAAAAATGTTATCCTAATGTATTTAAAAAGGTTAAGAAAATCACTGAGGTAAGTCAAAGCATTCAATACAAAAAATAATTAAGGGAGAGATGACAGGTGTCTAAAGAAAAGAAGCAAGATAAAGCAGTAAAACAGGTCTATGAAACAGCAGACCTGTCTAAATTCAAACAACTAAAAGGAAACAGACCAGTTAAAATTTCTAAGGCTTTACGGGACTCAATTGCGAAACGTGGGGTTCTTACTGAGATTAAAGTAAATCGAAAGATGGAAGTTATTGACGGACAACACCGTTTAGCTGTAGCTCGTGAACTTGGGTTACCCATTACTTATACGTTCGATGACAGTGACATTGATGTTGCAGAATTGAATAGTACAAGTAAATCATGGAAGGTCGAAGATTACATCCATAAGTATGCCGAATCAGGATACCAAAGTTATAAACAACTGTTGAACTTGATGTCTACGTATCCGGCATTACGGGTGTCCTCTACTATTTCTACTGCGTTAGGTTATAGTAGTACAGCAGGAAGAAAAACAGATGTTGTACGTGATGGTGCGTTCCGTTTCCGTAACTATAAAGAATATGTCAAGTTTGCTCAGTCATATCAAAAGTTTATTGATTCAACAGATTTTAGGTCAAACACACAGTTGCAGGGAGTTTATTTCTTGTTGTATACGCTAGAATCATTTAATGCAGAGCGTTTCACTAAGAAAGTTATTGCGCATGACCTTGCTAGTAAATTAGTAGGAGTAACCTCTTTCCCTCGATTGTTTAGAGCATTCCTAGATGTTAATAACAATCGTTTGAAACCGAAGTCTCCTTACTGGATTTCCGTGGTAACAAATGAACTTGGGGAAGCTGTTATTTCTGGAAAGTTCAATAATAAACTTCTTGAAGCTATGCCTAAAATTAAATTAAAAGATTAAGAGGTGTAACTGTGGCAATCAAGAATAAAATCGGAGCTTATACGACTGAGGATGGTAAAGTTAAGGTACAGATGTCTGGTAGTCGAGAAGAGCTACTAGCGGTTTTAGCCATCCTTAATGCTAAGTTCCTACTAGATGCTACATCTAGTGCTGAGGAGTACCGTAGAGCTTTTGAGAGGTTACAAGTAGAAACAGGTAACAAGTACCTAATGCTCAAAACGGATGAGTATAAGCACAAGAAACCAGATGATGGTGAAGATTTCTTAGGTGAGCTAATCTGAGAAAAAATTAATCAATTTGTAATATTTGTTGAAAAAGACTACAACTTAGTTTGTAGTCTTTTATTTTTTGTTGGCAATTACATCTTGCACTGTAAGTATTGTTATGCTATACTAAGTATACTAGATATTGTAAGAAAGGTGGAACTTTGAGTGCAAGCAACACAAGATGTAGATGTTAAGACAAAACAGATTTTTGTAGTTAAACGAGACGGAAGAACTATCAAGTTTAATGAAGGAAGGATTGTACGTGCCGTAGGACGAGCTGAGAAGGATGCTACAGGCGCTAAAACAGATTTAGGAGAGATTATAGCTGAACGTGTTAAACGCTTTGTAGTGAAGCATTACAGCGATACAGGACGTGTCGATATTGCAAAACTCCAAAGTATTGTAGAGCAGGAATTAATGAAATCTTTTGCTAAAAACGTAGCTAGAAACTATATTGAGTTTCGTTCTTTACGTGATGCTGAACGTGCAGGTGATACAGATATTAATGTAAGATTACGTAAGCTACAAGAAAAGGACAAAACTATTGTCAATGAGAATGCAAATAAGGACTCAAATACATTTGCAACAGAACGAGACCTTACAGCAGGTACAGTTAACAAAGTTGAGGGTCTTAAAATGCTCCCTCCTCATGTAGCTAACGCACATTTACGTGGAGATATTCATTATCACGATTTAGACTATCAACCTTATCGTCCAATGACAAATTGTTGTTTGATTGACTTTGAATATATGTTGAAGAATGGGTTTAAAATGGGTAACGCAGAAATAGGTTCACCGCATTCCATTCAAACAGCTACAGCACAAACAGCACAAATTATTGCGAATGTGGCTTCCAGTCAATATGGTGGTTGTTCGTTTGACCGTATTGATGAAGTATTAGCACCTTATGCTGAAATGAATTATCAAAAACATATGACAGATGCTAAACGTTATCGTATTCCTGAGCCAGAAACATATGCAATCGAGAAAACAAACAAAGATATTTACGATGCAATGCAAAGCCTAGAGTATGAAATTAATACGTTATTTACATCGAATGGTCAGACTCCTTTCACGTCTATTGGTTTTGGTTTAGGTACTGGACGTTGGGAAAGAGAAATCCAAAAAGCTATTTTTAAAGTACGTATCCAAGGTCTAGGTACAGAAGGACGTACAGCAATCTTCCCTAAATTATTGTTCACTATTAAAGACGGAGTTAACCGTAAACCAGAAGACCCTAACTATGAAGTAAAACAGTTAGCATTAGAATGTTCAGCTAAACGTATGTACCCTGATATTTTGAACTATGACAAAATTGTTGAGCTAACAGGCTCATTTAAATGTCCTATGGGTTGTCGTTCATTCTTACAAGGATGGAAAGATGAACATGGAAACGAAGTAAACTCTGGTCGTATGAATTTAGGAGTAGTAACCCTTAACTTACCACGTATTGCTATTGAATCAGAAGGGGATAAAGAAGTCTTCTGGGAAATTTTTGAAGAACGAGCTAAGGTATTACATGATGCTTTGGCTTATCGAATTGAACGTACTTATGAAGCTCAACCAAAGAATGCTCCTATCTTGTACAAACATGGTGCTTTTGGAGCTAATTTAACCGATGATGACGATGTAAAACAATTGTTCATAAATAACCGTGCAACGGTTTCTATGGGCTATATTGGGCTGTACGAGGTTGCTAGCATGTTCTACGGTGGTGACTGGCAAGATAAAACAGACCCACATCATGAAGAGGCAAAAGAGTTTGCTTTAGATGTTTTACGTAAGCTTTATGATAAAAAGGATGAATGGACAAAAGAGACAGGTATCTGGTTTTCTATCTACTCAACACCAAGTGAAAGTCTAACCGATAGATTCTGTCGTATGGACACAGAAAAATATGGAATCATCGAGAACATTACAGACAAAGAATACTATACAAATAGTTTCCACTATGATGTTCGTAAAGCTCCAACACCTTTTGAAAAGATTGACTTTGAGAAAGAGTTTCCAAAATATGCTTCTGGTGGTTTTATTCACTATGTAGAGTACCCTAAATTAGTTCATAACCTTAAGGCGTTAGAAGCTGTTTGGGACTACAGCTATGATAAAGTTGGTTATTTAGGAACAAACACCCCGATTGATAAATGTCATGAATGTGGTTTTGACGGAGAGTTTAACCCCACATCAGACGGCTACGAATGTCCACAATGTGGGAATAATGACCCCGCAACATGCGATGTCGTTAAAAGGCAATGTGGATATTTGGGTCAACCACAAGCTCGTCCTAATGCACACGGACGTAAAAAAGAAATAGATGCACGTGTGAAACATATGTAAGGTTTATTAGAGCCTGCTAGTCAGGCTCTTAATATTGTCAAAAATAAGAAAAAGTTAGAGGAGATGGTTATGATAATTACATTAGCCGGAGTTATTGGTGTAGGTAAATCATCAATGACAGAAATATTAGCAAATCTTTTAAACACAAAAGCAGTTTATGAACCGGTAGAGGAAAATCCAATGCTTGAATTGTTCTACCAAGATAAAGCAAAGTATGGACTACTTTTCCAAATAGATATGCTATCTAAACGCTTCGAAATGATTCAAGAAGCTATGAGTGTAGATAACGGTATTTTAGACCGTTCTATTTTTGAAGACAGTATCTTCTTAGACCAACTAGTACAAGAGGGTCATGTTACAGAAATGGAACAGGGAGTTTATCACCGATTGCTTAATCGTATGTTAAAAGAATTAGAACCATTACCTAAAAAGACTCCCGATTTAATGATTGTATTAAATTGTTCTTTTGAAGAAGAAATCAAACGAATCAATGCACGTGCCCGTGAGTTTGAGAAAGTAGAAGAGGGTACTGAATTATACGAATACTTTAAACGCCATCATGAGAACTATCAAAATTGGTTACAAAAAGATATGGGATTCCCTAAAATTGTTTTAGATGTAACAGATAAAGACTTTGTGAATGATAAGGGAGACCGTGTTTACTTGTTAACAATTATTTTGAGTAAGTTGTGTGAAGTCGGGGCACTATCTACTGTAGATACAGTTAAATGTTTATGTGAGTTAAACGGCTTACCTTGGTGTAAAGACCACGCTACACAAGTTGCATTGAAGCTATATAATAGATTAGAGGGTAAACTACCTTTCCATGAATTAAGCAAGTTTACTGACAATCAAGACTTATACACACTAGAGAAAGCTATTTAATGGAGGAAAAATAACAAATGGACAAGTTAAAAAAGTTTTGGAAAGATAACAAAGGAAATATTGAAAAATTATTCACTTACGAATATTATAAAGATGGTTTAACTGGTTGGAATAAATCAGCTCGTGTATTATGGTTTGTCGGAATGGCAGTCCAAGTATTTACCGGTATTATTCTACCTATGCTACAAGGTCAAGGGTTAACAATGACAGGGTTTACTGCTACAATTGCAGGAATTATTGGATTTACATGTACTGTAACAATTACAATGGGTAAATCAATTAATGGTATTTTAGGATTTATTTCTGCTATTCTATTAATCGGTGTAGCAACTGTAACAGGTAACTACAGTGATATTATTATGCAAACTGCTTATATTGTTTTGTTAGATATTCCTATCATCTTCTCTAAACAATGGAATGAGGGTTTGAAACCTCGTAAAATGCAACCTGTACACATGCTTAAAACATTAGGTCTTATTGTTGTTTTCTGGGTTGCTTTATACTTATTAGATACGGTTGTTTTACATTCACCGCAGGCTTTCTTAGATGCAACAAGTGCAATGATTGGTTTAGTTGGCGCTGTACTGTGTGTGAAAGGCTTTAGAGCACAATATTACTTCTGGACTTTCCAAGGACTAATGTCAGTAGCTCTATGGATTCAAACAGCTTTACATGGACATGCAGTTTATGTACTAATGCTAACTTACATGTTATACCTAGCAAATGACGTATTAGCATTTACAAACTCTAAATGGTTTAAAAAGGAGGTTCCTCATGCCTAAAGTAACAGTCTACTCAAAAAATGGTTGTGGTCAGTGTACATTCGTGAAACGTATGCTTGAAGGGGAGAAAATTCTCTTTGAAGAACGAAACATTGATGAAGACCCAACAGCCAGAGATTATTTAGTTAGTAAGTCCGTAACTTCATTACCTTACGTAGAAACATCTACAGGTATTAGTTTTACGGGCGTACAAATGGGAAAAATCAAAGAAATAAAAAATTCTTACAAATAATTTGTAAGATAGTGTTGACTTAGTGATACTTATAAGGTATACTTCTTCTTGTAGCAAAGAAGGGTATACCTTTTTTATTTGAAAGGAGAAACAAATGAAAGATTTATCAAAGTGCAAATACATAGCTATCGACTTTGATGACACTATTGTAAGAAGTGAATTTCCAAATATTGTAGGGCTACAACCACATGCAAAAGAAGTGATTAACAGCCTATACAAGTCAGGAAAACAAATTCTTATATGGACATGTCGTGAAGGCGAAGAGTTAGAACAAGCAAAAAGGTTTTTGGCAGAATGTGGTATTAACTACCACTACATCAATGAGAATCATCCAGATTTGATGAAAGCATATGGAAATAACAGCCGTAAGCTTGGTGCAGATGTTTACATTGATGACAAAGGACGTACAACAGAATATGTCAATTGGAGAGAAATTCTTAAACAGTTCTTAGGAGGAAAAGCACATGGGTAAAGCGAATACAATTATTATTTCACTAGTAGGGGTTTTATTATTAGGTATTGTTGCATTTTTTGGAGTAAAACATGTAGAAAATAGAGCTATCAGTTACGAAGTATCTATTGAGCAAGCCTATGGTGATTTAAATACTGAGGAAAACAGACGAGTAGATTTGTTTCAAAATTTAGTAGATGCTATTGAGAGCTATAATAACTACGAAAAGAGTACATTAGAGCTTATTGTTAAAGCAAGACAACAAGCAGAAACTGGTAAAGTAGACTCAGCTAAAACGACTTTAAATGCAGTAGTCGAAAAGTATCCAGAACTTAAATCACAGGATAATTACAAACAAGCAATGAAGGAGTTCAGTATTACAGAGAATCGAGTTGCTAGTCATCGTAAAGCTTATAACCGACAAATTTCAGATTATAAACGATTTACTAGAACTTTCTTAAATCGTAAGTTACTTGCACTGCAAGGGTATGAAGTACAAGATTATGAATTGTTAACAATCCCTGTGGAGCCTAAAGGTCATACAGACCTGTTTAGCAAATGATACGGGTGGACGGTAGAATCCGGTTCATCATTATTCCTATGCTAATTGTTACCTTAACTAGTTTACTAGGAATATGGGTACATGGAAAAGTAGAAGAGAACCGGATAAAATCGAATCAAATGTACGAAACCGCTATTCCGGCAGATGATAAAGAAACGTATGATTACGTGTTAGATACACAACAAGGTATCTTTTATACGCATAGTGATTTCATAGCAATAAAACCAGTAACGTTTCCTCGTATTGGTGGAGAATACATGAAAGTTGTTGCAGAAGAGGAACACTATGAGATGCGGACTAGAACAGTTAGTTATGTAGACGAGAAAGGTAACACAAAAACTAAAACAGAAACTTACTGGGAATGGGTATACTATGGCTCTAAGACTAAACAGGTTGATAAAGTTAAAGTACACGACCATATATACGACTTTAACAAGTTTACTGGGTTCGATGGCAAGTATATAACTACTAAGTACTTATCATCAGATGTACGTATTACCTACTATGGCGTACCTAAGAAGTTACATTTAACTTTCCTTGCGGATGCTAGTGAAAATGGGTTACAGTCAGTTAGAGGTAAAGACAGCGCTATTAACGTTTCCTATACTGCATATGATAAATTTGTTGAGTCCAAATTGTCTAAAGGAATCCTTTCTACGGTATTAATTGTTATCGGGTGGATTGCACTAACAATTGGTTTAATTTATGGTTATTTTTATATTGAAAATAACTAGTAAAGTGTGGTATAATTAATTATAGTAAAAAATACCTAAAAGGAGGAATAAGGTATGAAAAAGTTCGGAGTAGTAGTTGGGAAATTTTATCCCTTACACAAAGGACATGTAGATATGATTCAAAAAGCAAGCACACAAGTAGAGACTCTTGTTGTAGTGGTAAGCCATTCAGATAGTCGAGATGACCGTTTATACATGGATTCTAACATGAAACGTCCACTAACAGCACGGGACAAGCTACGAATTGTTCAAAAGACTTTCCAAGTTCAACGAGATGTCATTATTCCCGTATTAGTAGATGAATCAAACATTCCAGAATACCCTAATGGGTGGGAAGCATGGGCAAACCTTGTGAAAGAGACTGTAACAGGTAATCGTGTGTTGGCTGAAAGAGGTTTTGATTGGGAGGAAGCAACATTCTTTTCAAGTGAACCACAGGATGCGGAAGGGTACCAAAAATACTTTGGCTGTCCTACTACGTTAGTAGACCCCGAGCGTTCTAATGTTAATATTAGTGCAACAAAAGTACGTAACAACCCTATTAAGTACTGGGACTATCTACCTCGTGCTAGCCGGGAAGCATTGGCTCCTACAATTGTAATTGCAGGAGGAGAGTCTAGTGGTAAAACTTTGATGGTAGATAAGCTAGGTAACTACTTTGCTACTACGACTGTTTGGGAATACGGTCGCAACTACTGTGAACTTGAATTAGGTGGAGATGAGAGTGCATTACAGTACAGTGACTACCAAGCAATTGCTAATGGTCACTATCAAGACGTTCGATTTGCAAGACGTAATGCTAATAGATTTACTATTTCGGATACAGACTACGTAGCCACACAAGCCTTCTGTATTACGTACGAAGGAAAACCTCATCCATCTGTACAAGATAAGATTGATAATGACCGCTTTGATTTGGTTATTTTGTTAGATAATTCGACTAAATGGGTAGACGATGGTATGCGTTTAATCGGTGATGAAAAACGTAGACAAGACTTCCAAAACCTGTTGAAGAAACTATATGCGGAGAATCATATCCCATATGTGGAAGTAACTGCGAGTGATTATGAAACTCGTTATGAACTTTGCAAGAAAATTATCGAAAAGTACCTAGAAGGAACTACAGTTGACACGTTGCAATTATACGTTGACGAAATTTGGACTAACAAGGAGGAGAAATAATATGAAAACATTTATGGACAATATTTCACTAGCTAATGGAAAATGGCGCAAACAGTACGCAATCACTTTGGTAGTACTGGGACTGGTTGTGGGGGTGTTTGTCACCGACTGGTCAGATAAAACTAACTGGTTATTTTATATCACAGCATACTGCTTAGGTGTACCTTGTGTGGTATCTTTAGCAGACCGTTATCCTAAAATGGGAAATATCTTAGGTATTAGTTCTAACGTTGGTGAAATCATTATTAATACTATGTTTGGGAACTTCGGTTTGGCTTTTGCAGGTATTTATTATGGTATTACACACATTATCGGGTTAAAAGAGTGGACAAAAGAATCCAATCAAGATGAAGATGGGCGTATTAAAGTAGGTAAGATGAATGCCTTTTGGGTAGTATTTACTTTAGCATTCACAATTGTAGGTTTAATTGTCTTAATTATGTACGGAGATAAAATTGGCTTTACTACAGATGGTTCCCTAATGGGTAACATCATGTATTGGGGTAACATTATTGCTTACTTGCTAGGAATCGTATCTCAATTCTTAATGATTATGCGAATTGACTTTTCATGGTGGGGATGGTTTGCAAGTAACTTCTTCTGGTTCTTACTAGATTTCGGTTCTGGTAACTACTGGTTTGCAATTAGAGATGTTTTATATCAAACAAATGTTGTAACTGCCATCTATGCGTGGTATGATGAAAGTGGTAAATTAACCAAAGGTAAAAATAAAGAGCTAGCCTAGTGCTAGCTTTTCTTTAGGGAGGGGGAAGAGGAATGGAATATAAGCATAGAGCCGGAACGTGGTTTCGTCATTATAAGGGTGCTTATTATGCTACACTAGAATATGATGATGTACTTCATACAGAGACTGGGGAGCAGTTAGTATTGTATCGAAGAATGTATCCTAACCCTTATTCACCAAATGCTAACACAGTTTTTGCACGTCCGGCAGACCATTTTTATGGTATACTTGAAGACGGGACAAAACGTTTTACACCGGTAGATGAGCTACCTGATTACATCAGTCCTTTAGAAGAAGCTAGACAGCTACAGTTAAGGGAAGCCACAGAGTGGGAGGTTGCTCATGAAGAAACTAGCGAATGAATGTATAGGTTGTCGTAGTCGATTCTGTGCAAACGGGATTGTAAGTGTAGCAGATAACGGAGCATCTTTTAATGAGATAGCTTGTCCAAAACATACAGACATGCTCTATAAGAAAGCAGACGAAGTTCTAGGCAAAAATAATGGAGTTCAAAGGCTTCATGTAAGTACTACAGGCTGTTTAACAAGAAGAATATTGCCTGATAAAATAAATGAAATGGAAAAATGGAGGAAAGAACATGATTGAAAAAGTAGGATTTAACGTTTCTTTAGTTGTATTAAGAAACCAATTAGAAGTAGGTGCTACTATTTTACTACACCGAGTTCAAGAAGGTGTATACGAGTTACCTAACGCTTTTTTAGGAGCCACAGATACCCCTAATATGCTTGCTGAGAGTATTTTAGAAACAGTTTCATTAGACGGACAAGAAGAAGGTATTAGTCCATCTACAGTGTTTGGAGACCCTAATAGAGACCCTTCTGGGCATAATCTTGCACAAATGTATATAGCTCAAATGCGGTCAGATGCTGAACGTAAGGAAGACGAATCTGACAGTGATTACGTATGGTTTACCATCACCTCTCACGAGGCTAAAGTAGACATCTCAACCGATGATACTACAATTATTCTATACCGTGATGGGCGTGTTACTGGGGATGCTGTTCTAGCGTTAGACCACAGTCAAATGCTTACAACAATTTTTTAATATAGTGTTGACTTTATTCCTTACAGGTGATATATTATTTCCTGTAAGGAATATTTTTTTAGGAGGATGTATCATGACTGAAAACTTAACAACGAAACCATTAGAAGAACTATCACCTACAGAGTTTTTCGAACGAGTAAAACAAAATAAAAAGGAAAATCAAGATGCCGACTTAGACCGTTATTACGCAAACGCATTACGTATGTTAGAAAAGGCAATTAAAACAAAGCAAGATAGACAGATTTCCTTATTACGCCATCATATTAGAACAATCCAATTAGAAAAAGAAATTCGAGATATGGGCATTACAACTTTTGTGTATTCAGAAGATATTGAAAACTTTATTGAAAATGTGGAAAATCGTTCAGTTAAACTAGCTGACCTCAAAGATTTCCCCCGTGAAATTCCGGATGAAGTTGTTCCTGTAATCGAACGTGTACAAGATAAATTTGACCGCTTAGTTATCATGTTTACAGACTATACAGATGAAGTAGGTCAACAAGTAGCAAAAGATAATCGAGATAAAGACCCAATTCTATTCGGTATATTCTTAGATGAAACATCAGATTATGTCATGGAACGTATGTACTTCTTAGCTGACTGGGAAGATGAGTATTGCGATTTGACTCTTGATAAATTGATTGAAGAAAATAGAGAGCTAACTGGGGAAGAGATTGCTTTTTATTGTGAAACAGTAAATCCTGATGAATTGTTAACACTTGCAGATAACTACAATGATAAATTAAAACGTACAAACTCTGAGTACAAGGAACCTGAAAAGAAACCCCCTTTCAGCAAAGTACGTTCATGGCTAGGTTTGTAATATGCAAGGTATAGACTACACACGAGGACGATTATTCACAAAGAAAACCCGTCCTCGTATAACAGATGTACGGGTGTTAGCAGACCGAGAAGAACGCAATGTAGTTACTCCGGTAATTAACCCTTCTGGAACAATTAGTTTTTCTTTTAACTTTGATGGTAATGACCCAGTTAGTGTTAAGGTTAAGAAAAACAAAACAGTACTAAGAAAAAGAGTTAAAACACCTTCAACTAACTTAAGACTTACGCAAAAGTTCCCTCGTATTAACGCACAATATTTCGAGCAGGCTTACGGAACTGAGTGTATACGTTGTGGTCGTAGAGTATCAGATTTGCGTGCATTAGGTGGGCAAATAGAAGAATTATGTAGGGAATGCAAAAAGATGTTTCCCTCAAAACCGACCGTTTCACGATTAATGCTTATAGATAATACTGGTGGAGTAAGTAAGATTATCAACGTCATAGATAAAAACAAATCATTAGTATTCAAACGTAAAAAACGGGAAGAGGTCAAGAAGTGGTACGGTTCTTTAAAAGCAATTGCGCAAGAAGAGCACAACAGTTATACAGAGTGGGTACGAAGAAATGGGTATACAGACTCTATCAATATAGTTAGACGAACATAGAAAAGGAGAACACACATGAGTTTTGATAAAATTTATGCTGACCTTGTGTTAGCCATCAAAGAAAAAGGTATTTTGCAAAACCCCGATGAAGTACGAGCACACTATGAAGATGGGGAACCTGCTCCTGCATATGCAATTGAAGGTGTAAGCTTTGAAATTACACCAGACATGGGACTGCCAATTCTTAAGAGTAAATTTGTAGGCTCTAAGTGGGCATTTACAGAATTAGAGTGGATTTGGCAAGCAATGTCTAACGATGTCAAGTGGTTACAAGAACGTGGAGTAACTATTTGGGACGAATGGGAACAAGAAGATGGTACAATCGGAAAAGCTTATGGTTGGCAGTTACGCAATAAAAAACGTAAAGTGCAACTAGACATGAATAATGAATTTTATGTAGCTTCTCCGGAAGACTTTTTTCCCGAAGAGGATATTATGGTTGATGTTAACCCTGAAACAAAAGACTATAAGTGCTACGTTAAGTTTAATCAGGTAGAAACTATTCTATATCAACTAAAATACAATCGAAGTTCTCGTAGAATTATGACAACTCTATGGGATGTGGAAGACTTAGATGAAATGGCATTAGAACCTTGTGTATGGGCTACTCACTGGACAGTACAGGGTGGTAAGTTGAACTTACACGTTAAGCAACGCAGTGCGGATGTGTGCTTAGGACTGCCATTTAACGTATTGCAGTATCATGCGTTACATGTAGTTATGGCTAAGGTATCTGGCTTAGAGTTGGGTACAATGTTCTGGAATATTGATAATGCACATATCTATGACCGTCACATGGAACAAGCAATCAAACAGGTAACTGCTCCTATGTCAGACGAAGTGCTAAATTCGGAACCTAAATTGGTTCTTCCTTGGGAAATAGACGATACGGCTAATTTCTTTGAATGCTCATTATCTAAACTTAAGGTTGAAGATTATAAACATAACGGAAGATTTAATTATGAGGTGGCAATTTAATGAGTACAGCTTCCTCTTTACAAAATCTTTTAGCTATTGCAGAGTCTGCGATTTTACATGAAGAGCATAGACATTTAGCAAAGAAAGAGCGATTAATCAAGCAACGAAATGAAGTATTAAAGGCATTACAAAAAGCATGTACACACCAAGATGAAGACGGAGAAGACCAAGTAAAACCCTATAATAATTTGGGGTACAAGGCTTACAAGTGTTCAATTTGTCAAGCTAAGTTCACTCAATCAGGTTATGACGAAGGGTTACATGTTAAGAAAGAGGGAAATACAGATGAGTAAAGACCCAATGACATGGACAGCCGAAAGACTGGTCTATAGAGAGTATGACAATAGAACAGATTGTACAGGACATTTTACAGATGTTTATAGCCAAGGTTTCTGCGATGGGTTAGAATACATGTACGATTTATTAAAGGAGGAAACAAAATGAAGTACAGAAAGAAACCAGTAGTAATTGAGGCATTTAAGTTTGATGGAGATTTTATGGATTCCACAGGAAACTACTATGTCCCAGAATGGATATTAGATACAGATTACAGTTTTGAAGAAGGAGAACTTTATATTAAAACACTTGAAGGTTGGATGCACGTTTCTGTAGGAGACTACATCATTCAAGGTGTTCAAGGTGAAGTTTATCCATGTAAACCAGACATCTTTGCAGACACTTATGAAGAGGTGCAGGAATGAACTGGTTTAACTTTATAAAAAAGAAGCCAGAGCCTTACGTATACGAAAGAACAAATATCATACAATATGATGAAATGGGATACCCTTTAAGATTGTTTCGAATGAGTGATGGTAGTAAACGTTGGCTTGATACAATTGAGGAATCGGGAGATATTGTTCTTAGACGGACAACAGAGTTCATTCCGTTAGAGAAACTATTAGATGAGGGTGGTAGAATATAATGACACCATATATTACTATGTTTGTTATGTTAGTAGGGGCACATGCTGTAGGAGACTACGCACTACAAAGTGAATATATTGCAAGAGAAAAAACAAGAGACCTATACGTGTTATTTATCCATGCAACTATTTGGACTTTTACAATTGCTATGACAGGTTACCTAATTGGTTTGTCTATTACATTAGCACACATTTTACTTGTTCTATGGTTACCACATCTTGTAATGGACTATCTCAAAGCACAAAGTACATGGTTTCCTTCGATAGTACCAGACCCCAAAACACAACTAACAATTGACCAAACAGTTCATTATCTTCAATTGTTAGTTCTATTAATAGTCACAACATAATCATAATTAAATTGCATAGAGGAGTAAGACATGAAAATCTTTTTTGACACAGAGTTTACAGGATTGCATAAAGACACTACACTAATTAGTATTGGAATTATAGCTGAAAATGGTGTATCATTCTATGCAGAGTTAAACGATTACGATGAAACACAAGTAGACGAATGGTTACAGGCGCATGTGCTTGATAATTTAGTAGGGGAAGAAAACCTACGAGAAGAAGAAAATCAGTACTATGGAGACACAGCATATATCGCACAAAAACTACAGGAATGGCTAACGCAGTTTAATTCTGTAGAAGTATGGTCAGACTGTCTTTCATACGACTGGGTGTTATTCAACCATTTATTTGGGGATGCACTCTCTATACCCAGTAACGTGTACTATATTCCCTTTGACATCTGTACGTTATTTAAGGTTAAAGGCGTTGACCCTGATATTTCTCGTGAAGAGTTTGCGTTCCTTCTTGGTAATGGTGAAACAATGGAGGGTGTAAAACATAATGCAATGTGGGATGCCTTGGTAATTAAAAAATGTTATGAACGTTTGGAGATGATGTAAATGAGTAAGATTTGGTTTACGTCCGACACACACTTTGGACAAGAACGTACTTTCAAATATTCTATGCGAGGTATGTATTTTGATAATGTAGAACATGCTGATTTAGCTATGATAGAACGGTGGAACGATGTTGTAGATGAAGAAGACACTGTTTACCATTTAGGAGATTTCGGTAATTTCGAAGTAGCTAAACAGCTTAAAGGTAAAATTCATTTATTATTTGGCAACTATGAACGGGATGGTAAAGGTGGATTTATTACTCCGGAACAAGAAAAATACTTTGAATTTGTTCGAAAAGGAGAAGTTGTCACTCTTGTAGACCAAAAATTAGTTCTTGTCCATGAGCCTTCCCATATGAGTTATTCAGAAGATAAAATCAAAGATGGCTATTTTGGCTTATTTGGGCATATTCATGAAAAACAAAAGGTGAAACGTGACGGACTTAATGTAGGAGTAGATGTACACAACTTCACCCCAGTTAGCCTAGAGACTGTAGAGTTCTATCGGAATGCCATTCAAAATGTATACAATGCAGAGTGTTTCGATAACTTTGAATTGGGAGGGTTGCTAGAATGAAAACATACGTAATTTCAGACATGCACTTTAACCATCACAATATTTGTGGAGAAGATGGCTTTGTAGAGACAAGGCGCAGGTTTGCTAATGTAGATGAAATGAATGATTACTTAATCAAGACATGGAATAAACGAGTTCGTCCGGAAGACACTGTGTACCATCTAGGTGACTTTGCTATGAACCAGAAACCAAAGGATACTCTAGAGATTCTTCGTAAGCTAAACGGTATCATTATCATGGTTAAAGGAAACCACGACAGTACCAAGCTTTTAAAAACAATTAATCGGGATGAGGAATTACGTGAACGAGTATTTTGGAGTGATGTTGGCGTAATACTAAAGCAGGAAAGAAAAATCATCCATTTAACACACTATCCACTCATTATTGGTAGTCGAGGAAATCGAGTAAACTTACATGGACATATTCATGAGATGGCTTATCAAGAACCTAATTTACTAAATGTAGGTATTGACTCACCAGAATTAACTTTACATCCATTTGGCACACCATACACAATTAAGGAATGTATTGACCTGATTGAAGAGAAGGAAAAACATTTTAACGAGTCCGGCTTAACTTATACGAAACATGGTACAATAGAATGAGACCGACATACGAACATGTTTTAGGAAAGAGGTACCGTCCTAAAAAGCGGTACCCTAAATTGTTAATGCGAGAAGTCATTCCAACAAAAGTTTATTATGATTATCCTCGCAGGCTTCCTTGGGAACCAGTAGACCCTCATGCAGTTAAACACAAATACGTTGAGTTTGTATTTATGCACGAGAGTAAGCAGGTTACTGAAAGATATGATTGGTATGCGTTCTTTCGATATTTTGAGAAAGTAGAGGACGATTAATGAGCAAGGAAAAAGCGTTCGTAGTATCAGATATACATGGTATGTATGATGAATTTATGGAGTTATTAAAAAATTGGAATCGTGAAGAACAGGAATTGGTTCTTTTAGGAGATTATGTAGACAGAGGTCTCCAATCAAAAGAAGTTCTAGGTTTTGTTTACGAACATATGGCTTCTGGTGGCACAGCAATTAAAGGGAATCATGACCAAATGCTATTAGATTTCCTTAGTTTCCCATTAAGATTAGAACCAGATTACGAGGACTTGCAAGAGATATACTCAGTGTGGTATTATCAAGGAGGTCAAGAGACTGCTAATTCTATTCTAGGAACTAAGACAGCTTCTCTTAGCGCCCTAGCGTTGCGTACAGAGCTTCTTAATAACTCTAATGTAAAAGACACCTTGGAACTCTTAGAACCTTACTACGAGTTCGGTAACGTGCTATTTGTGCATGGGGGTATTCCAAGATGGAGACAACCAGACTGGAAAACAGCAAAGGAACACGAAATGCTTTGGACTAGACCAAATCCATTCCAAAAGAACGAAACAAGTAAAACTATTATTGTAGGACATACACCTACAGTTAACTTTCATAGAGACAATAACTGTGATATTTATTTAGGAGACCGTACAGTCTTTATTGATGGTGCTTGTGCCTATGGCGGACAGTTAAATGGCATTGTTGTAGATAAAGACGGTAATATTCAAGAGAAATATTTTGTACCGAAAAAACATACTTAGTTGTATGTTTTTTTATTTTATTGTTGACTTTTGTAAGGCTTAACATGTATACTGTATACATGGAGGTGAAAACATGTTAGACAGATTAAAGAAGCGGTTTAACCAAAAACTAGATAACTGGGCATTTTCTCGAGTTGGGAAGAGTCCTCTTATAGGGGAACCCCTAACAGTCACCCGTGTATACCAACAAGTATTACCTTACAGAGTAAGCTTAGATGTGAGTGTATTTGACAGTGACGAGCTTGTAAACTTACGAATGCTAGAAGCTTCACATAAGTTAGGAGAAGGACTGCTAAGAGAAGGTGTAATTAAGAAGGTAAAAGATGAAGTACATGAAGAAGCACCGATTAGAACTATTGTATTAGAAGCATACGTTGCAAAAGAAGAAAGATAAGAGAGGTAATTGGATGTGGCAAAAGAATCGAAAACTGTGGCAGTACACTATAGAAAACACTGCAAAAATATAAACAGACCACAATATGAGAGTGATTTTACTAAACGTATAAACGAGCTTGAAACTATCGGCATAGTTGTTCAAGACATTTATTTTTCTAAGTCTAGTGAGTCTGTCTACGTAACGTTTACTCTAGGAAATCGTAACGAAAACCGTTTAAATTTAAAAGGTAAGCGATACATTGGGCAGTTTGCTATTTCGAGTCACGAACGTTTCTATGATACGACAATCAGAACATTTAAGACTCAGAAGGCAAAAGATGCAAACGATTTATTTAAACAGATTTTGCAAGAGATGAACACCGCTTTAGCTTACGAAAACAAAATTAGCCAGTATGTTGTAACCATTGAGGAACGAGAATTAGAGGCGCTTCGTATAATTGATAAACTAGGAAGACAAAAACGTGGGTTAGAGGTGGAGCACGAAGCTTTTGTTGAGCAAAAGAACTTCCCTGTTTTCTATATGGAGTATGGCTATAAACAAATATTAAAACTTATCGAAGATAAAGCAACTAACACTATGTTACTTTCTTTGCGGTATAAAGGATGTATTCAAGATTATAACGAAGGTATCAATAGTCGAGGTAAGGTTACACTAACTTCAATTGGAAAGCAGATGCTATTGCAATATGGAGAAGACCCAAGTGATACATTATGGAGAGAGTTTTGTCTCCGTAAAACATTTGATTTATGGGACAATGATTTAGATAGCACGGAAGTTGAGGAAGACACGTCTGCTACTATTGATGTTTCAGTAGATGAAGAATTAACTAAACTAAAAATTTCCGAAGATTGGTATACTGCGTTTGACCTTCTGTTCTACAAACTTCAAAAGAAGGAAACATTAGTCAAGGACGAGCAGTTCTTATGGAAAGAACTTTTAGGTAGTTTTATTGAGTCACATCTACCAGAAACCCAAGAATTTATCCATGTAGGATTTGTTCCAAGTAGCTTCTTAACTACTATTTTTATCGGGGAAGATAGCGACCTAGAGGGGGCTACCATATATGAAATCTCTTGTGCAAAAGAGGTAGTAAATACGTCTGACTATATCAGTATTTCTTACTCTGGTAAGAGACCTGTAACCTTCTTAAGTAGCATCGTAGAATGGATAAATGCAGACCATTCAAAATACCAAAAATCATTCTCAGAAGATGATTTGCGATGCTATTTACAGCTTAAGTTCTTAGAACAATCAAAGGTTGTTTTAACTACTACAGAGTACTTCTTAAATAGTGATACTACGATGAAGTTATCTGCACAAGCAATTCCGATTTATATGGAACAACGATTGAAGAAGAAAACAACATCTTCTCCGGCTTTAGAAGATGAAAACATTACAAGAATGTTTAAGTTGTTATGTAAGCTAAGTAAAAATCAGGCAGTCATAGCAAACCCTACGGATAAGAAACGGATACGATTAGCAACAACGGGTAGTTCAGATGCTATCTTCCGTTATGTTGAATCAGAGATGCTATACGTACGAGATAACATCATGTATGAAGACAAAGCAGAGTACCCGATTGTACAGGACGTAGAAAAAGGTTTGATTACTTACATTAACGTAGCTTCCTTATTATCTGTACAATAAAAAAGTTACCCAGAGTGTTGACAGATGCTCTGGGTTTTGATATACTTTAGGTAACAGGTAAGGAGGAGATAAATCATGGCAAGTGGAACAAAGGAAGAATTTGTGCAAATCTGTGACCTATTACAGGAGCTGTATGATTTAAGAGGACAGCATACAAGATTCCATCAGTTTATGTATCATGTTAACCATGAGTTCTATAGACGTATTGGTGTGGACTATGCGTATCGTAGAGAACTAGGAGCCGTATATGTTCAAGATATGTTTAATATAGAAAATCCAAGGTACATTAATTTTTTACAAAGTGAAATCCAAAAAGCGAAGGAGGAGCAACATGTGTAATTGGTGTGAGGGTGGAGCGTTACTTTATAATTTAGAAGACGAATCAGGCGGTATTGGTATAGGTGTAGACCATAATGTATTGCGTGCACAGTTTAGCTTTCATAGTTACGGGAACGTTCGTACGACAATGACCGCAGAGGCTAGAACATTTATTAAGTACTGTCCAATGTGTGGTAAGTACCTTAAAGGGGTATTTAACATTGGGGATTGGGTTCTCTATTCACCGGCAGGACTTTATGCAAGAAATGAACAATTAATGGGGGCTAACTTGGTAGTTACAGGATACGATGAAGACAAACTTGTAGTGGCAGTTCTCAGCAAAGATGGGTTAGACCCAGTGGATGAAAAACGCTACTCAGTACTACCAACAGACCTTATTTTAAGACAGTAACGAACCGGGCGTGTCACATTAACGGTATGTATAGGGTGTGTTTATCCTTAGCCCTTACTTAGATAATATCCTCCGCTGTTAGCGGACAGGTCTAGGTAAGAGGCTTTTATCCGAGTCTAACTAAGTAAGCTTTCAGCTAAGACATGTAACCGTAGACTCTATTAATGCACACCGGAAAGGACGAAGGTATGACGTTAGAAATGAATGAAACAGACAATCGAATTATTGCTCTGTTAGACTATACAAAAGAACACCTATACGAAATAGATAACCGTATTAAGTTGGACTATCTTAAACCACTCTATTATGACTTAAGATTTGACCAGTTAATAATTTACTTACGATTCTCTATTTGTGATAGATACACAGTTGAGCGCATTGTTACTATTAGTCAATATGACATTGACTATAGTAAAGTAGCTCTTGATGTATTCTATTTAGAAAGATATGTGGGAGAAAAAGTACGTGCAGAGATTGATTACTGCTCCGCTCTTGCAGACATGTTTGAACATCAGTCAGACAGAAAGGTTCGGCTTAAACGTAAATATACTGAAGCTAAACGCAATACCCGTGTTTTACCACGTAAATTTAAACCTCGTACAGGAAACCAACGAATGAAAGGAAGAAATAAATAATGTTAAACATGAAAGTATTAGACTACCGTATTACTAGTGATGCAGACAACGTAACTGTAAAACGTGTGGTTCGTAACGACAAAGGAGAAATCACTTACGACAAAAAAGGAAACGAGAATGTTGCGCTTGTCGGTTACCAAACGAACCTTACAAAAGCTTTACACATGATTCAACGTCATTGGGTCTTAGGAGGAAATGGTAAAGAGATTACAACTATCCGAGAATACCAAGAAGCCATTGAAGAAATCACTGAAATCGCAAAACGTGAACTTGATTTAGATGAAGCGTTTAAGTAGGGAGAGTTATTATGTATAAAGGATACATTATAGAAGAGAAGGAACTGTACCCCACTTGTCCATTCTGTGAAGAAACTATGAAAGACGAGGAAGACCTGTATCATTCTGGAATCTATAGTTCAGAGAATATGGAGGAAGGGGCAATTTGGGAAACAACTTGTCCAAATTGTGATAAGGTCTTCCATGTTATCACGCAGGTACATTATTCTTACGAAACGTTTAAAGACAAAGACCATATTTAAGGAGTAAATATAATGTCAGAAATGGAAACACGTGTAGGCAAGGTACGTAAGCTTACAGAAGCAGAACAGTATCAAGTAGTTAGTTTGTTTACACAAAGTAGAGGAGAACGACCTAGTTATTATGATAGTGACATGGAGTGGTTTTTAGAAGAGAATTATGATAGCTACGTTAAAGTAGAGGATGACCTTTATCATGCGGTCGAACAAACTATCTTAGATAATGATGAAGTGTCTTTACTTACTCCTGTGGAGGGTGAACCAGACATGTATAACTTTTTGTTTACCTTCTATAATGGGGGAACCTGTTTTAGTGAGATGCTCGCAGATGCAATAAAAAGAGAGAAAAAATCCTAGTATTTACTAGGATTTTTTTATTTAAAGTTGTTGACGTACTGAAAGGTATCTGATATACTATGAGTATAGAAAGGTAAGGAGGAGAAAACATGAAAATCAATTTAACCGAAACAGTTGCTGAACTGGGTGTTAATAAGGATGATACAGAAGAATACACACGTGCCTTATCTGATACATTACGAGGATATATTCATAGTGCACGAGAAGAACAAGGTCTATCTCAACGTGCATTAGCTACAAAGGCAGGCATTACACAAAAAGCCATTTCTACATATGAAAACGGGTTAACTGTAATTAGCTTACCGTCCTTGTTTAAGATTATGGCTGTGTTAGATATAGAAGTAATAATTTCAATTCCGGGGGAGTAACAAGTGACCGTTGTAAATAATACTATACTAGATAACCTGTCCTTTATAAATATGACAGAGCATGCTTTACTACTACACAGTTATCTGTATTATGAATTAGATGCAATTAAAATACCAGACTATCAATTTGACCAACTCATGTATAGGATGGTTGAATTGAAAAAGTGGGATGAGTTTAAAGAATCGGAATTTTATGAAGAGTTTAAAGACTTCGAAGGTGCTACCGGTATGGACTTAGATTATGATAAACACTTTTGTCGTAAATGGGCACATATATGGGGTCTAGATAAGGATAAAATGGGAGGAAAGAAAAAATGAGTAATGAGTCTTTAGTAGGAAAATGGATGTGTGCAAGTGATACAGATGTAGAAGTTTGGAGAGCTTGTGCTTATTTCGATACCAAGGAAGAGGCTATTCATGCAGGTAAACTAGCCGTAGATGCCGTTAGAAATGGGAAAACTTTTGTAGAAGAAATCTGGGAACACGTAGAGGATATTTTAGGATTTCTACCAGAAGAACCAATCAACAGTTTTGTAGTTGGAAGAGTGGCTCCGGTTTATCTCCCTGTAGATGTTGATTCATTCTTGGAACGTACACAAGAGATGGTCTATGAAGAAGTTGGGGAAGTTGCAGAGGACTACTACCTAACAGATGAGATTCCAGAGGATAAGCAAGATGAGTTACAGTCCTTAATTACAGATTGGTTTGCTAAGAATGGTTACGAGTGCCCATTCACTAAGATTGTGGACATAGAACCTGTATACATTTCAAGAGAGGATTCTTTATATTTAGTTGGTGTACGAGTAGATGTTAGACCATCGGAAGTAACCGAAGGAGACTTTACATGTACCACTCGTGTAATGAAAATCCGAGAAGAAGACTTGAAAATTACAGAAAAGCAAATTGAGAACCGTAGCAAAGAGCCAGACTATCTGTTTAAAACTCGTGTGCTAAAAAGTGAGTTGGATACGCCTCTTTGGGCATTCTGTAAAGATAACATCACAATGTATTCACTAGTGCGGGAAGCATATGTGGATTCAAAAGCATCTGAGTTTGAAAATAACATTAAGATGTTGTTAGCTTTACATTATAATGAGCAAGCTAACATGTTTAGTAATAAGATTAAATCCTTAAAGCTAGATGAAGAAATTGGAGTTGGTGCATAATGATGTCAGCAGAGGAGGTTTATAATAAGACTGTTGAAAAAGAACAGGAAATGTTAGTCCAAAATTCCGTAGACTTTATTAAAAATAAGGTACTACCTAGTATTAAGGAAGCAGTGGAGCTAGGGCAATACTGGTGTGTTATCTCTGACATTAATATTAACAAGCAGGAGGTAGAGGCAGTTAACCGATTTTTAATAGGAAAGGGCTATTCAGTATCTGTCCAAGAGAATGACTATGTAACTTATCTGCAAAATGCTTTGGCTCCACGAATTAAATCACTAACAATAACATGGTTGATAACTGAACCTAGCAATAAAAAGATTGGATTTCTTACTAAACTATACAATAAAATAACAGGAGGAAACTAGTATGAAATACATGGCGTTTTACATTGCTGACTTTTTATACCCAGATGAAAGAATCGGGGACTTATGTTTTTTCTATAACAAAGACACTAACATGTTTGAGATGGCATGTGACCCGGAAACAGCATATGACCCTGCTGTTGTCTGTGCGATGCCAGAGTTCTTACTATTCAAAGTTCAAGGAACCGAGGAAGATGGAACGATAGAACCAGTAGACAAAACTAAATTTTTAGAGGAGATTAACTAATGAAATTACGTACACTATTTGGTGGAAATAAAACTGCACAGGAACTAGCCAGTCAGATTGCAGAGGTACCCGCAGATACAAATATCATGGTAACAAAATTACCTTTAGACGTGTTCTATGCACTACCTTTTGAAACATCACAGGTTCTCTCTTGGGGGGAAATTATAGAAAAAGCAGAGGAACTAGAGGAACCAGATTGGATAGATAATTGGGGAGAAGGAAGCCCTTTTGTGTATTGCAAGTCTAGTCAGACAGCATTTTATCGTGCAAACCCTACAGAGAGTGACCTATCTGTGGCAATTACATCTGCGGGTGTAGCTGATAGGGACACTGTAGACGAAGCTTACTTAACCGTACTTTTAAATGGATATGTTCCTGTGTCGTTTCATGATATTGGTGTAAATGACTTGAAAAAACTAATGGCTTCTACAGATGCTATTACAAAGAGTAATGCGGTAGTATCTGTACAAGGCTTTGAGGGAGCATTGCCTGTAGTCCTTGCAGGTTTAATTGATTTACCTATTATTGCTGTACCAACTTCAACAGGTTACGGTATTTCAGCAGATGGTTACACAGCGTTAAATACTGCACTAACTAGTTGCACTTCTGGTATTTCTGTTGTGAATATCAACAATGGCTTTGGTGGTGCTTCACAAGCTGTGCGTATACTAGAACAAATAGAAAAAGCTAGGGAAGTCTTCTTTAAAAATGAAGAGCTTCAACTTGTGGGAGGGTTAGGACATGAGAGCATCAGTTGAAAATTGTTTTGATTTTGTGAGATATTATGAAGCAAAAGATTATTCTCAGGATTTGTTTTTTGCTAAAAAATTTGGTTATGAGGTTAGTCGGAAACCGGTTACATTTGATGTTTTTAAATTTAGAGAAGGTGACGTTGTTGAAGTAATTGACCCTATGCTAATGATTAAGCATTATCCTTCGGGTTTAGGTTCTCTTGAAGATTTTAAGGATTGGGTGGTAGGAAACGATTATGCTACTGCGGGTTCTGCTGTAGTGTCTGTTGGCAGAAAGTATGTAATTGCGAAAGTTAAATACCCAGAGACGGAACATGAGATAAGATGGAACCCAGAAGGTATCCCTTCTATATATGTTTATATTGACCAACCAGACGAATTGGAAAAATTGGATGTGTTTGACAAAATTCGCTGTTCTGCAAGTAAGGATGTTACTGTCTGTGTAAACTATTTCAGTCTTAGACCAGTACCTACTAAAGAGGATTTGGACTTAAACAAACTAAGTTCAGAGGATTTGGCTAAATACACAGAGCTAGTTAATGAATATGATAAGGTTATTAATGCACGAGCGCACCAAGACCGTATTGAACAAGATATTCTTGATTTATTCAATATACCACACCGTAACAAAGAAGAAGTTCTAGATATGATTAAAGAGAAAATGGAGGAAGAATAATGGGGTGTTTCGGCTATATTTGTCCAGTATGTAATACACAGATTGTGGGTGACTGCTTTAATGGTGGGGAACTTTGTCGGTTAAAACATGTCAGACAGGGAAAGTTAATTGGAGAAACTGTAGGACACTACAACGAGTATGGTGGTGTTATGGAAGATAAGGACTATAGAGGGGAAGACCGTAAAGTGGATGGTACTCCAAACCCCAATAGTCATTCTGAAATATGTGATTCAGAGTTTGGTAGGGCGGATTCTCACCATTTTGGTTCTAACAAGATACTTCCAAGTGGAGATATTTTATCTACAAGTTGCTTATCTCTATTCGGTATCTCATCAGGGGATGCGAAGTATCAATTAGTAGAATATTTACAAAAGGGTATTGATGTTGACCCGATAGCTAAAAACTATGCTAAAAGACTAATTAAAGCAGTCAAGTATCTTGAATTACAAAGAAAAAATTTCTATGATGCTCCTAGTGAGGAAAACATTGCAAATGCACGTAAAGCAGAATGCGATGTGTATGTCCTAGTCGATAACGCTGATGACGAAGACTATAAAAAGTTTAGGGAAGCTATGGGGGAATTGATTAGTGCGTTACCCGTTGCTCAGGGTAGTTCTGGAACCATTGCAGTACATGAGAAATGTTATCAGGGCTTATCTAAGGAAGAACAGGAGAAACTACCTTTTAGCTTACCAGACCCAGACCAAAGTTGGGGAGAAGTAAGAGAAGAATTTGTTTAAAAAAATATAGCAAGTAGTGTAAAAACTGCTTGCTTCTTTTTATCTTACATGATATACTTTAAGTATAAAAAACAAGGAGGTACTTGTAATGGAATTTGAAGCTACACCATTTACACGTAAATTAGAAGAACTAACTACAGAAGAACTATTTGCTTATGCTAAGTATAAAAAACAGCGTGAACACCATGCAAAGCTAGCTCAGGAACAACAAGAGATTATACAGAGACTAGATGAAAAGATGAAGAAAGTATTAGTGGGGGAGAAAACTGATGAATAACTTAATTGAACTTAACGGTAAGTATACCGATGCGAAAATGTTTATTAATACAGTCGATGAAGGCACTATCGGTCAGGTTACAACAATGATTAATGAACCGGTAACAGACGGTGGCATTGTTAGAATTATGCCAGATGCACATTATGGTAAAGGCTCTACAGTTGGTACAACGATTCATTATCCAGACGGTATTAAACGAGTTGTACCCTCTATTGTTGGTGTAGATGTAGGTTGTGGTATTATGGTAGCTCAAATTGAGAAGCCAGAAGACACGACAGATACCGAATGGGCTAAATTGGATGCAGTGATTAACAGAGTGGTTCCTTCTGGGTTTAACATTAGAGAAAATTTGGACGAACTTCATCCTACTGTACCGAATACGATTAAGCACATGTTAGAATCTATGACGTTTAAAGGTGCAACAGAAGAACCATTTATTGAACGTGTTACCTTATCTTTAGGTACTTTAGGTGGTGGAAACCATTTTATCGAATTAAGTAAAGATGACGAAAACAATTACTACTTGTTAGTTCATACAGGTTCCCGTTCTTTAGGACTTAAAGTAGCCCAATATCACCAGAAGAAAGCGGATTTATACCATGAACGTGATGACAAAGGTTTAGCAACTATGATTGAGACACTTAAGCAAGAAGGCAGACAGGCAGAAATCCAAGAGGCTATTAAGAATTTTAAAGCTGTCAATGTTAAACCACAATTGCCATACTTAGAAGGTTCCGCAGTGGATGACTATTTAACTGATATGCAACTAGCACAACGTTATGCTTACATGAATCGTAAAACTATCATTGATAAGATTGTTTCTAATATGGGTTGGACTGTAGTTGACTCATTTGACTCTATTCATAATTATATTGATGTAGCCTCCAACACTATTCGTAAAGGTGCCACAGATGCACAGGAGGGTGTTAGACTTGTTATTCCTTTAAACATGAAAGAAGGCTCTATCATTGGTGTAGGAAAAGGAAACACTGATTGGAATAATTCTGCACCTCATGGAGCAGGGCGTGTATTGTCTCGTTCTAAAGCAAAAGAACTGCTTGACTTAGATGAGTTTAAACAAACAATGTCTGGTATCTATACAACATCTGTTGTTCAAAGTACACTAGACGAAGCACCAAAAGCATACAAGAATGCTGACGAAATCAAAGAAATCATCAAAGATACAGTAGATATTCAAAAGATTGTCAAACCTGTATATAATTTTAAAGCGAAATAGTGGAGGACAATTAGAAGAAGCAAACTATCAAAAGAGTAATTAGGTATAAGAGGAGAGATTATCATGGTTATTTTAGCAGAAGAAACTGTGGCATTTAATTTGGGACTGAGAGATGCCATCTTTATTGGGACACCGGAACTTAAACGTGTTGTACGGGAGCATTTTGCAACTTCTGTAGGCAAAAATGGCATACTTGTTGTTTCTAAATTGGAACAACTAGCTGAGTTTTCTAAATTATCAGGAAAACACGGAAAAGATTATGCACTAGGAATTATGCTAGGTTATCCACCAAAGTGTGTAAACTGGTTTGTCAATAGTACTATGGAAGAGCATATAGCTTGCAAAGATGCAGATGGTGGTTCATTTAGTTTTAAGTGTCCAGAGCATTTATTTGATTATGCAAAAACCTACATGAAAGAAAATCATAATGTAGAGTTGCATTATAATACTCCGCTAGAAGACATTTTTGTTATAAGAAACGATATATTCCTATGGGAGTAATATCTAACAAGGAGGAGAAACAATGGCAGTAACCTATTATTTAGAAAGATTAGACAATATTTGGGTACCAGATAAAGCAAGAGGGTTAACTGATTGGCGGTTACTTGAATATGGGGATGCTTATATTGAACACTATCCCGAAAAATACCAAGTAATTGAAAAGGTAGATTTTAAAGGACACATTCGTATCCTAGACTCTTACAGAGGTCGTTCAGCATCAGGAGCACATATACTTGTAGAGGGGCATCCTTGTGGAGAGGCTTTTATTGCAAATATGAGTAGTATTAACTTAGTAGACTTAATTACTCATGAAGTAATAGAACAAGGAGAAGTTACAGCTATGTTTACTTTAGCTAAAAAAGGCTCAAATTACTTTGTTCAATATATTGGGAGTGCAAAGTAATGGAAAATGAGGTACGTTGTGCTAGTTGTGGAAGACTAGTGAGTGAATTAGATTGTGACTTCGACTACACCTTCGAAACCTGTTATAAATGTATAGATAGAGAAGTCGAACTACAAGAAGACATGGCTATCTATGAAGAGCAAGAAAGGTACAGTGGTGTGTAATGAAGGCAGTACGTATTGTTAATAAGGTTTTCAGTATTGCAGAAGCTAGTAGCTTTATAAGGGAAGAACATCCCTACACTGTACGTTTGTATGAGGTGATAGATTACAGCCCTTACGCTATTATAGGTAGGGACATTCATACACGTAAAGTAGAGGTATTTCGTCCACAACAAAACAGGAAGATTTCATGGGTATAGGAGATAAGACGGTGAAGGAACTACCAATGACAATCAAATACACCATAACCATATCAGGGTTCAGTAAAGTATTTAAAGGAACACAAAGTATTACATGGGAATGGGCAGACTATTACGAAGGAGACACCTTCAAAAAGTTTAAAGAAGAACTTCTTATAAGGTTAGGAGAAACCTTATATAGTAGTATAACAAGGAAAGAACACCTCGATGCTAGAAAGAAGATTAGGAAAGCAAAGAGTATAAAAGAGATAGGAGAAGTTTTAAACTCTAGTGGTTGGTCTTTCGATTATGAACAATCTTTGCCTGCTTGGTATTGACAATTAACCCTCTAAGTGATATACTTTAAGTATAAATTACAGGAGGGTTTTTATGGGCATCTATGAAGTTATTTATGGGTGTAATTATAAGTTCAATGCTATCACGATTAGACATGATAACCTAGTCGAGTTAACTGGTTTATTTACACCATTATATATAGAAGGAGTAGGACAGGTACAAGTAATAGCTGTCTTAGACATCACAGAACCGGAGGTGCAAGACATTTGAAATTAACACTTAGACAAGTTAGAGACATCTTATCAGTTGGTGACTCTTTCCGAATCTATATTAAAGACTTTGACGGGGAACCCTATTGCGCAGAACAGTCATGGCGTACAGAGTTTTACTCAAAAGATTTCCCAGAACAATTACTAGACTATGAAGTAGACTATATCACATATGACAGTGAAAACTATGGTGATTGTATCTATATGTGTATTATTCTAAAGGAGGGATAACATGATTTATATACACAAGCTAACAGGTGAGCGTTACGAACTATTAGACACAGAGAAGACTCCATTGTTCATAATAGACAAAGACGGAAACTCTCGTGAAGACGGGGAAGAAATCACATATGAGTTAAGGCAAGTGACAGGTAGTAAAGAAGGAGAAATTACTTATATAAACAAATGGGGAATCTCCGACTTCTACCTACAAGACCCATTAAGTATGGAGGAAGACTAAATGAAGTATCTAATCTATGTTTTATTAACAATCGAGGGGGCACTCCTCTTATTTGCTTCCTATGCACTTGGCTATGGGGTATACTGGGAGTTAACAAATGAAGCAAGTAGACCTACGCCTTGGCTCGTTATTATACTATGCACAGTCGGAATACTAGTGCTAATTGCTACATTTATTCTACAAATAATCAATTTTAGACAAATAGAGAGAATGTAATAAATTTTAAGGAGGAAGAACAAATGGAAACAACATTAATAGACAAAGAGCGATTAAACAAATTGGAGGTTGGGGACATAGTCTTCACAAAACCGGAACTTCGTGACCCGATACTAGGTTGTGATAAGGCAACAGTAACTAGTGTGACTCCGGGTAGTGTATGGATTTCGTTAAATGACACAGAGTATGAAATCCATAAAGACGAGAAAACGAAAGTACCACTTTACCGCAATCAAGCAGGAGAGATTGTTGGGGAGTATTTCTTTGACTTCGCAGACTTTCATAAATACTGGACATACTTCGCAAAGAATATGGCGGAACAAGTTAAACATTCAAACTAAAAGGAGGAAGATTAAGGTGGTTGCGGATATTTGCCCAAAATGTGGGGAACGTTTAATTGGTTCAACAGGAGAGTATACATTTACCTGTCCTGCATGTCCTTACCCGTATAAGAAAAAGGAATCAGAGTGTACGCATGAAAACATGGAGATGTATGCTTTCTATTATAGCTATAGCATGTACCCAACAGATGCAGAACAAGCAGGTTACTGCCCTGATTGTGGTTTCGATACTCATAAAGATGTGGGTGGTTGGAATAACGGAATCTAACTACAAAAAGACCTCATCCTCATCAACGGGGTGGGGCTAGTTATAAGGTGTTGACTTTTAGTGTTGACTTTCCAAATTTCTAGAAAAAATTTCCAGTCCAAAAAATAGGTACCCGAGGGTCGAGGGTGCCCTGATAGCCCCGCCCCTAAATACGGTCGCAAAACCACGGGGTGGGGTTAACTGGTATATACCTATTTCTTACTGCTCGGCTTGTGCTTCCTTGATGATGGTTTCTAGTTCGTCCGCTGTCATAGATGAAATATAGTGAGCAATGTCCGCCTTGCTATTACTTTCGAACGTTTCACCATTGATAAATGTAACTGTATAGCGGTAGTAGTGACCTCTGTTCTTTTGTCTTGGGTAGCCCTCGTTATGGTCTACATATTGGGATATAATGCCTTGCGCCTTCTTAGTTAGGTTTAATGTAATATTACTATAGATAGTTTCATTCATTAGATTTTTCATTCTTATCAATTCCCTTCATTTATCTTACATATATAGAATACCAAAGTTATTGCTTAATGTCAATAAAAAAGATTATATAGTTAAATAATAATTTTATAACCCGCTTTTAACACGGTTTTAATCTTACAATCTGGCAAGCCTAGCACCTCCATAGCAAAGCCCGCCCGCCATGCTTCTTTACTCACTAGCCACCTAACGCCCTCGTTTTCCACTGTAAGCACCTTGTTTCCTCCTTAAGGTATTTATATATAAAGCCCGCTAAAACCTCTCTACGGGCTTTATATGTCGTTATACTATAGTCCTAGTTCTGAAAATAACTCTTTTTCATTTGGATAGATAAGACTTACATTCTTATAAACAAATACTAATTCCGATAGCTCCTTGTTTTCTAGTTCCTTGTTTGATATTTCTACGCTGTAAGCTCCTTGCATGTAAGCAATTAAAACGGGGTTCTGGTCTACTATGTTCCCTCTAGTCAGTTCATAGCCTCCTAGCTCGTTGTATGCCTCTAGTGTAGCCCCTTTGGATTCTGCTAGTTTGATAAAGTCTTTTAATTTCATTTTTAGTTAACCTCGCTTTCTGTAATTTCTGGCATTTGTCTTGCTACGTCTTGTAGTGAAAGGTGTGCTTTCTGTAATCGGTCTAGATGGTCAATAAACCACTGTGGCGGTCTCTTATATGCCGTTATAATTAGAGTAGTCTCGTTTATCTCTTCTTGAATAGCTTTCATTGCAATTTTTACATTTTCCATTTTTATTCAGTCCCTTTCTTGTGTGAGTGAGGGGAAAAGCCCCTCTCACTAGTATTATATTATTTTTATTGTTTATTGTCAATAGATTAGTCTAAAATTCTAGTGTGTCGATAGTGTTAGAAAATACCTCCTCTATTTCCTCCGCTTCCTTGTCTGTAATAAAGCCCCCGCCCTGTAAATCGTTGATAAGGTCAAATAGTGTATTGCTTACGCCCGCTGTATAACTGTCTAGTTCCTCCTTTGTCCAACCGTTTTCCTTACGTGCTAGAATGCCTTTGTAACCGTCCTTAAGTTGTTTGATTATAATTGCTTTCATTGTTAAGCTCCTCTCTATTCTGGATAACGTCCCGTGTCTGCTAGTGTGTTCCCGTCTTCCTCGTCCTCGAATTGGTCAAAAAATCCATCGTCCTCTAGTTCGTCCATGAAGTCCTTAAATTCTTTACTGTCTAATAATTCGTCTAGTGTGTTGTATTCCATGTCGTTTCCTCCCTCTCTTTACCTTACACCTTTATTATAGCTTGTTTATTGTTTAATGTCAATAGATAAGTTTAAATTTTTTTGTTTGTGTGGTCGTGCTCGTTTTCCTGTAAGGTTTAACCCTAACCACACCTTTATATTATCATGTATATTTTACCTTGTCAAGCATTAAACTCAACTTTTTTATTTTGTTTCTCGTCCGAATAATGAAGCTCTCTTTTAACTATCTATACTATACCATGTAAAGAGATGAAATGCAAGTATAAACTATTAAATATTTCAATTTATTTTAAGCTATTTTAAAGCATTCTAGCATAGTTCTGTTTATTTATGGATAATTCTATATAAATCTATATAAAACCGCTCTAAGGGCTTCCTGTGGCTTCCTAGGGCTATTGTGTGCCCTCTAGCTTCCTGTTTGTGCTAGAATGATAGAAAAACAGTGTGCGCCCCTATAAGCGGGTTCCGAAAAGCTCGACTTTTGAAAATCTCAGGCTCTTTGGTCTTTTTTTGGTTCTTTGGTCTTTTTTTGGTTCTTTGGTCTTTTTTTG